CTGGGATGGTGGCGGCCTCCTGGATCTGCCCCCTGATCGGGTCCGTCACCTCCTCGGTACGAATCTCAGAGAAGATGGGGATGTTCACGTCCCCTGGCAGCGGACCGTTGACCAGGCTGATCACCGTGTCTGCCGTAGCTGCCGTGGCGCCGCTCAGCTCGTAGCCAATCAGCTTCGCCAGGGCGATCGCGTTCTTGCGCAGCTGCACGAACAGCCAGCGCCCCTCGGGTGCCTGCTTGTCCTCATAGAACGTGACAACGTCTCCAACGAAGCAGAACATCTCCATCATGATGTTGCCAAAGTTGGCGATCTCGAAGTCCGTCCAATCGGGAAACACCGAGGTGGCGAGATCGATGAGGCGCTCGCGTAAGGCATCGAAATCACGGTCTGTATAGTCGTAGCTCGTTGGTAGGAGTGCCATGCTATCGCCTCCGCACTTCGATGGTCGCCTCTTCGGTTCGATTCGTATTGTACCCCAAAGGCAGGTAGGAAACGAAGATCCGAAGTTTCGTTTCTTGCACCTCGACCCTGGCTCCGGTCACCCGCACGCGTGTCTCGAAGCGCCTGATCTGTCCAGCGGACATGCTCTGGGCCTGCCCCTGGATGCTGAGAGAATCAATGGCACGGTGCTTCAAATTGATGAAACGGGCCCCCACCTCGTCTCGCCAGGGCAGCTCGCCGCGATCGGTGTTCGTCGGACCGATGATGCCGAGGAGCTCGGAGATGTCCGATTGCAGCAACCGGTTTCCCGTATCGTTCGCGAAGTCACCCTTCCCATCTCTCTGGAACGGGGTGATGATTCCTCTTCCGAAGTCAGGCATCTAGCACCTCTCCGCGCCAAGCGCCAGCGTGAGCTCCAGTATCGGGTCCGGTATCAGCGCAGCCAGCGTCTCCAGTACCTCGGCCAGAGCCGTGAGCGTCGCGATGATCACGTCCAGGCCATCGGTGATGTTGTCCTCGATCAGGGTCCCGAAGCAGGGGATGGGCTCCCCGCCGATGAGCCCGATGAAGATGTTGAGCAGGAGGATGATCCGGCCGATCCCCTTGAGCGCCTCGGCCGTGGACAGGCTCTGGTCAGTCACGGTCTTCTGCGCACATGCAAGGATGGAGTTCAGGTTCACGTCATTGAGATCCGCCGCCCTGTCGATGAGGTCGATGATGCGCTGGATCGTGGTCTTCACGTACTCAAAATCAGAGGCCAGGGCCCGCAGCAAGAGAGCCATGGCCTCGATCGCCTTCTTCACCATCCGCGGCACCGAGAGCTGTGGGATCAGAGCGAGAAGCTTGTCGATATACTTCGCCAGGTCAGGGATGCACTCGATGATCTTCACCGGGTTGAGCTCTGTGATGGCGTCGATCGTGCCCTGCACGCACTTGAAGATGGCCAGCGCGAAATCGATGATATCAAAGACAGGCGCCAGCGGTGCGAGAGCTGGTCCGATCTGCCCGAAGAACTGGAGCGGGACATCGGCGAGATGCGGGATCTGATCGATCCCGTTCCAGACGTGGGATAGGCAGAAGCCACCCGGCAAGCAGATGTCATCAATGCTCGGGATGGGTGGGAGCTCCAGGCAAATCTCGTCTGTAGGTGACCACGCCATGTTCAGTTGATCGGCTTCGTGCTCGGCATCACGATCCGCTCCTTGATCTGTACCTGCTCACCTTTGATGCTCACGAGCCCGTTGGACTCGATGGCCACCGTCGTCGTGCCGAAGATACGCACGCCGTTCAGGTCCGCGTCCATCACGATCTCGCACAGGTCCTCGGCCGTCCCCATCACGTCTCTCACCGTCTTGATCGTCGCCTGCCTCGCCCCGGAACCTCGCACCTGCGACGTGGACAGACCCAGCACGCTCGCCGCCGATCCGCCCACCTGCATGGATGTTGACGCGCCAGTGAAGTTGGATTCCACCACCACCGCGCCGTTCAGGGCGTATGCCCGGGCCCGTGTCATCCCCGCGGAGATCCGCGAGGCGATTTCCGCCGCGGTCTCCGCGTCCTGGAGCGTGACGGACTCGGCCGTCGCCAGGTTCACCGCAACCGTAAGCGTCAGGCCATCAACCCCGGAGAACGGTTCGGACACAGTCCCCTGTACCCTGGCGGGATCGGCGCGGTTGTCGAGGACGACACGGAAGGGTCCGAAGCCGAACACTTGCATCCTCGGGTCCACGAACTCGGGGAACGCCTCGCCGTCTGCATGCCATCCAGGAGCCCACACCGGCTGGTCCGGGTCCCCGTTGATGAACATCACGTAGACATCCGCGCCCTTCGGCGGGATGACGTTCCTACCCCATGCCGGAGAGCCACCGGCGCCGAATGGAAGAGCCCAGACGCTCTCTGGCTCGATCAGCCCTGGGATCACGAACTTGAGGCGCCCCATGCGCGGGAGAGTCTCGGCGTTCGGGTCGTCTGGATCGTTCTCCACGCGTACCACCGTCCCCACGTAGAGGCCGTCTAGGCGGTCTGGATCCCGGCTGTATCCGTCGTCGTCGTATCCCATATCAACCTGGTCCCGCCGTGCGCGGTACTACCACGCCGTTCCGCTCCCACGTCTTGCGCTTCTGCTCTGGCAATGCCGCGAACTCCTCTGCGGTGAGTGGCTTCGCATCGCCCTTCCTGTTTCCCTTGGAGTCCTCCCACACCCAACCCAGGATGAACTCGTCCCCGGGCCCACGCATCAAGACAGCGTGCTTCGTGAGCCCGCCACCACCGCCCTTGCTGTCGTTGATGTTCTGGTCCAGCGTCTTCTTGAGGAGGGACGGCACCTTGTCCAGGGCGTTCTTCGTGCCTTTTATGGTCTGGATGAAGCTCCCGGGCTGGATCTGGGTGCGGACGTTGTTCAGGTAGTAGTTCCCGCTCCACGTATCGGAGATGTTGAGCACCTCGACCACTTGCTTCGCGCCGATCTGCGGGCGCCCCAATGCGTTGAACTCGACCTTGTAGCGGCCTTCGGCCGTCAGGCGCCAGCGCGCGTCCGCCCTGAGCTTCGCCTCTGCCGTGGGCATGAGGAAGATGGGTCTATCAACCTGCCTGGTCACACGCTGTTGACGCTCGCCCTCATAGTTGTCCGGGTCCCCGTCCTCCTCCTCCTTGCCCAGGGACACGAACTCCGTGTCCTTCGACGACCCGTAGGCCTCGACCCACTCCTTCGTCACCGGATCGCGCGCAAGGGACCGCACGCGGGTCACGCCCTTCGTCAGGTTCGCAGTCACCTTCGGCAGCGACAGGATATCCCCCTGTCCCGGGTCCGTGGAGTAGATGTAGATGTGAGATGGCGTCAGCTCGAAAGGACGCTTGTGCCAGTGAAAGCCGAGGTGATCGATGTAGAAGACAAAGCCGTTCCGCTTCGCGAGCTTCGCCAGAAAGCGCATGTCAGAGATACGTTGCTGAACTTCACCATAGATCTGGTCTGTCTCCTCGACGGATAGCAGCTCACCTTCGTAGCCATACTCGCCGGCGATCTGGACCGCGATGTCAGAGTGCGTGGTGTTCTTCCACAACCTCTGGCGCCGCTTCCTGTCGAGCAGGACCACGGGAGAACGCCCCTTGATGGTGATGGGATCCGATCCGCTGATCTTCTGGATGATGACGTCGCGCGGTGCGCTCATGTCTCCTGGGTATCCCCATCGAATCCGGAGACGCTGCCCCTTCACGAAAGCTGGCTCATCGAACAGCTTGAAGTCCGTGTTCCGCAGCCTGAACTCTGCCTGGTCCACCTTGTTGTCCGAGTCATCGAACGTGAAGGAGAGCAGGCGGTCCTGGAGGAAGCCGAGCAGCTTCTCTCCCTCGTCCGCGTGGATCAGCTTGACGAAGAGACGGACGTCAGCGAAGGGCATGGACTAGACCTCCCGCCGCCTGTTCGAGTCGAAGATCTCCGTCTGCACGAGACGCGCCGATGGGATGACAAGCTCTGTTCCCGGGGTGATCTGGAGCGTGGGGTCATGCACTCCGTTGAAATCCGCGATGATCCACCACAGACCGCAGGCTCGCTCGGAATCGATGGACCGGAAGTAGCGGCCGGCTAGGTTGAAGAGGGTATCACCCTCCTGCACGAGGTGACGCCTGTTGTCCGGCTCCTCGCGATACCCGAACGCCTGGCGCTCCACGAGGTAGTCCTTGCCATCATCGTCAGTGACGGCGAACACGTACCTATATCTGCTCAACGGATAGAGTGCCATCACCTAAAGCTCCCGAGCTTGCGGACGTCCTCCATCGTGATCCTGGAGATTGGCGCCTCTTCCCAGCGCGTGCTCGCAGTCCAGATCATCACCCTGTTCCTCTTGTCGAACCGCTGCATGTTGAACGACAGGGTGAGCAGCCTCAGGCGCATGGAGAACACGTTCACGAGTTCCACGCGGCATGCTGGCGGTGCCGCACCGATGATGCCCTCACTCGGAGACAGCTGCGGCTCCGGCTCAGGAGGATAGAGGAGCGACTGCAAGAACTTCTTCCCCTCTTCGCCAAGCTCTACAGCGAGATCGAACCTCGCCTGCGCGTCGACAAGCGGATGGCCAGACAGCTCGCGCATGACCAGCATGCGGTTGAAGTAGATGTCGAAGGCGATGCCCGTGTTCTTTCCCGACTGGTATTGGTGGTAGCCGTGGCTCATGCCCATCGGAGACTGCGTGTTGTAGTTCGCCGCGTACTCCTCCTGCACCTGATTCGGGTTGAAGAAGAAGATCCAGGTCTCGTTGCTGTACTCGTTGGTGATCGTGCCCCTGACGAGCTGGCGCCCGGCGCCGAAGATGTCCGATAGGTTCCGATCGCCAGAGGGCTTGCGCGAGGGGGAATCTGGTCTCTGTACCGCCATCACACCTCCTCCAGGGCCTCGGACCCCATACTCCGCTCCAGGCCCTCGCGATCTCGCTGTTGCATGATGTTGAACAGCGTCTCGCCATCGACCTCCACCTTGATCTCATCGCGCTTCTTGGAGAGCGTGGCGATTCCCTTGTCGATGCGCTCCAGAGCAGACAGCATGAGCTCCGGGTCCATGCCACTCCCACCACGAGCTGCGGCCGCCTCCAGAACTCCCTCGCGCTCCCTGCGGAGGCGCCCTAGCTTCGCCACCGTATCACCCAGGATCTCCTCAGAGGACTTCGTCGGCCCGGCGAAGTCCTGGACGCCCTCCAGGCCGCCACGCACCGCATCGAGGTCCGGGCCACCGAAGCGCGTGGAGATACGCTCGACGGATGACAGGATCCCGCCTCCCTTGAAGGACTCGACGATTCCGCGGAAGCCTGACTTCGCCGTCTCCATGGCACCGCTGAAATCGAGCGTGGCCAGCTTCTTGATCACGCCGAAGGCTGTCATTGCCCCCTGGACGATGGAACCGAACATCTCCACCCAGATGTTCGTGCTCAGGACCACTAGATCGATCACTGTCATCACGGCGTTCTTGATGAACTTGATCACGTTCCAGAGCGTGGTGAAGACGGAGACCACCTTCAAAATCCCGCTCACCACATCACCCGCAGAGACCCCCTTCATCTGCCCCTTGAGCTCTGTCATCAACTTGATCGCCCCGGTGAAGACACGAAGCATGATCTCCCCCAGGCCGCCGAGGGTTGCACCAACCTCCTGGCCGGCCGTCTTCCACTCGCCGATGGGTCCGGTGAGCGTCTCGCCATCTCTTCCGAAGAGCTCGGCCACCGCCTGGCGCAGTTCCCGCATGGGTTCCGTCAGTCCCTCCACGCCGACGTCGAACCCAGCCTTCAACCCCTCCCAGAAGGCCTCTGCCCTGTTCAGGAACCGATTGAAGCTCTCCAAGATCGGCATGAGACCCTGGTTCTCGACCTTCTCCAGCTCCTTGGTAGTTTCCGATGACAGTGCGCCGCTGGTCCAGAGCTCGGTAATGGCCGTGAAGCCGAGCTTCACCTTGTCCACGAAGTTTGACCAGGAGTCAGCGGCGAGACCGGTGCCCTTGGTGATCGCCTTGAACGCGGCGAAAGCGGAGACGGCAAGACCGGCGAAGAGCAGTGTGATCGGCGCCATGACAAGCGCCAGCTTCAAGAACGAAAGCGCCAGGCCAGTGATCGACAGGCCGAGCACCACGAAGATGCCCTTCAACACGAGGAAGGCCCCGGCCGATGCGACGATGCCTCCGATGGCCCCGAACACGCCGAGGATCGCGGTGCGGACGGACGGGGGCATGGCGTTGAGCAGATTGGTGATCGCGCTCGTCACGTTGAACAGCGCCATGCGAATCACCTTCATGATTGGCAGAGCTCCCTCGCCTACCACGGTCTTGAGCGTCTCTATCGACCCCTGGAGCAGCTCCTTCTGCCCCTGCGCCGTGTCGAGTAGGGCCTCCCTGAATTCGAGTGCGGCGCCCTTGGATCCCTTCGCCGTCTTCCCCCACTCACGGAGCGTGGCCGTGCTGAGTTTCGTTGCCGCCTCCGCGCGTTGCTGATCTGTATCGTATTTCGCGATCTCGAACCGCATGGCCTCGATCGCCTGGGCACCCTTGAGGGACACCTCGCGGCCGTTGACCATGATCGTCTTCTGAGCGTTGGCCACGGCGTTGAACGCCGCCATGCCGCGGCGCCCGAAGCCAAGGGTTGTCGTCAGGAACGCCTCCGCATCCTTCGCGTCCTTGAGCTTCACCGCCAGGTCCCCCATCACATCGAGGAAGGGCCGCACGGCCTTCGTCCTCTCGTCAAAGACCTTGACCCCCTTCTTCGCCAGGAGTTGCTGGGTGCGTTCGTCCGTCGCCAGGCGCGCGAATGATTCCCGCAGCCCGGTGGACGCCACGCTCGCCTCGATGTTCATGTTCCGCAACAGACCCATGGCGATCAGGGTATCGTCCAAGCTCTGCTTGTAGAGGGCCGCTGACGTAGCTGCCCGAGAAAGCCCCACACCAAAGTCGCGCGCCTGGAAGTTGGTCATCTGCGTGATCTTGAGGAGCTTGTCCGTCGTGACCGCAGCCTGGTCCGCGCCCTCGCCAAACGCCTTGAGCGTACCGACAACGGCCGCTGACGCCTCGCCAAGTCCGAGCTGCCCCAGCGACCCGGTGGCCAGGTCGAGCACGGGGATGAGGGTGCTCATCTGCTCCTGCGCCGTCTGCCCGGCCGTGGCCAGGTTCGTCAGGCCCTCCACCGCCTCGTCCGGCGAGAACTTCGTCCCAAGCGCCGCGTTGATCGCCGCGTCGTGCAGCTGGTTGAGCTCGTCTGAGGTGGCCCCGGAGATGACACCGATCGCCGCGATCCCTTGCTGGAATCCACCTGCGGCCTCAGCCGCCGCACCGACAGCACCCGTGATCCCCGTCCCGATCTTGAGCGCCCCCATCCCGACGGCCATCGCCTGGAACCCCGCCGCCATGCCAGCCGAGGTCTTCTCCACCCGGCTGCCCATGCGCATGAAGTTGTTGCCCACGCGCCCCAACACGGGGGACGCCAGATCCTTCGCAACAAGCGTGAACCCAGCCCCCATGTTGGCGAGTGCCATGAGCTACCTCTTCTTCGCCAGCTGCCGCGCCTCGTCCTCGCGCTGCTCGATTATGAGGTCGATCAACCGCTCCAACCGAGCTACTGGCATCGCCATGACCTCGGAGGGCTGATAGATGCAGCCGCTTCCGAAGGTGGGGATCCAGTTCAGCTCGTGGATCAGCTTCACGATTCCATCCTCTCCGAGTGAGCCGAAGCCAAGTGCTTTAAGCGGCGAGATTTTTTGCGCTTGTTTCGCTTGCGACCCGGTAAGAAAAAGGCGATCACAAAAGGGAGCTGGATCATGGTGTTGAACCCACACCGGCAGTTCATCTCCGTGTCCAGGTCAAACCCGCAGTCCATCTCGTCCACGGCGTCCCGCAGGTCCTCTGCATCGTCCGAGGAAAGTCCCTGGAGCCAAGGTAAGATCTCCCCCTGCTTCAAACCCTCCACACTCTTGATCCGACAGTAGAGCGAGACGGAAGAGGCCTGGTCTTCGTGCTGCTCGGAAAGGAGCTCGAACCGCTCGGCATCGCTGCCGATGGCATGCCGGTATGTGACCTTCTTCCCATCGACGACGATCTCGAACCCGCGGCCCTCGCGGAAGGCCTCGGCGCTCTCCTCGCTGAGTGGCTGCACCGGGAACTCCGAGAGCAGGTCCACCCGATACTCGCGCCTCTTCTTGCACGCGGGGCAGCTCCAGTCGAAGTCGTAGTCCTTGCCATCGCGGAAGGAGATGGTGCGCAGGTAAATGAACGCCGCACCCCTGTCTCCGCCAAGCATCTTGTCCCAGTCCGGCTTGTCTCCAGCCTGTAGGTTCGGGTACGGACCAGGATCCACGACCCCGAGACAACACGCGGAGAGCAGGTCGTTCACGTGCTGGAACTCCCGCTTCTTCTGCGCGGTCATCGCGTCCTCTTCCGCTACTGTCGTGCCTCGGAATTCGAGCTGCGCGCCGGACGGCAATGTGAAAATCTCACGCCTCATGATCTTGACCTTTCTGTTACCTTTACCTCGACGAACGAGAGCGGCCATCCTGTGGCCGCCCTCGTTGAACCTTTACCTCGGACCCTCACGAAGAGAGTCTACGCGGCCTCTAGGCGGCCGTGGGGATGCGCTCCGCGTAGCGCGGCTGGATGGTCACCACCTCCAGCCTCACCTCGTCCGCCGCGTTGTCCCAGTCCCCCGAGGAGAACTTCCGGACGTAGCAGTCGTACAGGTGGTAGCGCTCCACCTCGTCCCCGTTCCTGTCGAGCTGCACGATCTCGCACTCGAAGTACAGGTCCGGCTCGTTCAGCCCCTCGCCCGTGGCCACATCGATCGTGTTCTTCCACAGGTTGTAGAGGTCGAAATCGTCCGTGGCCCCGCGCTCCATCGTCACCTCGGGCTGCGTCATGTTGCCCGGGGAGTGGTAGGGACGGATGTCCCCACCCTCGGAGTAGGCCACGTCCGCCACCTCCGGCTCGATCGCGCTGCACTTGTTGAACGCCGCGCGCGCCACGCCGTCGATTTCCACGACGAACTTGAACTTCTTCCACCAAGTCCTGGGAGTAACCATCCCTCTTCTCCTTTTCGTCAACCGCTCTAGGCGGCGAGGCTCTCCTCGAAGGCCCGCGTGTCCTGCGTCACGAGCAGGATCACGAACTCGGCCGGCTTGTTCGTGGCGAGGCCGATCCTGATCTTGAGCTGCCCGGCGAACTCCACCGCAGGCGGGTTCAGGGCATCGCTCACGTCCACTCTGAACGCCTCGCTCGGGACCGTGGACCGGAAGGCCCCCACGTCCAGCTGTCGCAGGAGGAAGGCCGTGACCGACCTCCGCACCCGCTGTCGGAGCACCCTATTGTTCGGGCGGTGCTTCACCCAGACCAGCCCGTTCTTCAAGGACTGCTCGATGAAGATCACGCCCCGGCGCTCGCCGATGTACGGGAAGTTGCCCGTGGACTTGAGCGTCCGCGACCCGTCGATGTGGCGCGGCGTCCCGGGGAGCTGGGTGATGGGGTTGATGCGCTTCGGGTAGATGAGGTCCCGCTTCCGCTCGTCCAGGACCTCGTCCGTCTCGAAGCCCACGCACCCGAGCACGGTGCCGGCGTTCTGCTCGACACCTGCCGGGTTCTCGTAGACCCCGCCGATCCTCGCGTCGTTCCGGGCGTAGACACCCGCGATGTGGCCCGAGGGCGGCACGGGGATCGTCTCTCCGTCCCCGAACACCGTGGTGCTCGGGTTGGTGATCAGGATCTGCGGCCAGTAGATGGCACCGAACTCGGACTTGCCCAGGATCGCCGTGGTGAGCTCCACGTAGGTCACCATGTCCTGCGCCGTCGGCACCGTGGCCAGCGGAGGCGGGTCGAGTATGGCGAACGTCCCGCCGTTCCTGTGGCCCTCGCAGTAGTCCAGCATCCCGTTCGCGATCGAGTTCCCCGTCTTCCCGGGGATGATCAGGAGGCCGAGTTGCTGAACCAGGTCCAGCGCGTACATCCCGTTCTTCGCCGCCTCGCTCCCGAGGAAGTCGATGTCCACGATGCCCGCCAGGCCATCACCGCCACCGGCCAGGGCCGCCGACGTCCCGTTGGCCGGCTTCCGCTCCTCCAGCGTCCCCGTGGCGCTCTGGTCCTCCACGCTGATCAGGTTGCTGCCCAGGCTCGCGTGGTTGATGACCGTCTCCGCGTAGGACGCGCTCGTGCTGTCCATCGTGATGTTCGGGTAGACCTCGGTCACGACCCCGGAGACGATCACGGACAGGTTGAAGGAGTCCGCCTCGCCGTTCGTGGCATCGGCGATGAGGATCGTGATGTTGTCGGTGTACGACCCCTCCGTCTTGCCCTCCACTTTGAGCGTGTCCTGCGGCGTGGCCGTTCCACCCGTGTGGAGCAGGTTGTCCAGGCCGATCTTCGTGTCGGCCGTGGAACTCGCCTGCACCTGGATGTCGTGCGTGGGACCAACCGCCACCGTGGCGATCGTGATCGTCCCGTTGCCGTTGACCGTGACCGCGGTTCCGGCCACCGCTGCCTCAACCCTGGTCTTGACCTCCGCACCCGTCACCGCATCGATGTCGGCCACGTTCCCGCCGCCGCTCGTGGTTCCCGTGGGGAGGGCGATGAGGGCCGCCATGTCCGGGGCGCCGGCCGCCACCGTGATGCTCTGCCCAGTGCCCTTCTTGTCGGTCATGATGTAGACCTGGGCACCGAGCGCGAAGGCGTATGCTCCGGTGATCTGTTGGTTGATCAGATCCGAGATGTCGAGGGCCGTGGTCTGGCCGCCGATCCCCGAGTTGACGACGTGCGCCACGCCACCGATCGTGAGCGTCATGTTCACGCCGGCGGGAAGAGGGGCGATCGGGAACGGCCCGTTGCAGATCGCCTGTGCGGCCGTCGCCTGGAACTGCGCCGTGGCCGGGCCCCCGCCGTCCACGCTGATATCGAGCGTGTCGTTGTGCGCGAGCTGATAGGTCTCGGCCAGAGTGCTCGTCACCTGCGCCGGGGAGTCAGCGCCACCAACGGTCTGGAGCATCCGCTCGCCCTTCGTCGCGGTGAAGGCGTCCGGGTCCAGGATATCCGTGTAGTGACAGGTTCTCACCACCCAGAGGAACGAGCCTCCGTTCTGGAAGAACCCCTGCGCGGCGATGGCGGGCCCGCTGTTGAGCGTGTACCCGCCGAAGATCTCCGTGTACTCCTCCTGGGAGGTCACGAGAGTGGGGACGCCGATGGGTCCGCGCTCGCAGATCCCAACGACGCCGGTGACGGCGGTGGGCTGCGGGGCGATCGCCGGGATGCGCGGCGCCTCTTCGAGAATGACGATCTTGGAAGCCAGCAATTCGGTTGAAGCCATCGTTTTCCTCCCTTGGACTTACTACTTCTTCTTCTTGCCCTTGGTCTTCTTTGCGGGCTCGCTGGCCTGTGGCTCTTCCTCGGTCACCTCCTCGGTCACCTCTTCGGCCTCCTCGGCACTCGCGTCCTCGCTATCGCTTGGCTTCACCTTGTCGGGCTCCTCAGCCTTGGCGTCCTTGTCTGTCGCCTTCGGCATCACCCGATTCACGCTGATCGCTCCGCTTTTCTCCGCTGCCTTGAACTGGCGAGCGAACAAAAGACGTGGATGGACCTCTCTGCCCTTCTCCATGGCGGCGAGGTGGATTGTACCGCCTTTCCCTATCCTGTCGCAGATACACCGTCCGATCGGTCCGCACACCTCTGCGTGCGTGAACGAAAGCGGAAGGGGCATCCTGGTCTTGTTGGTGATCTTGACGGTGGGTTCTTTTGCCTTGCTCATCGAGTCCTCCGTTGCGGCCTAAATCGACTGAATGTCGAGCACGTAGCCAGAATCGACGTATGCGTTCCAACCGCGCCGGATGATAATTCCGTCCCGCTCGTCTATATCTACACCCCGGATCGTACAAGACGCGCGGAAGTTCCGCAAGTTGTCAACGGCTGGAGGGGTGTCGTACTCCGGCTGGCCCCCGAAGTCCTTCCCCTGATCGAGTTCATATCGCTTCTCGCCCTGCGCCGGATCATTGGGGTCTATCGGAACGTAGAGCCACTTGTGATCACGGAAGAGCAGGGAGAGCGCCTGGCCCATGCCGTACAGGTGATCTGGATGGTCCGCCCACCCGATGATCTCGAAGTCCAGGTCCACCGTCACGGGCTCTTTCTTCTGGATCCACGCATCCGCATCCGCCGGGTCTTCCTCCGGATCCAAGCGATTCAGGGAGTAGAAGCGGTTCTCTGGCGTCGCTGGCCCTGCGAGGTGGATTACCGGAAGATCGGCCTGCTTCGGGATGTCCAGGCCATCGGCATAGGTATCATCGTACTCCGCCGAGATAGTGAGCCAAACGTTCGGGACAACATGCCGCCGGATGAGATCGATCAACTCCCTGATCACGTTCTGGAAGTCCGTCTGCACCGAGAGCTTCGGCCTGTCCACGGAGTATGCGCCTGCCGCCGTGACGTTCTCTCCAGGGATCTCCACGCCGGAGTCATCGAGGTTCGCCACGCGGACATCGAGCGCGACCGGCATCGTCGCATCGGCAGGCCCCCTCCATTCCGGGACACGGGCGTAGATCAGCGAGTCGGTGATGGCGTGCGCCCAATCGGACTCCCGGCCATCAAACTGGACGCTGACCGTTCTCTGGGCTGCACCACCAACCGGGCCAGGTGGCGGCGTGGGAGGAAGCCGGAAGCCCGTGCCGGAGATCTTCACCACGTTCGTGCCCTTCGTGGGCCCGCTCGTTGGATCGACACCTGAAATCGTTGGAACGGCCATGGCCTAACCCCTCATCCGGAAGCCGTAGGGCCCCATCTTCGACAGCATCCGATTCGCGTAACGCTTCTCGGACTTCTTCTGCCACTCGTTGAACGCCGGCACGAGGAACGGCCGCGCCTTGAGACCCGGGTGCTTGATCGTGCTCCCCACTCTCGGGATCCCGGACACGATCCCCTCGATCTTGAGGAAGATGAAAAACCTGTGCAGGCTCTCCGTCACTGGAATCGAGTAGGGCTTGCTCCCCTCCTCCTGGATCATGGCGATGTTGTACAGGCGCTCGCCGAACGTGGACCGCTCCTTGCGATGGATGCCGACGAAGAACTCGCTCTTCTTCACCTTCGTGACGTTCACGGAGTTCAGCATGTCCGCGTTGTAGATCAAGGCCTTCGTCCCGGCCTTTTTCCTCTTCTTCCCGGAGCGCCCGCTGGCGCCAACCGTCCGCAAATCCAGGGTGACCTGCGCCAACGGCGTCAACCTCCTGCCTCCTGGGGACTGGCTACGGAGACCCGAGCGGATCCCGGCCTTGAGGAACTCGGCCTCCTGCGCGAGGACGATGTTGGCCTCGGCCGCGAGGACAGCCGCCGCGCTCGTCATGCGCACGCCGTTCTCCACGAACCCGAATGGGATGGCCTTCATCATCGCCTGGCTGCCTCACCCTTCCGCCGGAACTGAGCATGGAGGTAGAGCAGGTTCCTGGTCGGTGCCCCGATGTCGATGCCCATGCCTGCATCCTCAACCTGCGTCACGTAGAGCGGCTTGTCTGCCCAAGACCGCACGAGCGCCCCGGACTTCCGCCGCAGCTCCACAATCTTGTCTCCGATGCTGAACCTCGGAGAACCATCGGCGCGCACGAGCCCGAGCCGCTCCAGGTCCTTGAAGTGCAGGGTGAAGACCGCCTCGGTGGCCTGCTCACCTCCACCACCGCTCATCTCCTCCTGGCCCCACACGTTCCTGTCGACCTGGCAGGGGATGCTATCCTGGGGATGGAACTTCTCCGAGGGCGCCCCGAGCTGGCTGCCGTCATCCTCCAGCTTCGGTGCTCCGAAGACATCATCGTACCCCAGGCCAGGGTTGGTCCCCGTCGCATCCGTGTCCAGGCGCTCCACGATGAGCATGAATACCTGGATGAGCCTACCCCTATAGGTCATACCGCCCCCAGTCCAAGCGGCGCTTGGAAGGCCATGAGCATGGCGTCAACGCGGACGTTCCCAGTCAGGCTGTAGGCAGCCGCCGTGGCTGTCTTCGACCCGGACGCGAAAGTCACCTCTTGATCCCTCGTCTTCTCCTTCGTCACCGGGCCGCTTGGCCCGATGGTCCCACCATCGGCGATGGGCTCGATGTTGTCGGCAACCAGCATCAACGCCGCGCGCTTGATCAACTTCGGGGTGTCACCATACGAGAGAGGCACCTGAGAGCCGGGCGTTGTCTCTCCCACGGGATCCGAGGCACCGAGCTCGGTCCAGCCGAAGATGCCTTCCAGCTCGATCAGCTGCCTCCCGGTCAAGAACGGCTCACCGAAGCCGATGCGCACGGGATACGGGGGGAGCAGAGCGTAGTGATCATCCCACGCGATATGTGGGTTGTACCTGTCATCCGGGTTGGAGAGCCCCTGCGTCAGGTGGCGGTTGTAGACGATGAAGTCCTCCAGGTTCTGCTCCTCGTCATCGATGGTCAGCTTCGTCGCGGCGATGATCGGGATCTTGAGCAGGAGGTCCACGCCCCTCACGTCTATCCTCCCATCGAGCTTGAACGTCCGCGTCCGTGGCTCAAACCACTTCCCCGTCACGGTATCGATGATGGCCGTCGCCGTCTCGATGGCATCGATGACCTGGGCATCCGAGTAGGGAGGATCGGTGAAGCCCTGCGCCCGCACGTCCTCGATGGTGATGTAGCCGACCAGATCCCCGCGGATCGGATCGGAGAGGTTGGACTCCTCCAGGGTGGACGTGTTGAAGTACGCGCTCGCATAGTAGTAGGACGCGTCCCCGGCCATGTCGTCGTAGAGGTAGCTCTCCACGCCGGCCACGAGCGGAACCCGTGTTGCCGGTGTCGTGATCTCGTTCCAAGGTCCCGTGGGTCCCGCCGTGCTGCGGTAGACCTTCTGGACATCGAATTTCGTCAGGACGTTCGCGAGCTCGTTGACCGTCCACCTGAACTTGATCGCTGCCATATCGCTACTCCTCGCTCGCCGATACAGGCGTTGGACGGAGATCTTGAGCACTGCGCGGCTCAGGACGGAGATCGGCCACGCTTGTTGACAGTGGCCTGAGATCCGCGGCTGGCGTTACGCTCTCGTCAACGGCTGACACGGAGTGCGGCCTCAGCTCCAGCGCCATCGTGGGATCCGGCTTGAGATCGATCGCCTTCGTGGATGTGGGACGCAGGGTCGTCGTACCGTAGATGGCGAACTTCGGGCCGATGATCCAGAACTTGTCAGATATGATCACTCCAGCCGGCATCTATCCCACCTTCACGAACCCGAAGTTCCCGTTCCACATCCTGCTCCCCTTCGCCACCGTCGCAGCGATGAGGTATGGCGTGTGCGAGGCGAGCAGAGAGGTGGAGAAGCTGAACTCGAACACGCCATCGGCGCTCGGTGTGACGGACGTCCCGAGATCGACAACCTCCGTCCCATCCGGTTCCTTCACCTTCGCAGACATCGAATCAACATCCGTGACCGGCTCGCCATCTATCTCCAGCCACAGCGCCGCCTTGACCGTAGCCGTGTCGTCCGAGATCGCCCCGTTGACCTGGATGTCCGTCTCTCCTCCGTAGTCAACGTCGTACTCACCCTGCCATGGTTGGTGATCATAATCCGGAACGACCTCAAGAAGCCAGAAGCCAAGTGCGTCCGGCGTGAATCTCACCCTGTATTCCCCGGATGATCCTATCTCGGTGATCGTCACGGGTACAGCACTCGGAACTCCCCCATGCCACAGGTTGACGGAGAAAGAAGACTCCCCAGACTTCTTGGAGTACCCGTCATCCATCCAGATCGGGAACTGATCGATGACCTCGTCACCAAGCTTGATCTCCCTGCTCATCGAACCCTGCTCTCAAGCACGCCAGGATCGGTAACTGCGCTTGGTGTCCGGATGAGTCTGTCTGACTCTATCTTCGCATCCTTATCTAGTTCTAAATCATACCCAGAACCGGATAGATCCAGACGAGACCAATAGGTCACCGTTCTCGGATTCTCAGCCTCATATTCAAGAATGATCTCCCGAGAAGCATTGTTCCATATCAAATGGAACCTCTTGTCTCTGATTTCACTCATTAACCGTTACCGTCCATCCATTTGCCAACAGTGTAGCCAATGCGGAATCACTCGCCGAGGATCTCGCAGCGTTGTCTCCGGAGATATTCAAGTTCCCATTCACGGAACCACTGGAAGCAAGATCTATCAAAACGCTGTCTACTTCCAATTCAGTCAGTGCACATCCTTGGAATCTCCACAATATCCCATCCCACACGGGGAGAACTGCGGTCACGTAGCTAGCAGACGTGTACTGAACGTACAGGCAAGTCAACTCTTCCCATGCTGAAAGTGATCCCACGTTTCCCACTATTGAAGCGCCAAGACTGTTGACACGAAAATCTCTCATTGATGACAGGCAATACAGCTCTGAAACGTCTCCCTGTATTCCGGTGCTATACAGGTAAAGATGGGTGATATTTGTGAGCGGAACGAGTGCCTCAAGATCTCCAACAAGACCATCTATGTTGTATAGATACACTACCTCCAATGACGTCAAACCTGAGATGTCTTCAAGAGATCCCTCAATAGCTGTGAATGCCAGATTCAAATATGTGAGACCTGCAAACGCTGCCACTGCCTGCATGGACCCGCCAAATTCAGGATCCGTCACCCTGAACTTGGTAATCTGCTCAAGAAGACCCGTGAAGGCGATCTCCTTTGTTCCTGGCGATCCGTCGTAATCGTGGTTTGTTGTTACATCCGTCGATATCCCAACGTGAGCTATCCATTCAAGATCTGAACCATCTCCCCAATTCACCCACATTCCAGTATCGGCTGGTCCTCTCGTGATAATGCTCAGGACCCCAGTGCTTGTGCATGTAAATTTCGGAGTGCTTCCAGAGAGATCCCCAGTAAGCAACCACTCGTCTTCGCCTATCTTCTTGAGACGGGCTGACGAATATGGAGGGATGATATTTGCACCGTCTCTAGAGCGCAGGACCACTCCAGAGTCCAGCATCACTATCACATTCTCATCGCAGATATTATCGATATTGAAAACAGATCCAATTCCAATAGAGATAGTCTGATTCTTTGGCACCGTCACAAACGCGGTTGTCTCCATGGAAATTTGAATCGTCTTGATCGCATCGTCTTGCTCAAGCGTATAGTCATCCGTCTGCACATTAAATACTTCCGGGACCCTTGCCACAGAATGTGCCTTTACCGTTCTTGGAGCGCCATCATTGCAGCAATCGTTTATCAGGACGCAGTCTTCAGAATCAACAACATTCTTTTGTGAGCAATCACAAAGCGAAGGCTCGTCCAGCCGAAAATATTTCTGTGTATTACTCATACTCTATCCCTACTAGAAGATCCGCAATCTTTTGCTGATCAGCGTACAAATAGACCCCTTCCCCGGCTGTTCCATCGACAACCTCGCTTAGACTGGACAGCTTATATCTCCCAAGCTCCAAGTTGGCAGCCCACGGAGGCGTGTCTGTGGAATGCAAGACGACATTGAAGACGTCCGACAGCGTTCCGTCGTTGGCCACTCGCACCATCCTGACCTCGAGGTCCCAGGTCGTGCCGTCAGGGGTCCAGAGAAGTATAAGACCTTTCACGGTCAGCTTCTTTCCACCAAGCGCATAGGCAAACGCCTTGGACAAATCCATCGTGGCTGACTTGGACGCCTCTACGATGCTGACTTGTGGTGCTGTGATCCAGTACTTCGTCGACGCGTACTTTCCGATACCAGTGACATTAATGTCCTCTGTGTCGGCTGGAGTCAACGACGCGTCGACCTGACTCACAGAGGTACCTGTGATTCTCAAAGTGAAAGGTTCCCCGGTGATCGCAGTGATGTCAGCATACAGCCTCGAGTTGAAGTAGGGGTGCGCCGATGTGTACGGCGCTGCACTCGTCACGACCGCCGCAGCATCCGTCTGCTCGTAACCACCAACGAGGTTGATGATACCGTTGGCCGTTGGGAATGCTTGAAAGGTCAACACGAGAGGTGAGTTGGCACCGAGCTCCGTCATCTTCCTGGTTCCGCTGACCGGATCGTACAGGGCCAGCTCCCCGTTCTCTCTCTTCACGCCATGCGTTGCGTCAGGACCCACCTCCCAGTTGGTCTGGCTCGTTCCGTTCGCAGAGGTGGCCTTCGGATCCGTCACTAGATCCCCACTGGCTTGACGAACTCCAGGTACGCCGTGAGCTGACCCTGGCTCGGGGTTCCACCGATGGTCAGCGTCAGGTTGACGTTTGTCGCCGCACCATACAGATACAGGAGCTCACCATAGTAGAGACCCACCTTCTTGAGGTTTATCTCGTTCGCCGGCGCGTGGCGATCCGGGTCGGTGGCATCGCCGATCTCCGCCTGCGGTGTGACGCCATCGAACACCTGGCTGACGTACACCTTCCACCGCAGGACGCGCGCACCGGAGGGAACCTTCACGATGAGGTTCGCGCCCACGTCCGTGTAATCCAGTACGACAGGGTACCCCTTGAGCGTGTTGGACTCGGCGGGGTTCGGCCCCATGTCCTTCCACACGCTGCCATCCTCGTCCCAGACGTAGATATGATCTGCGAGATACTCGTCCGTGCCGCCAGTCAAGGCATCCGTGACGCGCATCGTGAGACCCTCTTGTGGGGCGATCTCATCCCAGGCGCTGCCGGTATCGTAGTAGAGGTATTTCAGCGTGAACGATCCGCCGGCCGTCGTGCAGATCCACAGCCTCCCTGGAGTCCCGGGAGATGGAGGTGACGTGCCATCGATCTGCCCGGTGACGATCGCATTGGCTCTCGTCTCCAGATACTTCTTGGAGACGGCATCGTCCTCGCTCAGAGGGGAACCGACGCGCAGCGGGATGTAGGCGTCATCCGCAGAGTTGCGGATGCCCATCGCCGCCCCAGAAGCATCGTCCTTGACTCTCGGCCCATCCTGTCCGAACTCGACATTCCCATTGATCCCAATCAGCCCGTGGTTGTGACTCGTCATCGATTCCTCCTATGCAACGCCGATGCTACTGCGGCGGTATCTTATTGTAGGGTTTTCCCCAACGCTGTTTGTCACGATGGTCAAGCGTATTTCCGATCCCGAGAGGACCGCGCCAAACGTCACGGATTTCGTGATCGACTTGTCTAGGAAGCTGTACCAGTTGTCGAGGTCCACGCTGGTTCCGTCGTGGTTGAAGACAAACGTCCCGGTGATGGCCTTGCCCGCGATGGGCAGCTCGTAGGAGTAGTCCAGGACCACCTTCCGCTCTTTCGTCTTGTCCCCCACGACGATGAAGTCCGTGCTGTTGTCCAGCAAGTCCCTGCGGAGAACGGGTCGAAAGAATGGGTTCCTTGGCCACATTCACAGTTCCAGCCTTATGCCTCGCGATCCATTGCGCCTCCATGGCGATATCGCGCTACTGATTCCCGTTTCCATTGGCGTTCCGCGCCTGAGAGTTGTACCGCCTTCTCCTGCGCTTGCTCCGATGGCCGTTAGAAAACCCTCTCGCATCCTCCACCGCCTCTGCCCCCTCGCGGTTCACCATCTTCTTTAACCCGCGTATGGACGCATCGTACCGTGCGCACTCCGAGTTCGCGAACGCCATGTGGAGCTCTTCCCAGCGCCCATCTGGATGCGCCTCGTCAGGCGGGTCGTCGAACTGGAACAGGAACTCCCTGTCCTGTCTCGCCGCCTTCCGAAGTGGAAGCCCATGCATGTACAGAAACCCGGCAATGGCCAAATCCCTCGTGGTTTTCACAACCGGCGCTCTCGCCGTTCCGTCCACCATCTGTCACCCCTTTACCTAGTGAGCCATGCGATCTCATCACCTGACGATCTGGGGTGGCTACTCCCGGACAGCCTTCCCATGCCTGATCCTGAACTCCACAGAACAGCGAGTACAGGCACAGGAGATAGGCGTCTTGATCGTCGGTGTTTCATCCGAACCGTCTATTTCCGCCACGGCGAACTGCATCGAGTTGCAGGACGGGCAACGAAGAACAAGGGCACCTCCACGATGCTTGATGATCTCCCCAGAGCTAAGGAGCCCGGCCGCGGCCACAGAATCGGCCTCGGCATTGAAATGGTACTCCTTGCCCTCCCAGTCGCTCATGCCTCTATCTCCGGGTCCATCTGCGAGGCGATCTCCGTCGCGGCATCGGCGTTCTTCTTCGCGATCTCCGCGCTGATCCTCTCGGCCCCACGCAGCTTCACGCCACCGTTTCTCGTCACGCATCGGCAGATGATCGGTATCCTCTCGACACCCTCCACCGTCTGCACGTGCTGAGCACCCCTGATTCCCGTCCCATGACAGCGGATGCAAGATGGGCTCGCCTTGGTCAGGTCGACGTTCTCGCTCAACTCCATCCTCGGTGTGCCCAGAGCCGCCCCAGGATCGCTCAGGTTGCCTCCTGCCAGCTCTTCCATCTCCCTGGCGACCTTCGCCTTGGCCTCGGCCTTCCGCCGCTTACGGGCCATTCTCCGCGCTTTATGACCCATCGATCAGCCCCTCCTCCCTGGCGCGCTGCTTCCACCACCTCGCGTAGCAGGCACGGCAAGACAGATCGATCTCTCCATGCTGGCAGGAAGCAGGGGTTCTTTCGGGCTTCCGCTCGATCACGTTGAACGAGTGCTCCAAGTCGTAGAGAGGGATCAAGATCGGCGCCGGCGGGAAGTCCACCGTATCGATCACGGCCGGGACCAACATCCCCGCTGGAGATGCCTCATCCTCCTGACCTTCGAGGGCCTGCTCCAGGGCCCTCTCCCCGACCCTAACAACCGCTCCGCCAGGAAGCTGGATAGAGAGCCCGACAGCTGCGCTCCAGGGATCGTCGATGAACACTGCCAGGGGAGCGACCGTGGCGAGCATGGAGCCCGCCAGATTACGGAGATCCAGTACCGAAGAGACAGGAGGCATAGGAACCTCCCCTACCTACGCGAGGAGCGTCCGCCCTTCTTCGTGGTCTTCTTCCGCGGCGCCGGCTTCTTCTTCGCCTTGGGCTTCTTGGGTTCGAGGTCGGCCGTGGTGAGAGCAGCTGCGTGCTCATCCTCCTCCTCGAACTCGTCCTCTTCGTCCAGGTTGATCTCCCGGACGACGCCGTCCTTGCCCGTCTGCCGCACCTTGGTCCCAGTGACCCTGCGCCGGCGCCGCTCCTCCTCCTCCTTCTCGCGCCGCATCACATCGCGGGCATGCTCCAGATCGCCCACGTCGAACGCGAGGGGGGAATCGGGGTCCTGGTCCTGCTCAGTCACCTCGGCGAGGTAGTCCCCGAGGGACTTCGGAACCTCGTACCACACTCCGGCGAGGAAGCGGGCGCCCTTCGCCACGTAGCGCTGCATCACGTGTCCACGCTTCGGGTTGTAGGGCTTGAGACGCGCTAAAACCTTCTCAGTCTTGGCCATGATCGGTCCTTTCTTCTTTACCTGGCCGCCATGAAGGCGGGAAAAGAGGCGGGCGGCTCACGCCGCCCCCTCTTGTTGTGCTCTCAACCAGCCGGAGCTACTTGCTCAGGACGGTCGCCTGGAACGTGAGGGCGGACTGATCGCCCGGAGCCACCTCCGCCGGGGGAGTGGCGCTCATGTCCAGGATCTGGAGCTTCTGGTTCGCCGAGTCCCACGACAGGGCGTACTGCCCCGTGGAGTCCCGCCCCGTGATGTCCACGATCGTGGGCAGGATCTTGGGGAACGCGGCCTTGAGCTCGGTCGGCATGTCCGGCGTCCCGCCGGCGGGGTAGGCGTTGTCTCCGCTGAACGTCACGCGGTCCGCGCGCAGGGGTGCGGACGGCTGGCCGCCGGAGGGGGTCTGCGATGCTACGTTGGTGAGGGCCATCTTTCACTCTCCTTCTTCGGGTAGCACGCCAACCGACGCGCTCCCCGTTCGTTCTTGGTTACCTTCTCCCCGGGGAAGAAGCGCTCTAGGCCACCTTGACCTTGATGCACTTCACCGCGGCGGTCTCCTCGACCCACTTCACGTCGAAGCGGAGGGTCGCCACGATGATGAGCACGCCGGCCGGGGCGTCCTTCTGCGTCTCCAGGCGGATCTGCCGCCAGATGCCGACCTGGATGTTCTTCGGGTCGGAGAGCAGGACGTTCGTCTCGTTGCTCCCCGCGCCGAGGTTCTCCGGGAAGAGCGGCGCGTCCACGAGCGGCACACCGGAGTACATGATCGGCACGTCCTCGGTGAGCCACCGGTCCCCGGCCACGGTCTCGCGGTCCGCGAGCGTGTTGCGGTAGTCGAGCAGGGCGTCCACGGAGGTGATGAACCGCATCGCCTTCTTGTCGCGGAGCCACTCGCTCGGCATCGCCTTGAGCATGTCCCGCAGGATGTCCTTGTCCAGCGGGGCGATCAGGGCGTCCGTCACGTTGCTCGTGGTCTGCTTGAGCAGGCCGTCGAGCTGCGCGAGGAAGGTGTCGGCGCTCGCGGTGTCGCCGTTCACGATCACCTCGTCCATGTCCCGGGCGACGGCCTTGCCGAGCTCCTGCATGATCGTGTTCTTGAGCTGGCCCCTCTCGATGGAGTCCTCCAGCGCCTCGTAGCTGATCCGCGTCTCCGCCTTGAACAGCTTGGCGTCCAGCTCCGTCTTGGTGAGGTCCGGCTTCACCCGGTCCGCCACCGGAAGCGCCACGGCCTCGGTGCCAGCGCGCAGGACCCGGGAACCGAAGCGGATCTTCTCGATCAGCTCCTTCGGGGCCTTCATCGGCTTGACCGACGCCATGTTCATGACCGAGCTCTCCTTGATCAAGAGCCGAATGAACTTCGCCGCCTGTGCCGGTTGGAGATAGCCCCCTCCCGAGATCAGATCGCTTACGGCGAGGTCCGCTTTTTCGATGATCGAGCGGTTGTCGTTCATTTGTTTCCTCCGTCTTTCTAGTTGTTCGCTCTGTTGATCGTCTCTCTTGACCTTTACCTCGTCCGCTCGCTAATCGAAGGAAACGTCCGCGTCCACCTCGGACTCGTCCGCCATGTCACTTCGCCAGCACGGATCCTCTTCCTCCATCTTCGCCACGCCCTCGGGGGCTGACGAGTTGGGGGCGATATCCGCCTCTTCGAGTGCGGTGATCTTCTCCGCCTGCTTCGCGACCTGCTCGCGAAGATCGGTGATCTCCTTGTCGCGCTTGGCCAGGGCCTTCTCCACCTCCTTGGCCTCGCCGTCGCCTTCGGGCTTCTTGCCTTCCTCTGCCTTCGGCTTCTCTTCCTCCTCGCCCTCGCCGCCCTTCTCCTCCTTGGAGTCGCCCTTCTTCTCCTCCTCCTCGTCCACCTTCTTCACGCTGGAGAGGGCGCTGTCCACCTTCTTGGAGATGGCATCGAGCTTGTCGATGACCTTCTCCATGGCATCGGACTTCTCCGCGTCGCCCTTCTTCGCCTTCTCCTTGTCCCCGCAGGCGGCGGACTTCGGCGACGGGTACTTCTCGGAGATTCCGGAGAGCAGCCCGGCGATCGCGCTGAACTCCTTGGTGTACTCCTCGGGCAGCGGGGCGTCGGACTGCTCATCGTTCGTCTGGGCCTCCTTGAGACCGTTGACAGCCGAGAGCAGGCGCTCCATCGCCTCGGTGGCCGTCCGCAGGACAGCCTCCTTGACGGGCTTCGGGATCTCCATGTCGGCCTTCTCCACGTCGGCCTTGGCGATCACCACCGCAGCCGAGCGCAGGGAGTCCATGAGCGGCCAGAAGGCGCTGCTCAGGTCGTTGATCTCCTCCAGAGTGGCCATGCCGCTCGTGAGCTTCTCCCGCAGGCCGGTCACCTTCATGATGAGGGAGTCGATCGCCTCGCCGGCGAGCTTGGCGTGAAGAGGGGCGTCTGCCTTCTTCTCGTCCTCCTCCTCCATCTTGTCCTCCTCGGTCGAGAGGTTACCCTGCCCGTCTTCTTTCACTTCTTTACCGATGGGATCCGGCATGTCGTCCTCCCTTTTGACGATGAGAAAGCGGCGCTTGTTGGCCGCACGGTCCACAACAGAGACCTCCTTGACCTCGATGTCCAACAGGCGCGTGACCTGCTTCTCGATGCTCGCCAAGTGGTCCAGAAAATCCACTTACCTCTCCCCGTGGGTAGGTAGCAACGCTCCGATCCGACCGTGTGATTGGGATGGGGAACTTTGCAAGGATGCAGTCATCTTGTTCACTTCCGCGCCACGTTGGGTTCCCCTTCCAAGTCGCGCGATTTCCTAGATCCTACCCGCTCCGAAATACCCGTGTCAATTGGTGATATTTTGCCGCCTGAATGTAGGGCTTGTCAAGTTGCCGAGGTTTCCGCCACGCGAACGGCCGATCCGCCGATAGAAAATCCGGTCCATTTTCCGTCCTTCACCTGCTTCCACAGCTTGTCCGAAATCACGCGGACGGCGAGGAGCCATGTGCCCTTCTTGATCTTCTTCCCAGCGATCTCCATCTCCACCGGGGCGATGAAGCTCTCCAGGATCTTGAGGCGCCCGTTCGCGAGCTCCTTGTGCATGACACCGAGGTTCTGGAAGTTCTCCATGAACCCGTGGGCCGCCTGGCGCACCTCCTCCTCGCTGTAGATCTCTTTCTGCGCGTCCACCTCCTCGGGGATGAGGACCTCGCCGTAGACGAGCCGCTCTTCGTCAGCCTTGAAGATGGGGATCTCGCGCTGGAGGATGGCGTCCGCGATCTTCTTGATCTCCTCGGGCTTCGCCAGCCTTACGACATCGGCCGCCGTCATTGGTCTCGTGTCCACCCGTTCGATCACCGTGGGCGTGAACCAGCGCAGTGACTTCTTGTCGCCACTCGCGTCAACGAGGATCTCCGTGGCCTCCACGCGGATGACATCTCCGACCTCGGCCTCCTCCTTCGAGTTGAAGGTGCGCCCCACCGGCGTGTAGGTCTTTCCTCCGACCTCCACAGTCTCATTCCACTCATCCTCGCGCACGGGCCCCACGGCGCCGAAGAAGTTGTAGACCCCGGGCGAATCCTTGACAGGATGTCTCTCGTAGACGATGGCGCGAATCTCTCGCGAGTCCTTGATCTTCGCCCACGCCGAGTTCTCGCCACCGAGGGAGTAAGTGGATCCGTACAGCTTGAGCATGGCGCCCTCGGACCCAGGAACCTTGCGAGCCCAGGCGATCGCTCGTTGCAGCTGCTCAGCGCTCTTCGCCAGCTTCGTGGGCGTGATGACCAGCGGTCCCAGCGTCTTCTTCCCATCGAAGAACCGACGCAGGGCAGAGCGGCGCTCGTGGTACGGGCGTCCGAGCAAGTTGCGGCCGTTGTGGTAGAGCAGGTCAACCACCTTCAAGCGCACGCGCTTGTCGTCCTGCGGCTCCTTCCCCCTGAACCTCGCCAAGTCACGACGCGGAACAAACCCACCGCCCTCTTCCTCCTCCATGAACTCGGTGTCCAGGATCCATTCCCCGGGGATTCTCTCCAGAGCCTCGCGCACCGTTGGAAGCAGCGGAAGCAAGTCCCGCTTCTCGTCCTCGGTGAACGAGAAGACCTGATCGCCCTTCTTCTGGACGCTGAATCTAAAACCGTTCTCCTTGGGCTCCACGAACACGCCGTGCTCGATGGCGGCGCCATGGCCCCACTCCTTGACGGCCGCAGCCGTGTCATCGAACCGCTTCGCCGGCTTCATCGGAGAAAAGATGGCCAGTGGCTCCAGCTGCTCGCGGTCAACGTTCGGGTCCTTTTTCTCAGGGTCCCAGATCTGCACCCCTCCACGGACGGGGATCGCCTTCTCCGTGTCCTCGATGTCCGCCAACTCCACATCACCCGTCTTCCAGGGGTCGTCCTCCTCTCTCTTCTCTGCCTCGGCATCCTTGGCGAACGTCCAGATCTCCGATCCCTTCTCCTCGGCCTCCAGCGTGTAGATCCCCTGGAGCTTCTTGCCCCTGAACCGCAGGCGGATGAGCCCGGGCTTCCTGTCGATGATCTCCGCCCGGCCCTCATCGACGATGGAGATCTCCGAGGGCGTGGCCTTGGTATCGTTCAGGACCTCGCCGCCAAGCTCCTTTCCAGGCTCGACATCACCTTCGAGCTCGAAGAGCGCGGAGTTGGCCTTCGGCTTCTCGACGGCCGTCACCTCGTCACCCGCGAGGGGATCACGCTGGAGCTTCCAGCCAGGGAGACCACCGACTGTCAGGTGCCACACCTGGCGGCTGGGCCCGGTCCTCACAACGCTCTGACCCTTCCACCTCTGCCAAGACAAGGCGAATGGCTCGGACTCGGCCTTGAACGTGAAATCAGAGCCGTCGCCGGTGTAGAGGTAGGTCTTCTGGACGAGGCGCCGGAACTCGCCGTCCACGATGCCTACGTTCTGCTCGGTGAAGAAGCGGGAGGAGACCAGCGCATCGCGGATCTCGCGTGCCTCCTTACCCTTGGCCTCCCAGTAGCGGAACTCCTTGGGCGTGACCCTCTCCAGCGAGATGGGGATCGCGCTCTTCCCATCGGGCGGCATTCGGCCCTCGTGCACTGCGCGCCGCTTGAGGACGGAGGGTAGCGCCGAGGAGGTGAGCATCGAGGTCCAGAAGGTGCGGCCAGCCGGCGTGCGGCGCCCCTCCTCGAATGGATCGCCCCCCTCGCCCTCCAGCTTGATGGCCTTTCCCCTCCCCACGAGCTGGCGGAAGGCGAGAATGCCCTGCACGGCGGCGTCCTTCCCAGTGAAGAAGTATTCGTGGAAGCGGCTTGATTGGGTACCGTACTCGACAGAGGGCCGATCCACGGCCACGATCACGCCGTACTCGTTCCGCGAGGCGCCTACCTCGCCGGGCTCGAACCGCCTGGCTGATATCCCCAGCCAGACTTCCGGCTGCCTGCTCTTCGGGAACGCAGCCAGTCTCGCTGGCGAGCGGAAGGGCTTCGTGTACTGGTCACCGTCCGGCGAGAACGAGGAGCCGATCCTCTTCAACTCGTCCATCGTCTCAATCACTGGCACCTTACCAGAGCGCTGGTTGGCCATGGTCCAGCCCACGAGGAAGTCGGCGAGCTCCATCCTGAGATCCAGATGCAAGCTTGACCCACGTGCGTGGTACTGGAAGACGGCCTTCTTCTTCCCGGCCTCCTTCGGCAAGTCCAGGAGCGGGTCGTCCTGCTTGGCGAGCGCCATCTCCTTGACCGCAAACGCCGGCCTCATCTCCACCACGAGGTCGGCGAGCTCCACATGCGAGGTGAACGGGCCACCCAGCTCGTCTTCCATCACCGACAGGCGCTTGCTCAGCTCCGGCGGCAACATGCGCCCGAGACGGAACTTGAGCACCTGGAGCAGCTCCTCGGAGCAGGGCCCCTTCACGAGGAGGTCGATGTCGTTCTCCGTCTTGCCCATGTTCGCAAGCGAGCCAACGAGCCAAAGGAACGGCATGCGGATCTTGAAGGACTTGAAGTGCGGGAGCACCTCCTCGATCTTGATCAGCGGATGCGCGCCGGATGATCCCGGGAGTACCGGAGCAAGCTCCTTCTTCCCCTCTTCCTTGGCGAGCGTCCGCGCCTCGATCGCCAAGGAAGTATCGTTCAGCTCCATCTCCCGCGTCTTCATCTCGTTCGAGACGAAGATGTAGGCGTTGACCAGATCCTCTCGGTTCAGGTCTCCAGACGTGATCTTGTCGTTGCCCTCGAAGTTCTTGCCATACAGTTGATGCAGGCGCCGGTTGAGGGATAGCAGCTCCCTGTCGCTGACCTCTCGCAGGCTGCGCGGGTTCATCTCATCGATGGAGAGCTTCGCCACCTCCTCCTGCTCGGGTAGCTCGCAATCCCGGACGGCCAGGACCTCGGACTTGTTCACGTTCTCGATCAGCTCGCGCGCCTGGCTCTCGTGCTCGTGACACGACTTGATGATGCCGCCATCCCAGACGAAGGCTTCGGCCGCGAGAGCATCGCAGAATTCGCATCCGGACGTCCCTTCGCGCTTGGCTTCAACGCCACGGAAGTTGTAGTTCCAGTAGAGGGATTGCGTGGTCTCCTTAGAGATGCCACCCAGCACGCTCGTGTGCTTGTGCTTCCGCCATCCATCTCCCAGTACGAGCTTCCCCTGGTAGGAGACCAAGGCGTTCGCTTTCAGTCCACTGACCGCCTTCTCGAACGCCTCGTGGTCGTAGGCCTTCCACTCGGGAGAACCCTGCTCTGGACGCCAGGGAGGATCGATGTACATGAAGACGCCAGAGCGATCGTACTTCTTCATCACCTCCAGGGCGTCACCGTGGATGACACGAACGTTTTCGAGGCGCTCCTTGTAGCGCTCCAGGTTCCGCAGGAACAGGGCACCCGTCTGACCGCGAGAGCGCGGGGAATCATCGATGGTCTCGCCACGCCCGCGCATGGAGTAGAGGTTCAGGTACTTGAAGCGATATGCCTTGTAGCGTGCGGAGCCGCTCTCCTTCTCCTTGAGCTTATTGAAGTTGACCGCGTCGTAGCCCCAGATCTGCTTCCGCATCCACTCGAAGTCCGCCTCTCCGGCCTCCTGCAAGAACTTGAACAGCCCCACGACGCCCTCGTTCAGGTCAGAAAGCACCTCCTTCTCCACCTTCTTCTTCGCCCAGAACAGCGTGGCCGAGCCAGCGTAGGGCTCCACGTAGACCTTGTGCTCGGGAACCCTGGACAGAAGAACGTTGACGAGCTGCGCCTTTCCACCCGGCGAGCGGAACGGCTTCGGAATGCGGTCAGCCTTCGTGAAGAACTCAGCCGCATGGTCCTCTCCATCGAGCTGATCCGGCAACGAGAGAAAGGCCCGCAGGGAATCGATGCCCTGGTCCACGGCCTCTACGATGTCCCGCGGGGCGTCCTCCAGGGACTTCCTGACGTTCGCTGAGCAAGAGAGAAGGGCGGCGCCGATCTCCAGCGGATCGCCCGTATCCACCTGCGGGACTTCCCCATCGCCACCTTCATCCTGGAGGCGTGAGAACTCGGCTGCCAGATTCTTCGAGACGAGCGGAAGGATCTCCAGGATCTCCACCGCGTTCTCTCCCACCTCGCACTCGCGAAGTGGATCGATCACATCGTCATCGAACCCAGCGGCCACCTCGGCGAACTTCTGCGCGAGCGAACGCGCTGATAGCACTGCGGTAGCGGACTCCTCGCCAAGCTCGATCGTCGCCTCGACGTCCTCGCGCTTCGCCGCCGGCTTCCTGCCACCCGAGACCTTCCCGGTCGGCGCTCGATAGTTCCCTTCTCTCTTGCCCACGGGGACCTCCTAGAAGACGGGGTCGTCTCCGAAGCTGATCTTGTCCTTCTCGTCCTCTTCCTTGGCGTTCATATCAGCGGGCCACGCGAAGTCCTTGTCGCCGTCTCCATCACCACCGGAGTCCTTCTCGTCACCCCCGCTGTCCCCGCCTTTCCCGTCTTCCTTGTCACTACCGCCGCCACCCTCACCGCCGGACTCGGGCTTGTCCTTGACCGGCTTCTCGCCTCCATCGTCGCCACCCTTGTCCCCCTTGTCATCACCGCCGCCATCCTTGCCCTTGGCGTCGTCCCCATCCTTCTCCTTGTCATCACCGCCCTTGTCGCCAGCGGCACCCTCGCCCCCTTTTCCCTCCTCGGGCTTCTTCTCCTCGTCACCCTTCTTCTCGTCCTTCCCGTCCTTCTCGCCCTCTTTCCCCTTCCCGTCTTTCTTCTCTTCCTCGGTCATTTTCTTTACCTCCGTTGGTTCTTGACCTGTTCTCGCCGCAACTAGAGCGGCCTGCCTATCTCGTCCACTTCCTTCGCGAGCTTGCCAAACACCTTGTCAGGATTCGACGCTCTCGTGATGTATCCGGTATCCTGGAGCTTGCGTATCAGCTTCGCGGCCTTCTGGCCATCCGCGTTCGATAGCTCGATCAGGAACTTGCGCGTGGGGCGCTTCGCTTGATCGAACCTGTAGAACGTCTTCTTCCCCGTCCGCGCATCGAAAACCTGCCACACGCGGCTCACCCGGCGAGCGCCCGTGGACTCCGACAAGATGATCGCCTTCACATCCTCAATCTGGTTCATGGCCCTCGACCACAGGTTGACCACGCGATCTCTGGCATCGGCCTTGAAGTTGCGGAGCGCGTCCGTCTGATCCCAATCAGCGTATCGAGGCATGCGGGCGAGACGCGGATCGAGTTCGAGGGACTGCCAGCGTGATCCGGTCACGAACGCATTGCCCGCTGCGTTCGGGCGAAATGTCGCGAAAGAGGCGTGCTTCCCAGGGCGCAGGGCGAAGGGACGCCCTGGATCCATCTCCAGCAAGCGTCCCGTGGGGTCCAGGCGGTCCAGATCACTCGGGACGCCCATCACCGTGGGGTTGCCCGGCGTGGGGCTCTTCACTACCCTGAGCGGCTCGTGCGGCCTCTTCACCTCGCGCGGAACCTTGGGCGGCGGAATGGTGCGCTGGAGAGGCGAGCGGAGCTGCATCCCGCGTGGAACCTGGAAGATATCCCCTCTTGGTTCGGTCCACGAACGACATAATTCGTGATACGGTGGAGTTCCGACGCCCTCCGCTGCCATCTGCGTTCCCATCTTCGAGAAGGCGTAGACGCCCTTCTGGTCGCGAAGCCCAGCTCCGGGAGAGAGGATCGTTGCGAACTTCACGCCAGTGCGCGTCCGAATCTCCTTCAATCCAGTCTGTGGATTCCTCATCTCTCGCAGAAATGGATTGACGACCTTGATGTCCTCTGGGCGCCTGACATTCGCCGCAGCCTCATTCACCGAGTCCACAGCCGACGCGCTCACAACCTGCCCATCAAGAGCTTTGCAGATGTCTGTGGTCCTCTCGTCTTGAACTGCTTTAATTTCAAGCCATTCGATGCCAGCGCTCAAGTAACTCTTTAGCTCTGAATAGGAACGCGAACGGCCCAGGGCCACGGCCGCATTCACCCTTGCGTAGTTGAAACCCGCAGCCCTCCAGCTGCGGCCGAGCTGCGCGCGCAGGTCCTTGGCGATCTGGTCCCGGCCGAACCCTTGCTGCATACCGCGCTCGACGATCTTGCGGGCCTCGGCTGTGAGAGCCGTGGAGCGGACGCCAGCCGAGTTCCTGTACCACCATCCGCCCTGCACGCCTATCTGCTTGATGGCCACAGTGTTCGGCTGGTCCCAGGAAATCGAGATGTGATCGAAATACTCCTTGTGCACGGAGTAGAAGGCGCCCTTGCCCACAACAACTCCGCTGTCACCGGTTGCCTTGGCCCACGGCGGCATGGCCTTCGTCGCCTGCGTTGCCACGCTCTTGGTGAAGACTGCGTCCGCTTTCTTGAAGGCGCTGTTGATCTGCGCCTTCGTCATCTCGTCCCACTTCTGCCGGTTGAGCATCGCCACATAGGAGGCCACAGCCGGGAGCAGGTACTTCCTGTCGATCGCGCTCGTCTTCTTCGAGAGCTTCTCCACCTCTTCGTCGAAGTTCTCAGGGTTGCGCGGGTTGCGTGGGAGCTTGGCCTTCGTGACCGAGCCGTTCGAGCTCACGATGACTCCGCGGTGGACATCCCGGCCCTTGGCGACCTGCAAGCGCTCGCGCTTCTGGAACACCACCCGATCATCCTTGCCGATGGCCACGGCCTCCAGGATGTCGATCGGGCCAGCGGCTGTTCCGAGGAAGGCGATGGCCCGGGCCTCCTCGATCGTCCTGGCGTTCACGCGGATGGCCTCGCCGCTCGGTCCGATCAATCCGTATCCATTCGCAGCGCGCGGAGTGTCACCGGAGATGCCGGCGAGCTTAAAGGCTGAACCCTGATCGTTCCCAAGAAAGGCCGGTGGCCAGAGTGTAGCAAACCCCTCTGCGGGCTCTGACGTGACCGCGTGGCAATTTCCGCACATCCGCGTGCTCTACTCCTCCAGCTCGTCCATCTCGGGGAACGCCTCAAGATCCTGGGCAAGCAGATGATCGTCGATGTCCGATAGACGCTGATCGCAGAGGTCCCGGAGCGCCTGAAGATTCGCTACCTTGAACATGACCGTCTCCCGCCCATCTCCATCGCGCATCTTGTCCAGATCGTTTCCACCAACAACGTCGAGGGCCATGCCATCGGCACCCTTCTGGCCGTTCCCTCCCTTGATCCCCGCAAGAGTCATCTTCAACGGCTGGCGTCCCCAGTCCTCGCGGATCTCCCGGAAGTCCCTGTTGAAGATGTCTCCCGCGAGCAGGCGCCCCTCGTTCGGAGTCAGAACACCCACCTCCACGAGCTTCACGACCATTTCCGTCATGCGTTCTGGATCGCGGGTGAGCGGTGCGTTCGTCCGGAAAATCCAGTAGCGCGAGTTGAGCAGGGGGAAGATCTCGCGGTTGATCCACGCATCGAACTCGTCACGCTCCGGCTGGAAGACCTGCTCCTCGCCGAACCGCAAGGCGCTCAGGCTAGTAGCGCGGTTGAAGTCCTTGGACTGCCCGCGGAGAATGCGCGGAAGACGGAACGCCTCCCCCACCTTGTCGATGTTCCGCTCATCGTACTTCGAGAACAGCTCCTCCTGTATCATGGCCTCGGTCAGGGGCTTGATCTCGATCTTCACGTTCCCGGCTGTTCCGCCACCCTTCTCCCCCTCAGCCTCCAGGATCATGATCTTGTGGAATGATTTCGTGGAGCCCTGGAGGTTCTCCTTGATGAACGTTTCCAGACGAGGGATCGCCTCCTCAGCCAGACGTCCCCCGCTCACGAGGATGGCAAGAGGGGGAACGGCCTTGTTCTCGAAGTAGTAGTAGTTGACCTCCTCGGCACTGCGAGAACCGAGGACGGAAAGCAGAGCACCGATCCACCGCGGCACGCCGTAGGCGCTCCTCGGCGAGTAGATCTCGAAGTGGATGATCTCCGTCGCCGGACCATCTCCTGAGTCCCATTGATGAGACTCGGGATCTCTGATCTCATCCCCTGTCTTCTTCGAGTAGGTGCGCGGATCGCCGAACTGCTTGAAGTAGACGGTGGGCATCCCGTTGATCATCTGGACGTACTTGCGGAAGCGCTTCCTCGCCGGCTTCTCCGTGTAGGCAAAGACCGAGGACCTCACCTTCTCCCTGACGGTCACTATGCGAGGATCGAGCGGCATCAAGCGGACGGTCTGCGCCGGAACGTGGACGAACCGTGCCGGCTCCCCGCTCTTGCTCCTGAGGATCTCCCAGTACGCGTTCCCCTGCACCTCCTGGTCTCCGCGCTTTCTCTTGCGCAGGGACGTGAGGTTGAGGTCGAGTCCCACCTGACCGAAGAAGCGGAGAAGGCTGGCCTTCTCCATGACGGCCTCGGCCACCATCTCCTTCTTCTTCTCGGCAACCTCCTGATCGGACGGCCGATCGCTGCCACCTCCGCGAGACAACCAGATCGCATCGGCGATCTGCTCATCGGCCTCACTGCTCTCGAAGTCGATCAACGGATCGAGCCGGAAGCCAAAGCTCTCAATGTTCGTGACGTATGCGTCCACGCACTGCCTCAGCGAATTTGAGTGCTCGAAGATGCGGCAGAGAGAATCTGGCGGGTATGGAGGGTCGATTGCTCCGAGCGCGAGGAACCCATTCTCCGTCTCCTGAGTGGAGACCACCGCGTTGCTCTCCAGGCCGGCACCCTCTCCAGCTACCTTGAAGATGATCTCCCTGTTCTTCTCCGTGCCGTCCGCAGCACTCTCGACGACCTTGAGCTTCACGCTGTCAGGCGCATCGCTCATTACTCGGTCCTCGCGTTGAACCCAGCGAAGAAGCCCTCGGGGGTGCCGGACGTGTATCCGGTCACATTCGCACGGATGTCCTTCACGATGTGGGGGAGGTCCACGAACCCGGGAGCCGTCACGGGAGAACCGATCGCGCTCCACGGCATCGAATCGTCCAGGCGCCCCTCGATCTGGATGGTGGCCACGAACGTGCCGCCGATCTGAACCGAGGAATCCCGGAAGTTGAAAACATCGATGGGCGCCCCCTGGCCGATGGCGGCCGGGATATCAAGTGCTTTTTGCTGAGGTCTCATCTCTGATCCTTTCGTTTCGGCAATCCTATCACGGGTGCCGCCGTCTCATCCAACTACCCGGAAGCCCACGCTGGGCTTGCCTATGGGGACACGCTCCTTCTGCACAGCGAGGGCACACGCCCAGAATCGATCGGCATGCCCCTTCCCTGTGGACTCCGATTCGAACTTGGCCTTCCCCGTGGAGGTGACACGGCGCTTGATGGAGTGAATCTGCGCCACGAGCTCGCGATCGCTCGGGAGCGTCATCCTGCGTTGCTGGAGCAGGATCTTGAAATCGTTGCAGAGGGTCTCCTTCACCTCGTTGCTGAACGTGACCTCTTGGATCTGCGGGAAGTCCACGGAGAGGTTCTCTGCCAGGTGCATCCCGATCCCGGTGGAGTCGATACAGAAACGCGCGATCGGTAGGGTGTTGAGAACGCGCCGGCACTCCTCCTCCTGGACGGCGAACGGCACGCGATCGAAGCGCTGGAGCATGCGGCAGAACTTGTGCTCTCCTATCTCCTCGAAGATGGCGAGCTCGGACAAGTCCCGGTGACGCCCGACATCGAACCCCGCAATGAGGCGCCCTCTTACCCTGCCGGCATCGGTCACGTCACGCCAGAAGTCCAAGCCCCCCAGCTCGCCCTCCCTGGGGTCGTCCGTGCAGGGCATGATCAGGTCGTAGGGGAAGAACGAGTAGCTCTCATCGATGTACTCGTGCTCGAACTCTTGCTGGAAGTCTTCGAGGAGGAGGGAATCAAACTGATCGACGATGCCCTCCGAACCGAAACGCTTGACGCGATCCTCCGTTGGCATGTGCGGCGCATCCACGGCTGCCTTCTCCACGTCCACGCAGAAGAACCGGCAGAGCCACCACGGCACGCGCTGTCTCTTGTAGGCTCGGTACGGCTTGAGCTCCTGGCGCGCGATCTCCCAGAAGACCCCGCGGCGCCCGAGGGGCGTGGAGCAGATGGACAGTTGGCCGCGGGAGCGGAGGATGAGCGCGGTGGATCCCTTGTAGACGCTCCTGTCGTCCACATAGTGCGCGAGCTCGTCCAGGTAGATGTCCCCTTTCTTCCCGCGGGGCGCGCGGCTGGGGTTGGAGATGATCCTGCTCACCTTCTTGGAGCCGTTGCTCTCGAAGGCGAGCTCCAGCTTGGAGTCAACGATCAGCTTCTTCTGATACGCGGCGGGCATCTCCTCGTAGAGCTGGCGCGCGTACCCGATCTTCTCCTTGGAGTCGCTCAGATTGTAGGACACGAAGACCGAGGTCTGAGCTGGCCGCAGGTGGCATCTGGCCACGGCCTCCAGGGCGAAGAGAAACGAGAATCCAACCTGCCTGGCCTTCTCCACACAGCGGTACTTGTTGTCCTGGGACAGGAACGCCGCCTGGTAGGCGTCGAGCTTGATCGGCTCCTCGTCATACCGGCACAGCCCCTGGAGGAACCCGGCCTCCGTGGCAAGCCAGTCGGTGAGATCTGATTCCGTTTTCTTCGTTATGGCGAGAACCATCTAAACACCGATCCGATCGCACCGCGTTCAACGTCTTCCGGCGATCGTGGCTTCCATTATATCAACGCTCGGCCAGAAGTGAACACCGCGCTCCTCGACTGTACGATCCGCTCGTTTCGAACTTTCTTGCTTTTTCCACTCGGCCAAGTTTGACAATTGCCACTTTCGCGACCATACTGGATTGCGACAGGCTGAAAGGAGGCAAGCGATGGAGACAGTCTACAGGCACTACGGCCACGAGCGCTTTGACCCAGCTCTCTTCGAGGTGATCACCAACATCCCGGACTTCGTGAAGCCGAGGGGTGGCCTCTGGGCGTGTCCAGTGGGGCCGGGCAAAGATCCGTGGAGAGAGTGGTGCGAGGACGAAGGCTTCAACACCGATGACCTCGCGGTCTTCTTTGAGTTCACGCTCTGCCCCTTCGCCAGGATCTTCACCGTGGACGGCATGTGCGATCTCCGGGCGCTCATCCGTGCCTACGGGCGCAGTGGATCGTTCCGGCACCTCACTGTCATGGACTTCGAGGCGATGGCCAAGCAGCTGGACGTCATCTACCTCACGGAGGCCGGACAGTGGCGCACACGGCTGACGAATCCCAGCATGTATGGCTGGGACGTGGAGTGCGTTCTCATCTTGAACAAGGCGGTCGTCAGGCCGCTCTGAAAGGAGATTCCGATGGAACAGACGCAAGTCAGGATCGAGAACGGGGAGCACGCGGGGCGATCAGGTATCGTCCAGCTCGCCCCCATGGAGATCGAGCGCCGGGCCAGGCTAGCCCAGCGCGTCGGCGTGAAACTCGAAGGAGGCGGGGTTGCGTGGCCACGGGCCAACTGCCTCAGGATGCTGCCCCCGTGGAGGACGACTGTCCTCATCACCGGCGGACCGTTCGCTGGAAGCAAGGGGTGGTGCTATGGCTCGCCGGAGTATCTGGCACAGCTCACAGCGCTCACCGTCAACGTCAACGGCTCGTGTCTGCTCGTGAGTCACGAGAACGTCTCTGTCGTCCGCGCGGACCGCATCCCCGGAAGAGGAGGTAGGTCATGATCGAGCGAGCACGACAGCGGGCTCCACGCACTCTCACGGCCGAGGAGCAAAAGAGGGTCCTCAGCCCCATGATCATGGGGACGAACGAGGGAACCGTGGATCTCTGGTACCGGGACCACATGGTAGTCTCCATCGCCCTCGGCACGGCCCTCCGCGAGCATGAGATCGCCGCCCTCTCCATCGGAGACGTCTACCGCGCAGATCGCGGAGTCCGGGACCGCATTCGTCTGCGCACGTTCAAGGGAAAGAGCAGGGAGAGCTCGCCGAACGTCCAGGAGGTGTTCGTCCCGGAGAAGCTCAGGACGAAGCTCTCGAAGTTCATCTCCTGGAAGAAGAGAATGCTTGAGCCAACGAGGAGCGATTCCCCACTCTTCACAACGTCTAGGGGGACTCCGATCAGCACTCGCACCCTGCGTCACAATTGGCGCAAGATGCAACGGCGCGCTGGATTCTCCGACCCGCTCTTCACCTTCCACGCCCTGCGCCACACGGCGATCCAGAATGTCTACGAACAGGCGGGTGACCTGAGGCTCACCCAGCGGTTTGCCAGGCATGCGGACATCCACACGACAACCATCTACGCAGCTCCGAGCGATGACCGTGTCCGATCAGCTATCGACAACTTGCCCTGCTAATATTTGGGGTGCTTCGCTCCGTTGGGGATCTGCGAGTTGTCCAGCCACTTGAGCAGGGGTGACGATCTCATCTCATGAGGATCGCGTAGTCCCTGGGTCGCGTTCCCGAACCAGGTCATCACCGCGTACTCCTGGGAGTCCGTCTTGCCATGAACGAAGGATGGCCGGCGCTGGAGAACCGTCACGATGGTAGGTGGCATCTCGGCGAAGAACTCGCGCCTCGCCTTCGAGGACAGGAACCCGAGACGCAGGAGAAAGGACGCCACGCCATCCGGGGCGAGGAGCTCCAGGCTCGCCTTGACGAACTGCATGGCGTAGGCATACGGAGGGTTCCCTGCGATCACGTCAACGATCCCACGCCGCTTCTCGAAGAACGAAGACGCCCGATCGAGAAAGTCCTGGTCATGCGCCACGCTCAGCCCGCTCCCACCTGGTAACTGACAGATGGCCTCGACGTCGATCGGCCGCAACTCGATGGCCGTTGCGTGCACGTCATCGCGTTCGTTTGCGTGTCTCGCGAACGGTGCCGTCTCCCCGCACCCAGGCTCCAGAAACTCGATCACGTCTCTCTTCGCCTGCTTCCAGCGTTCGAACTCGGTCAGCGCATGGTCCGCAATCCACGCAGCGAGCCCCTCTGGAGTGGGGTAGTTATCGGCTGCCACTCGATCATTCTTCACACTTCACCTCCCTTTACCTAGTCGCGCGTCGTCGCGCCGGCGCTTCCGTGACTCCATGACATCCTCTGCCGCAAGACCTCCGATTGTGAGGAAGATGATCGCGGCGAACGCGATGAGGTAGCCGATCAACGGTTGACCTCGACCCAGTTTGCTGGCGCGGTCATGTACTCCGTCACGCCACCCCTGTCCACGGCGATCAGGTATCGCGGCTGGCTGGCGAGGGCCCTGGAACGCAGCATCCTCCTGTCGCCGTCATCCGGAAGGAACGACCCAGCATCCTTGAAAGCCGGAACCCAGGCAACAATAGTACCCTCTCGCTGGCACCTGCGCGGCCCGCACCCAGGCGTCTGCCATCTCACTCGGACGCCGCCTTGAATCGGAGGCAGTGGCACGGAGGCTAGCACAAGGCGAGCCTCTGCTTCGTCATCGTACTGCTCGGATCCATCTCTGAGGATCCCACAGTTTTTGCAGATCACGACAGCTCTCCAGTTCACTCCGTCACTGAATACCCGGGCCGCGGTCAAGGAGTTGCCTCGGCACGCGGGGCACGCGCGGATCTCCTTCATCTCCAGGTCCATGACGATCCTCCTTCGCCGCATCGAGCAGCGCACGGTATGATCATACCATACTCTAACCATCGCGGCCCACAAGCCAAGCTACGTTGGCGTCGAACACCTCGGCGAGGCGCTGTATCTCCAGGCGCCGGAATGGATGGGTCCCGTTGAGGCGCCGCCAGAGCGTGGCCCGTGAAATACCAAGGGATCCGGCCACCTGCGAGTAGCTGAATCCCCGCTCCTCTCGCAGGCGCTCAAAGCGCTCTACGTCCACCCGATCCCCTGGCTTCGCCTGGACGGTCTCCAGCCCCATCACCTACCTCAGGACAACGATCAGGTCGCCCTTCTCGGGTTCTCCTTCGAGGGGGCTGAGGTCTCCATTGCCCACGCACTCCATCACGTATTGAGCCATGGCATCTTCCAGCGAGTGCTCCTCCTCACCCTTCTCCCGTGCGGCCTCGTTCCACTCGCCGAGCTTCTCTGTGATCGTGTGCTGCCTAGTCATGAAGAGCCCTGGAACCTTCGCACGGAGCTTCGACGGGATATCCTCCGGGACCCGGCCACGAATGGAGAGCTTCACGATCTTCGTCGCTGACTTCCACTTCTGGTAGGCCAGCTTCTGCTCGCGCTTCTTCTCCTCGGCGCGCTGTTCTCGCCTGCCCTCGATCTCAGCAAGGCGCCGGCGCCGCGTCTTCCTCCTGCTCATCCCACCTCCCTAGTTGATCAGATCCTTGTCCCTGGCATCCTGTGCCCCGCGCGCCGCCTGGCACATCTCGCAGTCGCAGTCCGTGTGCCTCGACAGCACCTCGCGCAGCACCGGCTCCAGGGCTTTCTTCGCGGCCTCTGCCCGCACGGCGTTCGCCGCCATCTGCGGCGGAAGCGGCTGCCAGCCATCGATGACGACGCGGGCAAGCTTGCTCATGGGAAGAGCGCGATCCTCATCCCTTGGCTTGTCGTCCTCTCCAACGGCCCCGTAGTAGATGAGGTTCGCTGAGGCGACGCCACCGAGATCATCCCTTCTGTCGAGCACGAACGAGGTGAAGAACGGGATGTTCAGCTCCACGCATTTCTCGCGCATTTGATCGACGATCGGCTTGATCTCCTTCGTGAAAGCTGCGGCGATCGGCCCAACGTCTTCGGCTTCCAGATCGAGCTCCGTGCAGTGCCGTTCCTCAATCCGCTTCTCCTGCTTCTTCTCGCTCATGTCACCCCTCCGCGGCGAAGGCGTCGTCGATCGCCTTGACCATGGCCCGCGCGTTCGCGATAGCTGCGCTCATCTCAACCGTCATCTTCTCGTTGGCGCAGCCACCGCATCCGTCCCACGCATCTATGAGGCCGCGCACCTCCCGGGCCACCTTGTCCAGTATTTCCGCCTTCACGTACTGGCCGCCCTCCTTCTCCTCGATGCGGATGAGGTTGCCACGCCTCGTCTGCCTCTTCGAGTTCTCCATTGCGTCTCCTTCCCGGGTTCTCACCCGCTGTTTCATGCGTCTCCCGCGCTGGGCGCGATGGCCTGGACTGCATCTGCCTTGAGTTGCTGGAGCTGCGTCTCCAGTTCGGCAATCCTCGCTTCGAGCTCGGCCCGCTCCCTTCCCCACCTTCCGGCGTCCATCTGGGTGAAGTTCAGGGCCTCCACCGCGTCCAGGATCGCCTCCCACGTTTTCGGGGCGGCGCCCACGACGGCGATCCCGCTCTCCTCATCCGCCTTCATGGCGCCGGCGATCGCTCCGATCGCCTTCTCCAGCTCCTCGATCCTCCCATTCTTGAGCCCGACAATCCGGGCCAGGTTCTCTGAGAGATCGCTCATCGCAGCCTCCTCCAGATCGCCTGGACGATCTCGGACACGATGCCGAACAAGAGAACGACACCGATGGGGATCAGGATGCAGAGGGACGCCGTTCTCAGGAACTCAGTCATCAAACTCACCCGCCTCCTTGCGCCTGTCGTACTCACTACCATGAAAGCAGCGGTAGCAGACCCAGGCCAACGCTCTCCCGAACCAGTGCAGGCGTCCGGTCACACTGCCGCACCATCCGCACCGGTCCGGCTTATGCAGTTCATCCGCCACGTTTCTTGATCCTCATCATCGCGATCCTCGCAACGACACCGCCGGCTACAGCCGGCCAAAGCAAGATGACCACGGTGAGCTCCAGGATGGAGAACTGATCCATGAGGTGGACATCGACATGCTTCCCCAGCTTCGCCTCGGTTGTGCGGCTCAGCTTCCATGCCTGAAAGCTGACGTAGGCGTGGAGAACCAAGCACGCAATCCCGCAAAGCACGCCGATCCCAAGGTAGATCCAGAGTCCGATCATCCGCCCTCCTTCGCGCTCGATAGTGTTTCACAGTGAAACACGAAAAGCAAGCCTTTTCACTCGCCTCTCAATGCACAATTGCTGTGCAATCGTCGTGCCAGAGACATCCTGGCACGCTGTCTGCATTACCCGATGCGGAGGTGAGTGGATGAAGAAGAGCGACAGGAACCTTGGAAGAGCACTGAAATTCGCAGCTGGTTCGGACAGTTACTTCGACAGGACCATGGAAGGAACGGCGATCGAGGTCATCATCAAGGCTGCAAGGGACCCGGACGTGACGACGATCGGCGGCCTCGCCGAGAAGCTCGAAATCCCGAGGAACAGAGCAGCAAGACTCTGCTCTACTCTAAAAATCCGCAAGGAAATCAACGCGATATTCACCGCGAACAAGCTCTCAAGTGACCGTGCACAAGCGTAGTGCAATCTTTTCATAGCAGCTGACAAAATTGTCTTGGTTCAAGTGTTGTACATCAACAATGCACAATGCTTGAACATTTAGCAATCATACTACACAAAACCACATGTCTCACCGTCGCAGAATCACCACACAGCCGTGCAACGAGACGTGATCGATCCCTGATCCTTTTCTCGAAATTATTGAACTTTTCGAGTGTTCAAGCGTTGTGCAAACATGGCATGAACCATGCATAATCTTAGGGCATGACGCGCAACGGGAACACGGAGGCCACGATGACCAGCACTCACAATAACGCTGCCAACTTCGAGACGATGAACGAGCTGACCTACGGCGTTGAGATCGAATATGTGGGCCTCACCAAGTCCCGCGCGGCCAGCGTCATCGCCGAGACGGTGAATGGCACGGTTCACCACATCGGAGGGTTCTATGACAAGTACGGTGTGCGGATGGCAGACGGGCGCGACTGGATCGTCATGTACGATGGCAGCGTGGCTGACGGCTCTCCGATGGGCGGCGAGGTTGTCTCCCCGGTCCTCAAGGGAATCACAGGAGAGGACGATGACATGGAGATGCTCCAGAAGATCGTCAGGGCTCTTCGCGAGGCTGGCGCGCGCAACGACAACAGCTGCGGAGTCCACATCCACGTGGGCGGCGAGAAATTCAAGCAGGATCCTTCGGCTCTCGGGCGCCTCGTCAAGATCTGGTACTCCAACGAGAGGCTGGCTCTTCGGATGATCGGCGCTCGCCAGGACCGCATCCGCAGGTGGTGCCAGACTTCTCCCGCAGACTTCATCTCGAAGGTGAAGGGCATGCGCGGCATCACCCTCGACAAGCTCTGCCGCGAATGGTACGGCCGTGACTGGGAGAACCACTACCGCTGCTACTCGTTCGAGGGCGCTCGTGACGTTCGCCACTATGACAGCTCCCGGTATCGCTCTCTGAATCTCCACGCCTTCTTCAACACCGGTGGCCGCACGGTGGAGTTCCGCTGCTTCAACTTCAAGAGCCGCACCCTTCACGCTGGCTACGTGAAGAGCTGGGTCCAGCTCGTGACGGCTCTCTCGGCGCGCGCCATCAACAACAAGCGCGCCCGCTGCGCTCAGAACGAGAAGGTGACGAGGGAGAGCGCCAGGCTCATGATGGTCCACTCCGGGATGGTTGGGGCAGCATTCGCCACGGCACGGGAACTGCTCTCCGAGCGTCCATTCCGAACCGAATAGGAACGACGGCCGGGCAAGCGGCCAGAAAGGTAGACCGATGAAGGGAAAGCTGACCAACTACTTCGCGTATGGCTCGAATCTCTCCACGAAGCAGATCCGGAGACGCCTGGGAGATGTGCTCCAAGGGCCCGTTGCCCATCTCCGCGATCATCGCCTGGCCTTCGCTGGTTATGCTGGAACGTGGGGAGGCGCGCCGGCGACGATTCGTCCCGAGGAAGGGAACAGCGTGCCCGGAGTTCTCTACCGCCTGACTCCGGACCAGGTGAAGACGCTGGACAGATACGAGGGAGCGAACTCCGGTTGCTACGCTCAGACGGCGATCATCGTTCATGACGATCAGGGACGAGAGCACAAGGCGATCACCTACGTGCGCGACGATGGCGAGACGGAGTCCCCGCCTTCCTCATCGTATGTAGCGATAATCAAGCGCGGCTGCCGAGACCATGGGATCGGCGTCTCCGCGCTTCGCGATGCCGTTGGCCGGGCGTTCGCGCCGCGCGTGGTCTTCGTCTACGGCTCGCTCCTCAGGGGACTTCATAACCATCCCCTGCTCGCCGGACCGGGCGCCAAGTTCGTTGGCCGGGCACGGACTCGTGGTGGCTTCGCACTCTACGATCTCGGCGCCTACCCCGGCATGGTGGAGCGCGAGGACCTCGAAGACGAATCGGTGGTGGGCGAGCTCTACGAGGTGAACGCCGAGGTTCTCCAGATGCTTGATCGACTTGAAGGGCACCCCGCGTTCTATCAGAGGCGCGAGATTGAGCTGGAGGGCGGCGAGGTGGTGGAGACCTACACCCTGCATCGGGATCGCGTCCGTGGCTATTCTCGCGTGGCTGAGGGCGACTGGAAGAAGTACCAGGGGTCCATGGGATCCCATCTCCGTGTGTGTGGGAACGGGGAGTGAACGATGGACCTCATCAACTGGACATACCACAACAAGGCTCGCGCAACCGGCGAGAGCGCCGGATTCATGTTCGAGATCGTTCGTGAGAACGATATCTGGATCGGAAGCGGCCAGGGCGAGGAGTGGATCGCCAAGGGCCACGATCTCAAAAAGATCCACGGCGGCGACCTGCCATCGGTGATCGCAGCGTGCGAGAACGTGGCGGCCGGCTGTGAGCCGGTCTTCGCCGTGCGCCTGCTCCACCTGGCTGTGGGCTGGCGCTACTGGGCGTTCCACAGGCACACCGGATACGACACGGAGTACGGCCTGAGCGGTAAGGGATACGGAACAGAGGAAGAGGCGTGGGCCGCTGTGAAACAAGCGATGAAGGAGTTGAAAGATGAAGATCGAAGCTGAGATCCACATGCAGGGCATCGAGGAGGCGCGGGAGAACGGTGGAGAGCCGGAGGAAGATGGGCTCTTGCCGCTCGAAGAAGTGCGCGAGGCCCTGGATGTAGCCATGGAGGCGCTCGGAGATAAGCTCGCCAACGCCGTGGACAGCGAGCAGCGGACGAAGATCCGCAGATCACTCTCAACACTGACCAGGATCGACCTCAACATAGATCGTGGCCTGGATTGGATTCTCGGAAAGGAGACCAAGTCATGAACCGCAGAGCGTATGAGAAAGGCCGTGAAGACGCGCTGAGCTGCGCGCCGATGGATCCCGCACTGGAGACGGGGCGCCTCAATGATCGAGCCCTGAGGGCGTATGCCCGGGCCTACAGGCGTGGATACAGGGACGGGATCAGCGAGCGGAACGGCAAGCACTGCAAGAAGCGCCCGCTCGACATCCCGGTGGCCTGCTAGAAGTTCGAAGAGCCCTGCCGGGCCGGCCCTCTTCGGTCCGCTCTCCCAGAGCAATCTCACCTCGACCGATTAGGGCCGGCCCTTCTTCTTTCAGGATACAAAAAAACGGCGCCCCGAGCAATGGCTGAAAACCCGGGGCGCCCCCGATGAAAGGAGACGTCGTGGCAAGCGACGCGATCAGATAGTACCCGGGAAGCGTGGAGCGGTCAACCCTCGGCTGAACCAGATTGAGATTCCACTTCCGCGATCTCCTCCGGCGTGGCCTGGCGGTGCAGGCCTTCGAAGGATGGCTCCTTCCACTTCTTGTCGTAGTGAGTGTTCCAGCCCCTGTTCCAGGAGAACCACTTGTCGGTCCCTTTCGGGTATGGGTTCGAAACAACCCCAGGGTCTCCATCGCTCTGTTTGCTCGCGATCATCCCCTCGTGAAACGCTTCGTGGTCAGGGGGCTCGCAGCTGAGCGTCGGCTTACTCCCCATCGGCGACCTCGGGCTCTGAACGATCCGGGAACACCTCTTCCCATGGCCTCCACGTGATCGGCTGCGTCATGGTGTAGTGCTCCTCCCTTCCAGAAAGTTTCAGGCCGCACATGGAGTCTACCGTGATTCCAAGGAACGACTGGCGTCCGACGGCCGTGGCGCGGACAGCCCACTGCATGCCTCCGGAATCACCAACAAGGACAGCGCCAACGCGAACCACCGTCGAGTTCTGCAAGGTCAGGTCTCCGGAGTTCGCACCGCGGACCGCGATGATCTCATGCATCAAGCTCCGGACCTCGCTGGCCTCGCTCGCTCGGTTGTCCTGCTCCAGTTCCTCGGAAAGTGCGCCCAGGACCGACGTGTTGACTCGCGCGTTCCGCTCACGGCGTAGGCGCTCGGCCATCCGCTTCGCGTGGTCCAGCTCTATCTTCTGCCGGCGACGGACTTCGTCACTCTCCGAGCGCTCGATCGAGACCTCAAGATTATCCTTGCGAAGGATCTCGTTCCTCTTGCGCAGGTCGTCCAGTTCGGCCTTCACCTTCTCCATGTCCTTCAACGCGATCCGAGCCCCTGGATGCGGAACGCGCTCCTCTAGCCACTCGTTGCGCTTGCTCAGCTCGTCCCGCTCCTTGGTCCTGACGCTGAGCTCCTTGACCAGGCCGTGAATGCTCTGGAAGCCAGCCTCCTCGATGGCCTGGCGCGCGTGCTCGATCACCTCGTCCTTGGCGGCGATCTCCGCGATGGCTGCGGCGAAGCACGGCTGGCAGATCGGGCAGTACTCCTCAGCGCAGTAGGGGCACTTCTCCTGGAGGCAGCCCTCGCCGTTTTCGTCGTGATCAGCCACGGCCGTCTCCAGAATTCCTCGGAGGATCCATCCACGCCGTGAGACGAGCGGGTGCCCGCAGCGCGTTGTGCGCGCCGTCCATCGTGTCGATGCGTCTGTTCTCGAAGCCGTTGAGCAGCGTCTCGCAACCGCTCAGGAGCCCTTGATCATTGACGCAGTAGATGAAGTCCGCGATCATCGGCATCTTGTGCTCCTGGCAGATCTCGATGATCTGATCCATGAGCGGGGTGATCTTCTCATCGTAGGCCTGCTCCAGATCGAACGTCTCAACCTTGCGCTGCATCGCCCACCTCCCGCTTCGCCAGCCACTCTTGCGCGGCGCAGGCCATCGCCTGGAACTCAGTTCCGTCCGTGCCGCAGAGCGCGCGCAGCGGACCAACGATTCCGCCGTTCGTGGGCGTGTTCGCCGAGGGCGCCTCCGCGTCCTCGAATCCCTCGGTCAGGTGCAGGTACTTCCGAAGCGTCTCCACGTCCTTGAGCACGGCCATGGCGCTGCGCATCTCCTGCTCGACCTCATCGTCGGACAGACCGCGCGCCTCCCACTCGTCACAGCCGGAGCACGACCCGTAGGTCCACTCGTAGTGAACGAAGGTGCCGTCCGGCATCGCCGCCAGTACGTTCGCCGATCCCTGGTAGCCTGCCTCCGAGCGCTCCCAGATGATTTCCGCCTCGCCGAAAATGCGCGATGCGATCTCACCGTAGCGGCACTTGTCCGCCTCCGTCTCCTCCCACTTCATGCCAGCCTCCTTTCATCGAAAAAATAGCGCCTCCAGGACCTCGGATTCCGCCGTGTCCCTCACGAGCGAGGCAGCCCGCGCCATATGTCTCTGCGGAGTTACCGGCGCCTCTGTGACGCCGGACATATCACTGGGAGTCAAACCCAGCTCCCTTCGCGACCACGCCCTCGGCGAACGAGCCCGAATCGAACGGGCCTTTGTAGCGGGGGGCGGAATTGAACCGCCGACTTTCGGGTTATGAGCCCGACACGCTGCCACTGCGTCACCCCGCATTGAATCTACATCCCTTCCTTCTCCAGGTTCCCAACCACCTTCTCCACGGTTTCGCCCTGGTCGTTCATGATGTAGGCCACGCCATCGAAGAGCACCGAGGTCTCCTTGCCGTCGCGATCCCGGACCACCATCACGGAGTACTCGGTCCGCCTGTTGTCGTATTCGTTCAGCATCCCGCGCAGATCGATGTCGAAGGCACCCTCCTTGAACCCCTCTCCATCTTCGAGCACGTCCGCGCGATCCTGGAACCTGACCTTCGCCAGGTTGTCCATCAACCACCACTTGTTCCTGTCCTTGGAAGCCTGCACTTTGATGATCATCTGACCACCTCCCTTTCTAGTTGTCTGCCTTCTAGAACTACCTGACCCCGACGATAGCCGGAAATGGCCGGGCGGTCAAGGGGCAGACTGACGCCCGGGTATGTGGCCCGTGCGACAGCCTTCTGAAAGGAGGTCCCAGGCCCATAGGCTACCGCGAGACGGCGCCGGCGGTCAACCCGTTTCCGATCAAGTACCCGTCAAGTACGGGTCTCGACGTCCATGCCTGTCGCAGAATTCGCCGTTTATTTAAGCGTTAAAACTCACATGATTCCGCCAGCTTGTAACTTTTTTCGATTTTTTTGCTGTTTTAGGTTGACACACTCGGCCAATGTGTCCATACTTAGAACATGGCAACGGGGACACACAAGGAGGACAGCATGACACAGGGAATCGCGAAGGGCGCGAACATCGTCATCAACGGCACCAAGAAGTTCACGGTCACGAAGATCGGCGGGTTCAGCATGGACCTCGTGGGCCCCCGCGGCGGACGGATGTCCATTATCCAGAACATCCACAACGCCTCGGTCTGGTTCCTGGTCAACTACCGCGGCTCCGAGCGCGTCACCTCCATCGAAGTGCTCTAGGAAGGGAGAACGAACATGGCAACCACGATCAAATTTTTCTACAACGGTCTCAAGATCAACGGCGAGAAGAAGCTTGTGAAGGCGCACTACTCGGTCATCCAGAACTGGGTCAGCGGCGAGCGCGAGATCAAGGACCAGCTGGTCATCTACGCGAGCGAGTACTCCGGGTTCCCGGCCGAGATCCACGAGATGTTCGAGGTGGAGAACAACACGGACTACAACCAGGACTACTTCGAGAAGGACCGCATCCGCGTGCACCCCGGGCACGATCTCTTCACCGCGGTCCTGGCGGCGTTCGAGAAGCAGCAAGCTCGCCGGATCAAGCGCGCCGAGAAGTGGGGAAACAAGGCCTACGCCGAGCAGTGCCAGCGCGAGATCGAGGCCGCGCGCGAGATGGCGGCGTGATGAAGATCACCATGAATGATCTCTGCGCCAATCTGGAGGGGAACATGAGAAATCCAATGATCAAAGTTTTTGGTCACAAGGCTGGCATTCCTGGTTATGTGCGTGTTCGGCTTGAGGTGGCGAACTTGCCGACGGATGGTCGCCTCGAAACGGGCGCGTGGCGTGGTGCGAAATATCCGTCAACACGGAAGACGGCCACGTTTCATCCTATGGCGGCGAGGTGTGGCCGTCTGCGTGGCCAGCGCTGTTCTCTTTTGACAGAGGGACTGCCCAGACCGGGCCGATTACGAGAATGACTCGGATCGGCCTGGCTATGGTCGAGGCCGTTGCCTACGCTCAGAAGTGGCTCGCCGCCGGCCGCGATCGCGCCGCGGTTGCCAAGGCAATCTGGAACAAGTTCGGCTACGCGGTGGACACCCGCCACGGCCGCTTCAACATCGGGGACTCGTTCAACCCGTTCGCCGTGCTCTAGGAGAGAAATGACCCAGACCCTCCCACTGTTCGAATCACCTATCCCGCAGCGCGGTGACTGGGTGCGCGTCGATTGCCCCAACACCGGCTACAACGTGGCCCGCGGCGAGGTGCTCAGCGTATGCACCCTGTCCGGCAAGCTGCGCATCCGTGCGCGGTGTGCCGACAACCCGCGCCACCTGAAAAACCGCTGGTCCTATTACTTGGGCGACACGGACTACGAGCGGCGGCACTTCGTGTTTACCATCGATCCCAAGTACTGCGAGGTGCTCCCGTGAGAATGTGGATGGCAGATCCCTGTATCCTCTGCCAGCGTCACCTACTCGGCGAGCACGGCGAACTCCACAAGTTCATGCCGAGCTGGGCCAAGCGCCACTCCATCGCCGGCCGCGTTGCGGGAAACCAGATCGAGCCCGGATCGTACAAGCTGCGCCATGATGAGCTTGCCGCAGAGATGCTGCGCCGTGGACATCGCCACGAGAGCCCTCTGAGCCAGCCTGATTTCTCCTACCTTCCGAATGAGCATCTGGAGTTCCGTGTCGATCGATGCGCAGCTCTGACCGAACTACTGAACCGCTGCCCGGATTGCCGGGAGCGATCAAGAAAGGAGATGAGATGAAGATCATCCGCACGTGGAAAGACAACGGAGACCGCGAGGAGATCACCATGGAAGAGCTCCGCTCCAAGCTGGAGGGGAACTACGTGGATGTGGATCTCGCGATCGAGGGTATGAAGATGGGCAACGCGGCGCCCACGAGTTTCGCTGTCTACACCATCGAGGAGGGAGACGATGACCAAGCTTGAGCTGGCGGCCGAGGCTGCGTTCCAGTTGCAGTCTGACGCGGACCTCGTGACGAGGATGGCTTCCGCAGCGAAGGTGCACCTGCGCGGAGACAACCCGGATCCGATCAAGGCCAGGGAATGGCTGAGCAACTGCAAGGAGCACGCCGAGCGCGTGGAGTTCCGCTACAACGACCTGCTCCGTCTCATCTCGGAGTGCGAGGGAGATGGGGAGGAGGAAGGCGAGCTCGTCTGTGATGCCTGCTTCTCAGCTAGCTGCGCCGCTGGCGAGCTCATGTGCGAGGACTCACAGACTGCGGGGTTCACGAGAAGGAAGAAAGGAAGGTGATGGGTGAGAGCGTTCATCTGTCAGAAGTGCGGGCGTGAGATCTGGCTGGACGTAGAGGTCTACGAGGAGCCGATCACGCGGAAAGAGATCGCGGCCGAGAACAGGAATCCGATCCGGTGCCCTTTTCACGAAGGGCACTACTGGCTTGAGCCCAAGGTGCCAGAACCGAGGCGAGGCAAGACGATCGAGGAGATCGCCATCGAACTCGTCCAGGTCCGGCGCCAGAAGATCGTGTCGAAGAACAAGCGGAACGAGCTGCTCAACGAGTGCCGCTTGGATAGTGGCCGTGACCCGTGCCTGGTTGACATGGAGGCGGAGGAGCTCTGTGAGGTCTGTGAGGAGGCCAAGAAACATCAACACCGGTACCAGCACCTGCGGGAGCGCGGGAAAGACCTCATGAGACAGCTGGAGAAGGCCGTCATGCGTGGGCCGAGAAAGGAGGAATCGCATGCCTGAGATCATAACGAGGAAGGTCGGAGGAGAGTGGGTTGTCGAATGCTCGGAGTGCGGCCACAAGGCCTGCAACCATGTTCTCGTCGTGTTCGAGGACATGGGAAAGGAGATCATGCGCCTGCGCGAGTACGAGGAGCAGTGCAACACGCTGTCGCAGCGCTTCTGCAAGCACAAGATCGCCGAGGGCGTGCCGGCGGCCATCGAGGAGCTCGAAAGAACCGGGGCTGCGCTCAAGGCGGTGATGGCCGAGACCGAGCCACTCGAAGGGCGGACCTCTCGGGATCCCTACGAGACGGGGAAGATCAGGATGGCCCGCCGCATCAACAAGCTCCTCCGCGAGCACCTGGACAAGGAGGGCACATCATGACCGGCCCCAACTCCAACTCCATCTCCGTCTTCACGGACAACCGCAGCAAGTTCGATCGCCGGGTAGCGGCCCGGGCCCTGGAAGAGGTTCTCGCAGCCGTGGAGTCCATCGAGCAGCCGACCTTGGTTGCCTTGGCCCAGGAGCTCGGCATCCACCGTCCGCGGCTCTACCGTCTGCTCACGGCGCTGGGGATCGCGGAGACAGTTTCCGCGGCCCTGGCCAAGAGGAAGGCCAGATGACCGGCCTGCCCCTCAAGCTCACGGACGAGCAGCGGGACATGCTGCGCGGGGACATCACCGGAAGCGCGGATACGGCGATCGAATTGCGCGATCTCGGTCTGCTCGAATCGGCTCCGGAAGGAGATGGACGATCATGGAATCGGACATCTGCCGGGCAACTGCGCACCGAGGCGATCCGCGCCATGGACGAGCTCGAAAAAAAGAAGAACCGTGAGAAGATTGTCGAGGCTATCAAGATACTCGCAGATGATGAGAAAACATGGGCCAGGCGTTTCGTCAAGACGGACATCTGGATGATCCTCCGCGGCTACCGGCTGATCAAGTATGACAGGAACCAGAAGCGCAACGTGATCAGCGATCGTGGCCTGGTCACGTACTGGGAGGCCGTGGATCGTGGGCTGCTTGTCGACGAACCAGGAGAGGTTCCAAAGATGGAGGAACGCGGCCGCGTCCAGCTCCTCGAACCTCCGAGGATCGATGATGCGGGTGCCCTGGCCGATGCGCTTGCCGGCGCCGTGGTCCTCTTCTCCGAGAAGCTCGTGCTGGTTCCGCGGGAGGAGCGCGCTCCAATTCGCAAGGCCATCGAGCAGCTTTCGCGGTACGAGGCCAAGCTCAGGAAGAAGGTCGCCGTCTTCCGCGAGAAGGTGGGGCGATGATCAAGCTCACGAAGGAGGAGCGCGAGTGTCTCACGGATCCCACCATCAAGCCGAGCCCGGATGCAGTGTCTCAGCTCGTGCGACGCGGCCTGGCGAAGAGAGACGGGAATCTGACCGCCTACGGGGAGCACGCTCAGGAGGTGGCCATGCTCGCCGAGACGATCAACGCCAAGATGATTGGGGATCTCCTCACCATGTCCGAGGGGAACAAGCTGCCATCTGTTTCGACGCTGCTCATCACGAGGAACCTGGTTCACGTTCCACAGGCTGGAGACGGCTACGCGATCACCGACCTCGGCCGCGAGGTACTCGCCATGCGCCAGGACATTGGTAAGGATCGCGCGGATGATGTGTACGACGAGGAGCGCCGCACCCAGCTGATCTCCGTCGCCATGCCCCGCCTGGAGTGGGAGCGGGCGTGCACTTGGCTCAACGCGGTGATCAGCGATCTCTCCACCGAGCTGGAGGCCACGGACGATCGCGAGAAGAAACGGTCTCTCCGCAACCGGATCCGGGCCCTGTCCACTTTGGACCTTGCCATTGAAAAACGTCTTTCGGATTGATCGGATCGTACTGACTGGTCAGGGCATCAATCTAGGAAAGAACGAGTTCACTCACCCACGAATCCAGCGATGAATGGGATACGCCGCGGTGGCAGAGTAGCGCCAGAGCAAGCGTTCACCCACTTCCGTGTTGATGTTTGTTCCTTCAAGTAGTCATCCTCAGTGGTCGCGCTTACGTGTGCCGTGGCCACGGCTCGGCCGTCCGTATGGCAGACGATCACGCTCAGCCCGGCGTCGTCCACGTGGGAGACGAGGGGATGTCCTCCGTTGAAGACCTCGATCGGGGCGGTGCTGACGTTGTCGGTGTCCACCGCGGCGATCTCCGTCTCGTGGTTGGTGATCTCGATCTGGTCGGCGGAGGCCACGACGCAGAACGCGAGCGCGGCCAGGAGCACAACCACAGCGAGGGCCCTTGCAGTGATTCTCATCGTTTCATCTCCTTCTCCTTTCGGTTGTCTCGATGCTCAATCCCGGCATCTGGATCCATCCTCGCACGACAGCTGGGCGGGGTCAAGTCGCGTGCGCGCGATCGAAGACCAGCGGAAGCAGATGATCTCCCATGCTCCGGGCGCCGCCACCAAGCGGATCCACTCCCCCCGGGCCCGGCCACCAAGCCCTCTGCTCCCAGCCCCAGGAGCCCGCCCCGCGGGCGGGGCCCCCGTTCCCCTCCCAGCCTCCCCACAATCGCATTCAGTGGACTACCTACGCACTACCTACCCATCAACTAGTCCACTCCCAAACGCCCCCTCACGCCCATTCTCCGCAGCCTCACGAAGCCCCTGGACTACTCCACCCAAGAATCCCGCGATCTAGTCCACTGAATGAAGGAGGAACAGGACCAAGAAAAAACGCCGGCCTCCAGCACATGGTCTCGCGTGGATGTGGGGGGGGGCATCGCAGCTCCAAGACCAAGCACCCCGCCGGAGACCGGCTCACCCCCGACACTATCCACACCACTTTCTTTCCGTCAAGCTTCAAATCCCCACCACCCCCAAGATCCCGGATTTTCAGAATCCTCGATCCGTGAAATTCTAGCCCCATTCCTGAAACGAAACCCCGATCCGTGAAACAGAAAGGCCCTTTCGTGAAATCAAACCCCGATCCATGAACAACAACCGCCCTCGCCGCTCATACGTGAGCAACAAACCGCCATCACACACCATCCTCGATTGACAATACAGCCTCCATCGGCCCCATTCCTTTACATCGATACTCTCCGCTACCATCTCCCACATCCAACAACAATCCACTGGAAACCTTGCGAATTCTCATAACTCCACGTTTTCATTAGACTAACGTGGAAAGGTTCCAGAAACCGCCCACTCCCCCTGTAAACCCACTAACTACCCACTATCATTAGCCTTTCCCTGGAAAGGAACCAGATCCCACCCAGTGTGTGGAGGGGGATGCGCCTACCCTGAATTACAGTATTTTTGAAATTTTGGGTTTTATTAATGGTTACAGGATCTTACGGGTCGTCGCCCTCTGCGGTAGGCGTCGGCCCCTGGTCCAGCTAGCGAAAGTGGCAACGGGTACCTGGCATCCAGGGGCCACGCTCTCTCGTAACTACGCGGAATCATACGAGCACACCCCGAAACCATTGCCACTATTACGTGAAGTAGGCAATCGGCCAGGCTGGCGAGGGGGGTCAGCCGAACGATCCACAGGCGGGTCAGGTCTCAGCCGGCGGTTTGATGAGACCAGCTTGTTCAGCGTTCGGCAGATTGATGCGATGACCGGATGGTGTGAGGGCCTAAGGAGCCCTAATATAATTCAGGCCCCAGCTACCAGAGGAGGCCTCGGGCCGCTCTCTTGCTCTGTGCTCTCGTTCTCCAGCCGCATGATGGTGGCCAAGGGATCGTCCTCATTCGGCTCCTCAGGCGCATCCTCGTGGCTCTCCTGGGGTCCTGCGGGCTCCTCGGCCGGCGAGCTCTCCTCGGGCTTCTTGTCCTCTGCGGTGAACTCCACGTCGATGGGGGCGTCATCCACCTCGCCAGCCAGGAGGCGGGCCCGCTCCTGCTCGGCCTCGTCCGCGACCGTGTTCGCCAGCTTCACCGCAGCTTGGTGCCGCTTCTGGATGTCCTCGATGGCGATCCCATGCTGGACGGCGACGCGGCTCTCCACGTCACCCATGAGGAACTTCTTGAGTCTTATCGCAACGTTGAGGTCAGAGATGGAGTCGACTCTCAGCCCCCCCTCCTTGATCCGGGTCCAGGCATCGAGGAGGGCACTGTCAACCATGCGAAGCTCATCCTCGATCGAGAGGGCGCGGGCATCCGACCTCAGTTCAGCGAGTGTCTGGTCAATCTTCTCGTGCTCCCGCTGGATGGCTTTCTTGCGTCTTTCTATACAGTTATGTCGTCTGGCGTAGTTGGAGATGGTGGTATGCGAGACTCCGAATCGTGCGGCGAGTTCCCTGTATGTGGGGTAAGTGACCATTTTTTCTTTGGTAGTTGGGTCTACTCTGGTTTCGCCATGGACGATGAGTCGGTCGATGTACTTGTAGTTGATCTCCTCGCCGGGTGGTTTGGGTCCGCACTTACGGCGTTGAGTTTTCAGTGGTTTGCGCTTGCCTGCCATGGGAAGGATGGTAGCGATGTGGGGCTGTCGTGTCAAGGACGCCAGAGTGGCAAGACACCTGCGACAAGATGGCAAGACATGGTGACAGGATGACAAGGCTAGGAATATCGACAGGTTCGTTGGTTGGAGTGGGATTGGAGGGGAAGGTGAGGGAGCGTAGGGACGTCAATCTGATTCGGTACGTGCTACTCCAGGGGGATGCCCTTCGTCCCGATGACATACCAGAGGACGGCGCTGAGGATGGCGAGGGACGTGGGGATCAGGGCGCGATCGAACGGGGCGAGCTTCTCTCCACCGCGTACCAGGGCCATCGAGCCACAGAAGACGGCGCAGGTCCAGAAGACCACCGCGGCGATGAGGGAAGGCGTCACGGGGAACCCCCGCCCTGCGGGCGAGTGTCAGTGACAGGGCATGGGCAGCACTGGGAGGGAGGGGGGACTCTGGGAGGGGTATCGGGGGTCGCTGAGGAGTAGGTGGCGGCGCCCGGGCGGAGGAAGCGCCAGGATAGCCACGACCCAGCCAAGGCGAAGCAGGCGATGAGGACAAGGGCAAAGAGGCGCATCCCGATACTGAGCTCGCTCTCGGCCACGAGGAAGAGCATGGCGCCGGAGAGAATTCCGATGACGATGATACCCGTGATTATTGTGTTGCCTCCATCTGGCGCGTACATGGCCTCGCCGCGGTATGGTGCCAGGCCACGGCCCCGCAGTGGATGCAGACGAAGCGATCGCACTTGTCTCCATCGGCACGCGGCACCCTCCTGTACTCGTGATCCTTCGGGTTGCTCGGGTCGCCGCCGAACCAGTAGGTCTGCTCGGGATCATCGTTCGATCCGATCGCTTCGTTCCACCATGTGATAAGCACCTCACGCTTCCCGTTGTAGCGCGTCCGGTCCGCGTCCCTCTCGTCCACCGTCCGGATCTCCACCTCAGCGTTGTCCAGGAGGATGGAGACGAACCCGCCGCTCTCGTCCACGTGGTGGGTCCGCGTCCGCAGCCCGAGCTCGTTGAGCGCATCCAGCTCGATGTCCACGCCGTCCTTGTGAGCCTCGGCCTGGTCCTTCCAGTGGTTGCGCTCGCTCAGGAGGATGTCATTGACCAGGGACCGGGCCGGACTCAGAGCAGCCATGACCACAGGGTCACCGTCCAGGGTCAGGGCGATGGCAAGAGCGTCCTTGAGACCCTCGGCCGCAGGCACGTCCGGGGACTTGCCCCAGAGATCCACGCCCCTCCCCCACTTCACCACCTCGGAGATGCACTCACCCTGGCGCTTGAGGTCGGCCTTCATCCCCTGGATCAGCGTCTCGTTGTCCACCGCGGCCTGAACGAGCTCACGGTTCGCCTCGTTGGCCCGGGCCAGTTCCCGCCTGAGGTCGTTGATCACCGCGGCGTGGGCGGCGTCTGGATCGGCGAGGACTACCGCCTCCTTGGCCGCGTAGTTGGTGGGGTCTCCCTCGGCCTTGTCCCTGAGCAGCTTGCGCAGTCTCTCCCGTTCTCTCTCCAGTTTTGCGATCGCGCGATCCCGCTCATCCAGTCCCTGGGCGATAGCCTCCGATAGCGATAGACCGTCCGGCCAGGACCTGGACATGCGCATCGTGGTCTCGATTACCTCCAGTGTGCGGGAACGAGCCTGGAGATTCTCCACCTCAGACAGTACTGGCCCGGGCGGTCTTGCACCGGAGAGATCTCGGATGGAGGAAAGAAGTGACGCCACCTGCTCGCCGGCAGGCTCTCCGATGCGGTCGAATGCGCGGATGGCGTTCTGAATCGATCGCAACCTGGACTCCTGCTCCGCGAACTTTGCCTCTCGGCAATCGCAAGCGTGGTGATGGGTGACGCATTTGGAATCAGTCACTCCTCCACCTCCCTCTCCTCGAACTCATCGCAGGCCGGCGAGTCCGCGGTGATGTCCTCGGCGTGGCCCTCCACACACTCCTCGTAGCGGTCATCCGGACCACCGCCATCGAAGAGGGCACAGTCACCGCAGCGGTTCGCCTTGGTGGCAACGGCCGCCTCGAAGCCCATGCCTGAGCCGCACACTCGGCAAGAGAAGCGCCCTTGGTTGATGGTTGAGCAGTACACGCACTCCCATTCCTTGGGCTCGCCGATGAGCTGGGGACGGACGCCGGCGCGGGTGGGATCTGCCCACTTCTCGAACTGCTCCCAGACATCACTGGCGGGATCGATGATGTTCTTGGTAATCGACTGGCGCGCCTCCTCGCTCCATCCTCCGCCGAGGAGCTTGACCATGTGTTCGTAGTCGTCCCTGTCCAGGGCGTCCAAGACATCCGCGTCCGAGGCTTGCACACGCCCCTTGAACCCTGGGAACCCGGTCTCATCGAGAACCCAGAACCACTTCCCATCCTCCTCCTCAACAGCGACCCATCCGTTCGCGCCCAAGGCGTAGGCAAAGACATCATGGGGTGTGGGCTCTGCGGTCTGGGACATGATGTCCTTGATCCACTTGTCGTACAGGACATCGGGATTCTCGGTGTGGCCTGGTACGCCCTCGTGATAGATCATCTCTCCCTTGCCGCAGGCCCAGCACTTGACCTCCTCTTCCTTGTCCTGGATGTCGCCGCAGTTGTTGCACTTCCAGTATCCACTGCGCGGCTCCTCTCCGAAGTACTCGTTGTCCGAGAGCAGGCGCTCGAACTCCTCGGCCGGCTCCGCACCCGGGGCGATGCCGTCCAGCTCCAGCGTGCCGTTCTCGTCTGTCTTTGTCATCACGCAGTTCGCCTTGAACCAGCGGCCGAAGGCGTCCACCTTCCGGCGCAGGAAGTCCGCGACGGCGATCTCCTCGTTGAGGTCCGCAGCCAGCATCTTCTCTGGCTTCATCGCGTCGTGGTCCAGAGGCGGGCCCTCCTCGGGGTTCTCCATGACCTCGGCCAGCTGCGAGACGAGCTTCGCCGGCGAGGGGATGCCGTGCTCCTGATACCGCTGGATCATGTCCCCGATGAGACTGACCGTGGCTTCCAACTCCTCCAGAGCTGACATGGCACTGTCCCGCTGCGCTCCCATCGACTTGAGCCTCTCCATGTAGGCCAGGGACTCCTCGGCGTCCACGCGCTCCAGGACGGCCACGATCTCATCGCAGACGGAGATGTTGTCCAGGTCGCTGCGCTCGGACATCTGCTCAAACGCGACCCGGAGAGCCTCGGCCTCGGCGCCTCGCTCGGCCTTGGAGTTGATGAGCTGAGAGCGCAGCTCGTCTCGCCTCGCCCGGGCTGTGTCCCTCTCCCGCCGCACACGCCCCAGGGTCTCGTTTGTGAGTGTGAGTTCGCCACAGATGCGGTCGACGAACGAGAAGAAGCCCTCGTCCTCGCGGCCGCCGTTCTCCTTGTGGGACCGCTTGATGCGCTCGCACAGCTCGGAGTAGAGCTTTGCCGCGGCACCACCATCTCCATCGAGTCGGCCGATCGCGGAGAGGATGACGGGCACGCTGGCGTCCTCCCCAAGCCCGAGCTCGGCAGTGACGTCCCGCTTGAAGCGCTGGAGGGAACTCGCCTGAATGCGCGCCTTGTCCTTCATGTGCTCAAGCTGCTTCTCGCCCGGACCGGAGGACGCCTCCTTGAGCTTCTTCACAACCAGGATCGGGTCCTCGCGCCCCGGGTTGAGCTCGGCCAAGAGGCGTGCGTACTGATCGGAGATGCTGTCCCGCTGCTCGCGCGCTCGCCTGATCTCGCGCTCGGCGTTGTCCATTGGGATGGGATCCTTGGCGGAATCCAGTTCGGACTCCAGCTCGCCGACCTTGTCCATGAGCTTACGAATCGCAGCACCCTCGGAGGCGCTCTTCACAAACTCCGATCGCGCGGACTCGACGGCCTTGGACAGGATCTCCACGGTGAGGACGAGGGCATCACCGCGCTCACGCTGGCGAACGAGCTCGGCGATTGCCGCATCGATCAGCGCGGCGAGGTCTACGTTGATGACCCCGAGATGCGACGAGAGATGCCCGATGGCGGATTCAAGACGATCATCGAGAGTGACCACCTCGTACTCAGGCGCCTTCTTGTCACAAAGCTCCGTGTCCGGATCCTCTATGCGCCGCTGCAACGATATGATCAGGTCGAGCAGTTCGATGCAGGTGGGGGGATCGAACGTGGCAATGTGCCGCGCATTCTCCTTCGGTGAACTGCCCCATTTGCACTCCGCGACAGTCACGCTCGGATGGTGGGAGATCTCTTCCGTCACGACGCGGAAGACTTCCTTGTCCGCGAGGAATGTTTCCCACACTATGCCGGCGTTCGCGCCGATGGCGACGGCGCGCAAGGCGTGGAGCCTCTCGGTGATAGGAATTCGCTCGCTCATGGCGTCACCTCTTCCGGATCCGGCGGTAGACCGTCCATGAAGGCGATCCCGTGAATCGCGAGAGCGTGGCGCGCCTTGCCGACCGAGATCAACGAAGCGTGACCCACTGACTTCGATCCCTCTTCCGGGTGAAGCGCTGCGATCACTTCGTCGAGCGCGTCGAGTAAGCCGATCACCGTTGGCGGATCGAGCGCCGCGATGAACTCCGCGTCCGCCTCGAAGTTCTCGCGCTCTCGGTTGTGCGCGAAGAAGATCTCCCCGTCGTGTAGAACCTCCGGCTCCGGCATCACGCCGGAGACATTCCCGTTCCCGTCCGAGGAAATCGTCCACGGTCCGGGCGTCGCGTCGAGCGCCACCGCGCGCAGCGCCCCGAGTCTCTCGGTGATCTCTACGCGCGCGCTCACGGCGTCACCTCTCGATCCAGCTCTTCGATGGTGACGAACGGCCCCTCCGCAAGTTGTGGGATCTGTAGCAAGTCGGGACGGAAGCGGACGAACCCCTCGCGCCCACAATCGGAACACTGGACCGGGATTCCCGCGTCTACTTTCTCTAGCGGCTGGCCGATCTGCTTGCGCGCTAGTTCGAGCAAGTGCTTCGACGGTGCCTTGGTCCCGTGGAACTTCTTGTCCCCCGGTATCCTCTTTGGCGAGCACTCATCCACGAGCGCGCGTAGCAGCTCGCGGAAGAGTTCACACTCCGCGCGCACAATCGAGGAAGATCGGAGGTTATCCGTGATCTCGCCCTGTAGCTTGATCACCTTCCTCGCCTCCCTCAACTCGCGGCGCAAATCGCGGATCACTTGCGCCGCGTCCTCCACTCTCGACTCGTTCATGGTTCCCCTCTCTTTACCTTGGCCGCGAGCTGATCAGCGATCGAAGCTCGCAGCGTTGGAGCCTTGCGCGGCTCCTCTTGTTCTTCACCTTGCGGGGGCCTTTTCCCCCGGACGGCCATAATAGACCGGACGCTCTCCGGCGTCAAGAAGTCGAGCGCGGCACGGTCCACAACGAAGGGACCGGCGAGGTGATCACGAGCGCGGCTCATCCGTCGTTGCGCTCCTTGATCCACGATAGGAAGTCCGGCGCGTCTCCCGTCGCCTCGCCGTAGCTCTTGAAGTTCGCGCGGCCAGCGCTCCACGCGGCGGCCATGTCTTCGAGCGTGTAGCCGGTCTCGCGGATCGTCGAAGGCTTCGGCTCTTCCTCGGTGACCTCCGGCTCCGCCTCGGGATCGAACGCGAGGGCCGCCTCTTCGATCGTCTGAACCTCGGAATTGTAGATCCCGTTTTGGTGCTCCCACTTCACGAACCCGGCGGCCTTCAACTCTCCGCGCGCCAGCTCGCGATCGTTGTCCCCGTCCGCGAAGACGTAGATCACCGCGCCGGCCATGACGACCCGGAGCGTCCTCCGGTAGTTCCCGTCCTTGTCGAAAATCTCAACCGAGAAACTTGACTCGCCCATCATGCTCTCCCTTCCGCGTGCTCGGGATGTCCCGGCAACGCGCGATAGCTCTCCCAAAGATCCGCGCATAGCTGGCGCTCTCGCTCGTGTCGAGCTGGCGTCCGGCTCCGCCGGTCTTCTTCCCATGCGTCGATCCATCGGCACGTTAGATCGTGCGTGCGCTCGGCCTCCGCGGAGAGGCGGCCGAGACGGTTCGCGAGCGCCCAATCGATCAGCGCCGCGGCTTGCGGCTTGCCGCAACTCCAACGCGCGCAGAGTCCCGGCTTCTCTTCGTTGACCGCGCAGCGCGCGCGCTCCCCGTCGAACTCCAAGAAGACGCAAGCGGTCCCGCCTACCTCGGACGGGACGAACGAACGCGGCGCGCTCCGCAACTCGATCCCGCCGTCCTCGCGCTCGACGAAGAACTCCGGGCCGAGTCGATCCCGGTCGGCGCGTGAGCACTTCGAGATCGCGAAGAGGACACAACACAACCCGCACCGGCGGCAACCGTCGAGGCGGCGCTCGCGTTGCTTGGCCGTGAAGTGGCCCGGCTCGGGGATCGCCATCTTCATAGCTTCACCTTCGCCGCGCCAGTGAAGCGCACGCGGCCACGGCTGATCAGCTCGACGCGCTCGCCCTCGGTCCGCACCTCGAACGCTGGCGGAGTGTCCGGCCCCTCCGGGTTCGGCTCGAACTTCAACCCGCTCGCGAGATAGATCCCGTCCTCGGGAACCTCCGCGGAGACGACGATCTCGATCGGTAGCGAGAAGTCGAGCTTCGCCATCATGCGCCCCCTTTCTTCGCCGCGTCCCACTCGCGGCCAACCTCCGAGGAATCGATGTCCTCGCACACCGCGCGCGCCATGATCTCGATCTCCGTCCTCGCCTCTTCCTTCGAGCTGCTCACCCTCACCTCGCCGCCATCCGGCGTCACCACAGCCGCAACCCCGGGAACCTTTGAGATCGAGTCCGCGACCTCTTGCGCGGTCACGCGCGAGGCGTCGCCCTCATAGTGCGCCATGATCTCCGCGTCCACTTGTTTCGCGATAGCGGAGGTCTCTCTCCCCATTGCCCACTCGTAGAAATTGTTCTCGAACTGATCGAGCTGCGCCTTCGCCGTCGCGTAGTTGGCGTCCGAGCCGGAGCCGGCGAGAGCTGGATGCGGAACGCCGTTGACCGCGATCGTCATGCTCGCGATATCGTCCGTGTAGTCCTTGAGCGCGCGATCGGAGAACCGCTTCGCCTCTCTTCGGAGCATGGCCTCGGAGTAGCGATCGCCACCGGCCGGCGGGGGGACTTGTTGGAAGTCCTCGATCGCTTGCTCGATCATGTCCTTCGTGAGCGCGCTCGATACGGAGACCGGCAGCCCGAGGTGCCAGATCGCGCGTCCGTATGAGAGGCCCTCAACGAACGAGATCAACACCGCGTCCCCCGCCATCGGGATCTGGACGTCCGGCGCGTAACACTGGTAGAGCGGGTCGGCCCATCCCGTCAACGGGCCGGAGACGCGATCCGCAATGCTGGACGGGATCTCGTAGGCGATCCGCGGTGCGTTGATCTGCGCCGCTCCGATCTCGTAGGCTTCCACCTCGATCACCTTCGCGGGGTAGAGGGCCTTGAGATCCGAGGGGGCGAAGTCCTTGACGGTCGGATGGTTCCTCGCCGCCTCCCTCTTCGCGCTCTCGCGAACGAGGGCCGCCAGCGTGGGAACGTAGCCGAACCGATCGAGGCACTCGCGAAGCATGGCGTCCACGTCCGCGGAAATCTCCGGGCCGCTCACCTTGTCCAGCATCTCGACCCAAGCCTCGCGCGTCGTGAAGTGACCACGGATCAAAGCGTGAGCAGCTCGCGCGTAATCGGCCGCGGTTGCTCCCGCGTCAAAGGCCGGCTCGCGTGCGCTCACTCGATCCCCCCTTCGTCTCGCAAGGTGAGCACGCCGCCGCTCTCTCCCTTGCTCCGCTGGTACTCTTCGAGCGCTTCGAGGTAGGACTCCTCGACGGTCACGAGCGGCGCGGCGCGGTGCTCCGTGCAAACCGTCTCGCCTCCCTCGGTCTCCGAGTAGGTCCGATGGGGAACGCCAACGAGACAGAAGAGGCACGGGAGATCCTTGACGGCCTCCGCCCGGCGGTAGGCTTCGCGCGATCCGATCTCCGTGTCGAGTTCGATCTCAACCGGCCTCTCGCACCAAGAGCAAGACCACGAGACGCGGTAGACCATGCGCGATCCCCACGAGCGCACCGGGCGCGCCTCTTCGATGTGAACGCCGCTCACTCGCGCACCTCCACGATCGGCCGCACGTCCACGCCCTCCGCGCGCTCGTCCATCGCCGCGGCATAGAGACACCGGCAACCGTTCGAGCCTCCGAGCGCCTCGAAAAACCAGTCCACGAAATCGAAGACGGAGTCTCGGATGCACTTGAACATTTCGACCCACGCGCACACGAGACAACCCTCTCCGCTGCAATCGTGATCGATCACGGCGTCACCTCTTCGCCCTTCCCGATCTCCACGATCCCGATCGGCTCCAAGAGAACCACGCTCTCCCCGATGTAGCCGACCCGGAACGTGTACCCCTCGATCTCAACCTTCGTTCCCACCGAAAGGATCGGCCAGTGGCCGGGGACGGGCGAGCCGTCCGGGCGCAAGAGGAAGGAGCCGGACGCAACCTTCGCCAAGTTCTTGAGGCTCTCCACCATGCGCTTGTTGATCTCCGCCGTCTCTTCCTCGGTTGACTCGCGGAGCTGCTCGAACCGATTGGTCTCCGGGTTCATGGCGACACCTCCGAAGGCGGGAGGCCCGGCTCGATCTTCGCGACGGGCCGCGGCTTCACGTAGGACTTCGCCGGCCCCGCCACGATATCGATCCGCTTCGGGTGGAGCTTCACGCGATCGATCACCACGCCGTCCGCCATCGCGTCATGCTCCGCGATCGTGTAGCCCTTGAGCTTGCAAGAGCGGAGACGGATCACGCGGCCGGTCTCGCCCTCTCGCGTGCTCTCGGTGAGCGTCACGTCACGCCGCGCCCACGGCCGAGAGCCGAGCGCCTCCGCGAGTCCACCCGTCCCCGCCTTCGGCGCGGACTCGATCGTGATCGGTTTGCAGTAGCCGTTCCCGCTGCGCGCGATCAGATATTCGATTTCGGAGACGCGAGAGATCCCGACGAAGCGCCCGTCAATGGTCACGCGGAACTTGAACGAGCGGAGGAATTCGGCGGCCTTCATTCGGTCACCTCTTCGGCCTCGCTTTTCGGGGTCGGCACCGAGAAGATCTTCTTCCCTCCCTTGCCGCTGCTCACTCCGAGCGCGTGCTCCGAGTTGATCACAAGCGCGGTCGAGTAGCCGTGACCCTGGATCGTCGTGACCTTCCAGTCCGCGGGAAGCGCCTTGTCTTCCTCGACGGGCGAGATCGAGAAAGACCAACACCCGGTCGGGAGGAAGTGGGCGAAGACGATCGCGAGCGTCTCCGCGTCGCTCTCGTGTCCGCACTCGCCGCACACCTTCCCCGGACCGAGCACGTTGAAGGACGCTTGGAACGCGCCCTCGCCCATTGCCGAAGCCTCGTCCGTCTCCGGCTCCTCGTCCACATTCCCCGAGCGGTAGCGCTCGATCTGGACGGCGTCGTCACTGTGTCCCGTGAATTCGAGTCTCATCCTTTACCTCTTTTCTTTACCTTTGCCGAGCACCTTACTCGGTGATCTTCTTGACAGTGGAACCCGTAGCCGTCTTCGGGAGCTTGTCGCCAACGAAGAAGCCGGCCTTGTGCTTCCCGTGCGTGACCTCGTAGACGTCGAGCGAGTTGTCCTTCCCGTGCGCGAGCGCCTTGTCTCGCTGCATGGCGTTGAACCAGCGCGCCGGAGTCTTCGGCGTCTCAACGGTCTTTCCCTTCGCGGTCTTCTTCTTATCCTTTGCCATCGTTCCTTACCTCTCCCCTCGCACGTATGATTCGCGCGAGGTCTTGCGCCGCATCCTCGCGGCCGATTCCCGCTGCGTCAATCCGCGTCCTGCACGCGGTGCACCGGGCGAAAGCATAAACGACAGTGACGAAGTCCTTGTCCCCAGGGCGAAGCACCTTCGCGCGTTTTTCCACAGTCGAGATGCCCAGTTCGTCACCACAATTCGGACATGGCCAAGGGCCACGGAGAGCATCGCCCTCACCACCTTCTCGAACCGCTGCCTGACTCTCCTCCATCGCTCCATCACCTCGGGTTCCTCAGGGCGTCGGCCAGGGTGTTCATCGAGCGCATGTGCGCCTTCCTCACCGCGTAGCTATCGCGCTCCTGGCGGACTATCTTGTCGAAGGCCGTCCTCGTCTCCAGCCTCGGAACCTCCACGCCGGGCACCGCCTTCATCGTCCCGCAGAAGCGGAAGACGATCACCACCGCCCAGGGCTTCTCCCGGTACAGTTCCCAGTCGCGAACCGGCATCACGAACACGGGGTCGGGGGCACTGGAGAAAGCGAAGCGCCTGCTCTTCACCTCGATGTGCTTGCCCTCAACGATCAGGTCCGTGGTCCCGCTGTAGCGATCTCGGTCCTCGATCCCATCGCGCACCGTCTGCTCCTGGACCTCCACGGACAGGCCGTTGAGCTTGAGCCACGTGGCCACCCACCGTTCCCAGGCATGGCCCTGGGCAACCTCCGAGCGGAACAGGTCCTCGTCATCCCACCACGAGACCTCCTGGTCGATGGCGGGCTGGACCTTCACGTCCTCCAATCCAGCCTCGATGCGCTCCAGTCCCTCCTGGATTTCCGTGGCAGCGCCAAGCTCCACCTCGGAGAGCCTGCGGTTCGCCTTGCTCAGCTTGTCCACCCTGTCAGAGAGTCCAGCCATCGTCGTCCTACTCGTCAGGAGTCCACAGCGGGTCGTCAGGGTCGTTGCTCAGCACCACGTAGGCCACGCCACGCAGCGCGACGATCCAGGTGCCACCGCCTTCCTCTACGAGGATGGCGCGCTCACCATCATAAGTTCCAGGTGTCTTCATCGTAACCTCCTCACGGTCACCAAGTCGTTCTCCCGCTTCACGATCTCCAGCTTGGTCCCCGGCGCAAAGGTACTGCTACTGAACATGCGGAACAGGACGCCAGAGTACTTGATCCCCTCGATCATTATCACGTCCGTCTCCGGGGTGTAGGAGAAAGACAGCCCCTGCTCGCCCTCCACGGGGAGCGGCTCCATGTATTCGACAGGGATTCCTAGCTCGCCGGCGATCTCAATCTCAGACTGCACGCCAGTCGACTCCTCCCATCCATCGAGCTTGAGGACGACGAGCGCTCTGCACGCAGAGATAATGGCGCGGTCATACCCTTCCCAGAAGTCGAAACCGAGGGGCAAGCCGCCTGCCTCGGCGATTGGATGAGTGTGCGAGATAGGGGAGTAGACGTAGACACCCTCAGCCATCAACGTCGCCGCGGCCACGTTCACAGCGCGAAAGCGCTGGAGGCGAACACGCGCCTCGTCATGGGAGTAGGGACATGCCAGGTAGACCAATTGCTTCTCCATCTCTTTACCTTTCCAGCGCCTCGGCCGGGACAGTGGAGAGCAGACCCACATCGTACTCCCAGCGGTCACGCTCCTCTATCCATCGCACACCACGGATGCGCTTGCGGTTCTGGAACTTGTTACTCACGGCCTTCACCGTGACCCACGTCCCGACGGAGTACTCAGGCATTGGCCGCTCCATCTCCATCACAGCGCCTTCTGAACGAGAGCATCGAGGCTCGCAGGCAGCTTCTCCTCGCCACGCGCCTTCGCCTTGGGCCTCGGCATCGCCGCTGGTTTGGGCCGACCCTCATCGAGAAGCTCGTCAATCTCCTTGGCAACATCGCCGGACTCCGTCCCAGCGGTTGCACCGCCACCCGCTCCACCTCCGTGAGACATAGCAGCGCGCCGATCTGCTCGCCGTGATTCCCGGATCAGGTACTCAAGGCGCTCGGCCAGTACTTTCGCAGCCGTGGTCGCGTCCCCGAGCTTCTCGCGGTTCTTCTCGATCTGCTCGCCGTGATCCTCCAGCTCGGCCGCCAGGAACTCAACACGGATCGCCGTGGCCTCATAGCTGGCGCCATGCTTCGTCTCGGTGTCCATCGCCTTGATGAGCCCGGTGACCGCGACGATGACGGTCGCGAGCGCACCGAGTACACCGCCGACCCACGCCGCGCCCTTGCCCACCTTCGTCCGTGTCTCGCGTCCGCTATTGTTCATGGCTGCGCCGCCTTTCCTCGTAGGTACTGCCGCTCCTGCTCCGTCAGCACCTTGAGCGAGTGGATGTCCCTGTAGGGGGGCTCGGGAAACTGCTCCTCCATCTGACACAGAATTTCCGACGGCACGTGCCAGACGCCCTGGCGCCCGCGGCATGGGACCGGCGTGGGCAGCGGCACCACGAGCGAGAGCCTCCAGTGCCTCATTCCATCGGCTGCCCAGGGCCACTCGTTGTTCGTGTAGCAGCCGCCGTACTCGGCGACTGATACGATCGCACCGCGCACAATCTCAGACGGCGAGATCCACCGGGTCATGCCCATGTCTTTCTCGCTCCATGTGGGGACCTTCGAGCCGCGGGTGGCCACGTTGCATCCCATGGCCTGCGCTGTCTCGATCATGAGCCGCATGTCCCGGGCGCTCGGCTTCCGCTTTCCGGCGTGGATGGCAATGAGCTCGCGCTTCTCGAAGGGTGGAACCCAGGTGCGGTTCTCGACGCGTTTGCCCATGGTGAGAATTGCCTCACACCATTCTGGATACAGCGTGATCGCCCGCATCTTCTCCGGGAGCTTCCTGCTCATCGCGGGCGTCCTCGAACAAGCTGCGAACCAGCGAAATCAGGAGACTGCTCTGGAACTGGAAGTGGCCGGGCCACATCCTGCTCGAACCCCACGGCGATCTCCCCACCGGTGCGGTAGTAGGCGGTCAGATCCTGGCGGTAATCGGATGGGACGAAGACAGAAATCTTCCAGCTTGGCAGCTCCAGACGGATCGGTTTTTCAGGCATCGTTCCCCCTCTCAAGAACGTCTTTAGATCTTACGATCTACGATCACGCGAGTCAAGGGAATCGCCAGTCGTGGTGCGGGTTTCCGGCTCCTCAGCCTGATCGCGCGATCGTGTTTCGCGCTCCTCTTGCTCAACCCGCTTCCGTTCCTTGCGACGGCGCTTCTTCCTGTGGCTCTTCTTGCTCAATCGTCGTCGTCCCCATCGAGAGGGAGCTCGGTCTGCGAGCTGGTCAGCTTGAGCGAGATCGAGTGGCCCAGTTGCTGGATGAGCCAGATCAGATCGTCCGCCTTGAGCGGAGGGATCTTCACGCACATCTGGAGGTCTGGACGGGTGGGTTGTTCCTCGCTCTTCACGAGCTTGATCTTGTTGACGCTCACACCCTCCGTCTGGAACTTGCCCCGAGGCTCGGGGTCCATGCCCGGCGTGGCGTAGACATAGAGCGAGAGGTCCGAGTAGTCCTGGTCGAGTTCCGCCGTCTTGAAGGGCAGCACCCGGGTGTCTCCCGCGCTCCGCGCTTCCACCATGGCCAGGACCTCGGAGCCCAGGTCCACGAGCTGCGAGTCCGTGATCTCCCCCTGGAGGGTCATCTCCGTGAGGATGCCGGGCTCGTCTTCTCCCCGCTTGAGGTTGAGCTTCTTCACCTTACTTTGGAACTTCTCTCTGAACATTCTTTACCTCGTCTGCGCTATCGCGCGTTACTGGCTCGCGGCGTAGATGCCAACGACGCCGAATCCTATCGACTGCACGATTACAAGTCCCCAGGGGATCCACTCCCGGGCCTTCGTTGCGTTCCTCTCATCCAGGCGCAGGCGCCGCTCTTCCTTCCATGCCTTGCGCAGGATCTCCCTGTCCGTCCTGACCAGGCCGAGGTCCTCGCGGCATAGGTGCAAGCGCTCCTGCCCCACAAGCGTCTCGCCCTTGCTCTTCTCCAGGGCGAGCTGGAGCTTGGGCCAGTTCCCGAAGAACCAGAGGTAGTCATCCTCAAGCTTCACGATCTCGGCGTATTCTTCGGCGGTGAACGCCTTGAGCTTCACGCCGTCCACCTCCACCTCCCTCCCCGCAGGAAGCTGCCTGCGGGTGGATGGTGGTCCGCTATCGTTGTCGTCTGCGATCGCGGGCAGCGTCAATGCCAGCGATGTCACCACGAGCAGCGGCGCGATCCACTTCCTCATGGAACGCCTCCCTTCCCTCGCCTGACTCGGCGATTTCTTTCTCGATGTCCTCGCGCTCGGTGCGCAACTTCTCGCCATCCGCGGCGAGCTCCCGATCACGCTCCTCGTTCCGGGCGACGATCCCATCGATCACCTCGCCCCGGTCCTCGGCCACCTTGAAGGCCGGTGAGTCATCGTCATCCTTCGGCCTGAGGTACAGCCAGAAGGTCACTGCCACGAGCACGGCCACGAGCACGATGCCGATGGCCAGGAGCACCTTCTTCCAGATCGGCGCCCCGCTCCACTGGCCGGTCAGGCTCTTGAGCGTGTCCAGCATGTCAGCCCTCAACGGCTGTGGCCGCGAGGACGATGGGAACAACCTGCTCCGGGATCGATCCACGCTCCTTCTCCGCGCCGCGCTGCCTTGGCTTCGTCACCATCACCTCTCCCCTCAGCGAGAGATGGCCGGTGCAGTTTGGGCAGGCTAGGAAGTCACCGTCGTTCGGCTGCTTGGTGAGCTTGAACTTCTCCTGCGTGGGGATGAACGAGCGCCAGACCAGGCCAGCGTCTATGACCACGCGGCCGTCCCTTGGGCTCGGCACGGCGTTGATAGTCCCCACCACCTCACGCTCCTGAGCGCAGTACACCTGGATCTCAATCGTCTGCGGAGTCTCTTCCATCATGTTCTTCACCTTGTCCTTTTTGTTGTGCAGAGAAACCGACGCCCCGGCCTCCTCCGAGGGGGAACAGAGAAGCCGAGGCGCCTTGAGCTTCGCGGGCGGTCTCGCGGGGAAGCGTGATACCTGCGAAAAGCTCCCTGATCATACTTAGTTGATCTATGTCGGTCAAACCTTCTGCGGCCTTCGGAATCTTGATACCTCGGAAGATCCCAAAGGAATGAGCCATGACGACAAGTCCGCGCGCTTGCTCGCTATCTGGCGGCAACCACTCGGCACCCCCGCACACGGGACAGATGCTGGAGTCCTGGAAGCGAATCCACTTGTCCAGACCGGCTGCCTTCACCTGCTCCCGCAATTCCCCCATCACCCCTGCCACCTTGGGGTGCGCCCCGTGAGAAGCATGGGCACAGGCCAACGCCAAGAGGGCAGCGCTCCCCTCGCGGATGGTGGCGATGCAGACCTTGACGCCCTCGGCAGTCACGATGAATGGCTCATCCTCCGAGGCGCAGAGCGGGAACGAGGGGACCCCCGTGACGATGGCCCAGGCCTCCGCTCCGCTCAGCTCGATCGAATGCTTGATGTCCTCAACCTTCAATGTGTTTCTCGTACAGCCTGTCGATCCACGCCTCCTGCTTCTCGGTGGCGTGCCAGAACTCGCTCACGTTCTCGCTCATGTCCGCAATGAACTCCTGCTCCCTGACGGACAAAGGGCACGGGTCCTCATCGAGGAGCTCGGCGAGCCACTCGATCTTCTCATCTGTTGTCGCGATGCCGTCTTCCATAGCTATCTCTCCCATGCGACTGGTTCCGTATCAGACGCCAGATACAGCGGATGCCTTGGATACCCTCCCTTTGTGAGACCAAGATGGTAAGGTACCGCCCCGCATTCCAAGATCGAAAGGACGTCGGAATCCCTGCCTTGAAGGGACCCGTGAACCCCCCACCCACAAATCAATTTGCTGCTAATGCGAACCGCTTCGACTATATGCTTATTGCATTCCGGTCCAATAGGATCCGAATGCTTGAGTAATTCACGTGGATCCGTCGCCCGCAATGCAAAGAGATTGGCGATGTAGCACGATCCGAATCCCCACCGTTTCGAGAAGTTGATGACTCTACGAATGGTAGGATCATCGATGCTCGCATCTGCGGTAGATGGGTTCAGCATAATCCATGAAATTATTGGAAAGCTATCGTTCCACCTGCGCCAGAGAAGATATCGATAGCTCTCACAATCTGATAACACAGCGCCTGAACTGCTCCCTATTACGGAATCTATCTGGAGAGAAAGTTGTCCAGATCCAGTCATATCACAGCTCCAGAAGCCAGTGGTCTTCCCACGCTTCCTCTCGCAGTCGTTGCAGTTCGATCTGTTTCAGCTCATCGCGCAGGCTCTCGATCGCGCGCTCCTCCTGGCCGCCGATTGTCAGCGCGCCAAGCATGGGGTCACCCATCTCCACGGCCATCTCCCGGACACCACGGAGGTTCGCCTCCCACTGCTCGATCTCCCAGTGGATCCGGTCCTCACGGGTCATACCTTCCCCCAGAAGCGAGTCCTATCACTCGCCCACCGCCAAACCTCAAGCATCAAGAACTCTTCTATCTCCGCAGCCGGAGGGTGCGCCGGGAGATCCGTGCGCTCGTAGGCGCGCCGAGCTTCCTCAACCAGCTGCTCTGACCACTCAGCGATCTGCTCAGCCGTATATTTCCCAGCCTTCACATCGAGGATGTCCTGGGCATAGGCAAGCGGCATCTGGATCCATCCTGTCTCCATCAACTCAATCCCCTCATTGAGTAGCTGGATCAAGTTGGACGCGAACTTCACATCGTATCCGAACTTGGTGAATAGCACGTGCCGCCCCGTCGCTTTCGACAGCCGCTCACGGATCATCTTCTTGGCCTTCTTCACGAACACCCCGCGCTCAAAGTGCAGGTCGCCGCACTGGATGTGCTTCCCCTTCCCGCTGTCTTTGAACGGCACGCCAACTCCTATCCCCCGCTTCTGAGCCTCATCGCAGAACCGAACCACATCGGCGAGCACCTGATTGTTGTCCAGCTGCTCCAGCACCTCCAGCCCCTCCTCCAGCGCCCTGTAGTTCTGAGGCTTGATCCTCATCTTGTGGCCCTGCGCCTCGGCATATTTAACGAACCGGTGGTGCGCTCCCTTGTGCGGGAACTTCGGCCCCATCTCGAACAGTCTCTCGGCGAAGCCATGCTCATCCTTGAATACGATATTACGCTCATCGGCCATGATGACATGGAGGATGTTCGGATTGTTCTGCATCAACAGGCGCACGAATTTTCTAAAATCGTGGAGCTTCCGATCAACGGCGTCCTTCGTGTTGCGCCCCGTGTCGTCCTTGCACGCCGTTCCAAGATCAACCTCTTCGCACCTCTGGAATCCGAACAAGGTCTCGTCACACGGCATGAAGACCCCGAAGAGATCGAGATCGCTGTCCGGCGTATTTGTTCCAAAGAGATGGGAGCCTATTCGGACTTCCAGAATCCTGTTCTCCTCAGCCATTTTTTTGAAGTCCATTATCTCCTCCACTCGGGGAACGCCATTGGCCACGCTATGTCCTCGTATTCACTGCGAAGGTTGTCCTTGACAAAAACAGGTACATTGTGGTTCGCACACCAATCGCAGATCTTGATCGCCGCATCCCGCACCTCTGTGGACGGCCTCTTCCCTGCTCCTGTCTCCGCTCCAATCACAACCCAGTCCGGCTCCTTGGTGTAGATGAAACCGCCCGAGCGCATCGGAAGCACGAGGGTGCGTGGCTGGAACCCGGTGTCAAGGAGGGGCTCGATGGAGACGAAGTGACCGCCCGCTTCCTCCACCTCCTCGAAGAGTACGGGCACCCGCTCGCGCGCCTCGGCAGACGTCGGTGTGCTCACCCCGATCCAGGCGTTCTTCGGCCACGAGCCGGCGAGCCCCTCGGTGTTCTTTGTCAGGATGAGGAAGGTGTGGCGCGGGTGGTTGCGGATCAGCTTCTTGATCTTGCTCTGGACGAGGGCCCGGGACAGCGCCTCCATCACGATGGGCTCCCCGTCCTGGACGTCCGTCACCCGCCATCGCTTCGAGCCAAGGTCGGACATGCTCCCGAGGAAGATGGTCTGCGGCTTCCGCTTCTTGGCCAGGTCCGCGTCCAGCTTCCGCAGGACATCTTGATGAATGGCTGGCGTGAACGGGTCGAAGCCCTTCTCCCTGAGCCGGTGATAGACCGTGCCCTCCTTGCCCGCGAGGCGCTTGGCAAAGCGGCGAGCGTAGCAGAACTTGCAGCCTCCTGTGCTGCATCCCGTCGTAGGGTTCGCGCTCATGTCAGCCCAGTCGATCTTGGTATTCTGCACCTCAGCCACCTGTCATCGGCATGATGGCGGTCCATTTGCCAGCCAGGATGTCGCGAATTTTATCCTCAGAGTGCCCTTGTTTCGCAAGAAGCTTCCGAGCCCAATCTTCTCCGAGCACTGAGATTATCTCCTTTGCAGCAAGGCGTCCGGCGGCGACCACATCCTCTATGTCCAACCCGTATGTATTTCCCCATGCCGTAGCAACCACGAACTCGCTTGCTTCCCTCACCGCCTCCAGCGCGGACTCGGCGGCCTCGGCGCGCTCCCTTTGCACGGTGGCTCTGGCCTCTGCCTCATTGGTTGCAATTTCCTGCAACGCAATCTCCCCCGCCTGCTCCCGCGCCCGCGCACAGAGGCGAGGGACTAGCGTGAGCATTGTTCGAATAAAAAGCGCAACGTGAGATTCCAGGAAGCCATATGGCTGTTTTAGCCTTTTGCACAGCCTTTCCGCTTCCGCGATCTCGGTATCAGTGATTCGCTGATCAGCCTCTGCCATCTCCTTCTCCTTTCATCAAGTACCATCCAATCGCATCGAGCGGTGAGCCCACGAAGCGATCGCCAAGCTGAGGGCAGCGGCCACACGGGGCGAAGCTCGTCCCCCTCCACGTGGCGAGAACCTCTTCCAGCCCGAAGAGACCTCGGCGCATGCCGTCGCTCACCTGCTCGCAGAGCAGCTCCAGCGGAGCCCTCTGCCGGTTGTCATCCTCCTTGAAGCCATCGACCATGATGTGTACAGGAACGCCGTCCAGGTAGCCCACGTGCACGTAGAAGTCCACGCCGCCCACGTTCAGCTTCAACGTCCGCGATGGAATGAGCCCCTTCTCCATCTCGCGCACCGTGCGCATCGCCCAGTAGTCTTGGATCGCCTTGGCCTGGGCCAGGTCATGATCGCGCTCGACTGGAATGACTCGCTCGCTCACCATCCACTCCTCAATCTCGCTCGGTTGATCAGGCGCTCCCAAACAGGACCCCCTGCGAGAGCTTGCGGCCTACCTCGATCGCGCGATACCGGGCGATGAGGACTGCGGAGTCGGCGTTCTCCGGAATCTTCACCCGCCCACCACCATACAGCCCGGCCACCTTCGCGGCGCATTGCTGCCGCAGCACATCGCGCCCCTTGCGAGATCCAGTGCCGAGCTCCTTGGACTGCCAGGACTGCGGGTGGATGTCGTCATCATCCTCGCGGTAGGGGATCCCGTTGCGGAGGAACGCCTCCTGCCAGCGGCCGGCAACCCGGGCGACCTTCTTCATGGACTGAGGGATCATCGTCCGTTCTTCCTCACCGGCCTTCGCCCCCTTCTTCCTGCGCTTCACCACCCCGAGGTACTGATCCTCGATGACGCCGCGCTCGATCTCCACCCCGGGGAAGTCTTTGGCCATGCACTTGAGCACGCCCTCCACGAGCCCTGTGACGCTGGTCTCTTTGGCCTTCACCACCCCGAAGTAGAGCAGCCGCGGTGAGAGCTCGCACGTGACCACGGCGTAGCCGGACTTGGCCCCGGGGTCCACGGCGAAGATGGCGGGGGGCGGACGCTTGCTCATGAAGCGGCCTCCTCGATCCTGGATCTCTTCGAGTACTCACCACCTCTCCGAAAGCGCGAGAGGTGACCGAGCTTGAGCTCGTTCAGCCAGCGGCGCAGGGTGCGCTCTCCGATGCCGAGGATCACAGCCGCCTCCGGCACGAGACCTTCGCTCTTTTCCATGGCCTCTCGCACGGATCGGATGCGCTCGGCTCTCAGCCGGTCCTGCCACATCGTGCTCTTCTTCTTGCGCTTCTTCTTCCTCTTTGCCATCAACTCACTCCATGAGAATAGACTGCACCAACCGGAACGCCTGCGAGACACGGAAGATCCCACCGCCTTCGATCCGGTCTGCATAGGAATCGATCAGCTTCAACGAATGGCGCTTGCTCCATACCGAGCGCCAGTAGATCCAGGTTCTGAGCTTGGCGGCCATCGCCCTGCGGTATCTGTCGATCTTCGGCTGCCCTCTCCAGTACTGGATGGCGATGCCCATGGTGTAGGCCTTCGCCTCCTCGTTCGCTCGGAATGGAGCCGGCCACGGGGCCAAGGCTGTGAGGGCGAGCACGGCGAGCAGGATCCACCACAACGATCCGCTCGCACCGAGCACGATGGCCGCCACGCCGAGTGGAGCGATCAGGATCTGGGGGAAGGCGTAGCCCAGGACGTGAGCCACCGGCCCCGCGTAGAACGAGAACACGTGCACCCCTTCGTGGGCCAGGGTGTAGAACGCGGCCCGCGGGTTCTGCACTACGTACTCCCTGGTCGGGAACCAGATGGTCGCCCCCATCGTTGTGGTGGTCTCCCGGCTCCACATCCTGGGAAGAATCCTCCAGAAAACCGAGTCCGTTTTGTATTTTATTTCGAGCCCCGGAACAACCTGGACCAGCACACGCCGGAGCTCGTTGAATCTCTGTAACCATGTCAGGCTCGCCATGGGACCCTCCTGAGGTTGACGAGAATAGCTTCTGAGCGGCTTTCTCGTCTTTCCGTGAGCATCCCCCTCGGTTTCGCCTGGAGGCGATTCTCGCGCCTCCCAGGGCTTTCTCAGCTGTCCTTGGCCTTCCCCGCTCGTTTTAATTTCACTGTTCCCCTCTCGCGCCGGATATTGTGCCACGATTGGCCGAGCGTAGCAAGTCGAGATCGCCCTCCAGCTTCGTGGCCCACGCCGAGAGGAGCTTCACGTTGTCCGACTCCAGCGCCTCCAACACTTCGATCTCGCCGGCGCGCATGAAGCCGATCCTCCGCTTCCCCTGGTAGCGGCGGTGGTGCTCCGCGCAGATCCGGGCCACCTCATGGTCCGAACACTTCTGGCCAGCACCCTTCTCCCCGTAGTGGTGGAGCTCCTCTGCCGGGCGCTTCCTGCCGTTCACCCGCCAGCAAATGCAGCACGGCCCGGGCAAGCCCTTGGCGAAGGCCAGGAACTCGCGGGAGCGGTGCGGCTTGTTCTTGGGGAATGCCGTCATGGAAGAGGGCTGATATCCGGTGCGGTGGTTGGAACAACCCCGTTGTTGTAATCGGATTTCAGCTGCGTATAGCCACTGATCAGCTCGTTGATCTTGCTCTTCAAGGACCCACCGATGCCCTGGGAGTCCAGCCAGTTTGCGAGGCCCTCGTACTGGATCTCCAGCGAGGTAGGCGTGTCCTCCCAGGCAGCGCCAGTGCGCCGCTTGAGGCCCTCGATCGTCACCACCTCGCCAGGTTCTCCAAGAGCAGAGCGTATCCCGTCGTTCTCGGTGGCGTCTGCCGCAGCCTGGATGGCCTCGATGATCTCAGTCTTGGTTGACACAGTTCCCTCCTGTTATCGCGCTGAGTGCATCTCGATACAGCTGATCGAGGATGCGGAAGTCCGCCGGGCCCACGCAGACCATGGCCCCGAACTTCTCCCGCAGGTAGTTGATCCGGTCACGCGCCGGGATGTCTCTCCTGACCAAGCCCTCGGGCCACCGTCCCACGCAGGTGCCGGACTCCCAGCGAACCCCGTTGTGTACCTGGAGCGTGACGATCTCCCGCTGCGCACCACTGACCTGGACGATGATCACGCGATGCCGAGGAGCACGTCCGTTGATGTCACCGGAATCCGGGTAATGAGCCCTGACAATCGCACCCTCGTGGCGGATGTTGCCTGACACGGCTACTCCTCCTCGATGCAGGCGGCGTGGTAGGCATCGCCGTCAACTACCTTGGCCTCGCCAGCCGGTATCTGCCTGGAACAAGCAGCGCATCTGCGGGTGTCTACGTTCCCCTCGATCGCCGCGGATGGGAGCACCTCTCGCTCGAACTCAACCTCATGGCCACTCTTGAGGATGGCCACAAGCCGGCCGATCATGTAGCGCTCGCGCCGCTCGGTGAAATCCGCCGAGGCCTCCACCTCCATCGTGTGGTAGACGAGGCGATCGACCTCGCTCAACAGTTCCTTCCGCACCGTGAGATCTGGGTACGGAGCCTTGCCAGGCAGAACTGCGCCAGCATCTCCATCGCCGATCCTCATCTGCCATGGACCAGAGCGATCGGCGATCAGCTCCTCCCACTTCCGATCGCCCATCAACGACCTCGGTTGCGGGCGATGGTCTGCGCGGTCTTCTTCTTCACGTGGCGCCCGAGCGGGCCACCGTGCGGACCATCCCTGCGCACGGGCTTCGACCTCTGGAGCAGGGCGTTCATGCCCTGGCCGCGATCGTGGACGTAGGCCGAGACGTGGATATCGGACTTCTGCTCCGCGATGATGGAAACCGTCCTGAGCTCATAGCCCCTCGCCTCTACCTCGGCTTTCACCGCGGCCTTCACATCGTCCCACCTCTTGCGCGCCTTGACCTTGGGGTCCAGCACGAACGTGTCGATGAGCGGTGCGCCGCCCCTCGCCTTCGCCCCGCGCTTCGGCGCGAGGTAGACACCAACTACCAGCTGCTCTTGCTTCGTCCAGTCCGTCATCGTCTTCCGTCCTTTCTCTGGCCCGGGCCAGCCGGACCTATCTCCTCTAGGGACGCGCCACCCATGCGCGCCCAGCGGACGATCTTCTCATCGTACCAATGGGTCTCGCTCCCCCTCCACCATCGCCACGGCCTGTTCGTACTATTCCTATCAGCGCGCTTTCGCATCTGGCGCACGTTGTACTCGAATCCCTTTCCTAGCGACATGACCTCGGAGAACGGGATGCGCGGAAGAGAGATGTTGTACTTCGGCTTGCATCCAGAGTCCCGGCACAGCCAGAGCTCATGAAGCGGGCCAGAATCGATTCCCGTACTTCTCCACTGCTCAAGACCATCCTCCGACATCACCGCACGAGAAATCTCCTCAGCCGTGTGCGATATGCAACGGCGCCGCTTCTTGATGATGCCCTCCTGGTACGCCCACTTCCTCGGGTAGAGCCCGAGAGCGCAGCGATCGAAGCCACACTCATTCGCCGCGGTACCGAAGACACCCCACGGCTCCATGATGAATCCACCGTCAGTTCCGACGTCCGAGTACTCCCAGGATAGGAAGACAATCCTGTACGCCCAATCCAGTGCAGCGTCCTGCTCCTCTTCCTCGGAGTATGCCGTTCCGCACTCCCACCACTTCCCGCCGCCCTTGTGGTGCGCAACTCGGATCACCCCCCGAGCCATGCGGCCGATGAGCTTGAGCTGCTCGATGCTGGGGAACCCATCTTGCCTCGGCGCACTGGCGTGTAGTTCCGAGTCGTCCAACTCCGTCACCGGAAGCGGATCGATGTCAAGCGGCTCTGCGTACTCGCAGATGGGAAAATCCTGCTCTGACCCTTCGTCAATGAGCACGCGGGACATGGAACTTCCCAGCGCGAAGATCAGGATGCCGGCCGCGAGCACGAAGAAAGGCAGGCGTCGCATCACGCAGCCCTCAAGAACTCGGCGAAGCGATCCGCCACCTGCTCCTCGAACGCGTCCCACGGGAAGCCTGCGGGGTCCACCTTCCTGCGCGTTGCCTGGAGGTGTCCGATCATTCCCACATAGCCGCGCGGGTTGTCGATCACGGTGTGTGGAATCGCGTCATCGATTCCCCTGAAAAACTTCGGTGGACCTGGGGGCACATCTACCCCCTGCAACTTGAGCGCGCGCCACAGCCCGGCGAAGAGGCGAGACAATGCATCGAGCTGCACCTCTGTGATCGCGTACACCTCCCACTTCCGTCCGTGGATCTCATCCACCATCTTGACGTGCGGGGTGAGGTCAAGCCGATCACACCTCTCCGGCGAGTAGTAATTCGGGCGACGCTCGGCATCGGGGTACAGGCAGCACTCCACGCCGATGGAGCAGTTGTTGTGGCGCCCGGCGTGCCACGCCTTCTCGATCGCGTCCAGCGTCTGGAAGAGCACGCCCTTGTCCGAGAGGATGAAGTGCACGGAGAGCCCGCGCTGGTTGTGCAGCGTATCGAAGGCACGGCGAGGCAGCGGTCCTCCGGTATGGTGGATGAAGAGCTGGGTAATCGCCGAGATCCCGCCGCGCCTCTTGGAGTACCTGGTTCCCTTGATCACCCGCTTCGAGACGCTCCCCGTCCTGCGGTCTTCGTCCTCGATCACTTTGCGCGAGCGGTCATAGGCGTTCATCCCGATGTCCTCTTTCCACTTCACGCATCTGGCCCCGATGTCGTAGAGAACTCCGTTGAGCACGAATGCGTTGTCCTGCTCGAACGGATTCCCGGTCAGAGAAACTCTGTCTTCCATGTTTCACCTCCGCGCAGATTGTATCACAGGGCTACTTCGAGCTCGGCTCAGGCGGCTGATCGAGCCCGAGCTCGGCCCGGGCCTTGGCCACTGTCTGTGCGGCCTGAGCCCCGGCACGCAGCTTCATGGCGTCGATGGCCATGACGGACCGCATCGCACCGATGATCCGGATGTCCGTCTCTGCCGCGAGCGCGGCGCAGTACGCCTTGAGACGCCCTGCGGACTCGATGCAGGCGGCCGATACACGCGGGTCATCCGATACCATGGCCATGTTCTCCAGGCGGTCCAGCTCCCTCTGCGTGGCCTTGGCGATGATCTTGTCAGTCTCCGGCATCGGCATCGGCTCACCGCCGATTCCGTCTGTCTTCCGCTCCTGCTCGGGATTCGCTGCTTTGGCCTTGTTCATATCTTCATCCTCGTGTCTGAGATTGTCGGCGGTTCCCACGGTGGATCTCCCTGGTCCACCAATTCTATCACCGTCACCTCAAGTCCAGGGAACCTCTCCCTGTAGTTGTCCTCAACACTCACGTCCTCGTCCCCCTCCATCCAGACGAAAACGATTGGGCGCTCACCGTCCTGGTCCAGCGTCGATGGATCTCCGATCACTTTCAGGAAGTGCCCACCGGCCTTGTTCCATCGCTCGCGCACCTTGACAAAGGCGTCCTCCCCAGCGAGCACGTAGTAGCCACCAATGGCTCCGGCCTGGAAGGCAGAGACCACAGCATCGTAGAGACGCCCATCATCGTCGATGTATCCGCTGTCCTCATCGTCCTTCTCATCGACTTGCGCAACCCCATCGAATTCTTCGATGTCAACAGGCGCTACCTCTTCACTTTCGCCATCTGGCTCCTCTTCGGCGCCGGCATCATCCTCTGCGTCATCCTCCAGCTCTATCTCTACCGGCCTGGCAAACGTGCCATCGTCGTCCTCGTCCTCTTCCTCTTCCCCACCTTCCTCCTCGCCAGGATCCTCGTCCGGCTCTGCGTCTTGAACCGGCTCGGTCTCTTCTACTTCCTGCTCCTCTTCCTCGCCGATCTCCCCGGTCTCGTTGTACTCGGCGATCTTTTCGAACATATCGTCACGCGCCTCGGATCGCAGCCTGCGGATCTTCCAGACGGAGAACGGCTTGCCCTCCTTCTCCGCTTGCGCGATCTGCTCTTGGATCAGCTCATCGGAAGCATCAATCATGGAGAGGATGATCGGCGGCACACCACCGAGGAAGTCCGCAGCCATGTACTCGATGGCGTGAGCCTGGTAGGTCTGCGCGCGGAAGCGCTCATCGCGCAGGTTCAGCAAGCGGATCGCCTCAAAGGCTCGGTTCACCGTCTCGGCCTGCTCCTCTGTCACGAGGAAGCGGAAGGTCTTCATGCCGCGCTCGGCCAGCGTCTTCTTCTCCGGCTCAGCGCCACCATTCTTCCTCTTCTTCGCCTTCGACTTGGTAGCTGCCTTCTGGTCCCCTGGGGTTGTGACTCCTCGCCTGGACGTCACCGTCACACTCTCGCGAGGGAATGGAGCGGAGTTGACCCCGGCCGCCTTCACGCTGGCAGGTAGTCCACACTGCGAGCACTTGAGGTCGATGGACTTCTTTCGAACCTTCGCAACCTCGAACTCCAGTGATCTGCACTGGCAGACCAGGACTGTGGCCCGGTCTTCACCTTCCTTCACCTTCTTTTGAGCGCTCAATATACTTCCCCTTTCCCATCGCCCTGCTCGTTTTCGAACAGCTCGCGGGTTTCTCCGTGGTATGGATCGGCCTGTCCGTCGCCTCCCCAGTCTGCGAAGCGCATGGTCTCCAGCTCGCACCAAATTCGGACGACCCCTGGCGCTCCCTGGCTCACCTTGGATGCGATGAGTTCGGCCTCGTTCTTGTTCGCACCCTTGTCGTAGAAGTGCTCTCGGTACAGGAACCACACCGCCCGAGCATCCTCCTCGATGGTTCCAGACTCCCGGAAGTCCGACATGCGCGGACGCTTGTCATCGCGGTTCTCCACTCCGCGGTTCAACTGGGCCAGGAGGAGGACTGGTATCCACATGTCCTTCGCCATGTCCGCAAACCGCTCCACCGCGTTACTGGTCTTGTCATACCGATCGCGGCCCTTGTCCTTCACGCGGCGCAGGTGATCGATGACAACCAGGTCGAGCCCACCCATCTTCGCGCGATGGGCGACGGCCTTGGCGTGTATCTGAGATGACGACAGTCCCGCAGTCTCAACGATCCCGAATGGAAGATTTCGAAGGCTGTCTGCCGCGCGTTTTAATCTGTCCGCCTGGCCAACGGCGTTGTGTCTGATCCGGGAAAATGAGATTTGAGAATATGCCGCAAGGGCGCGCTGCCGGAAGTTCTCAGTCCCATCCTCTAGCGTGAAGTAGAGCACGCGCTTCCCGTTCCGCGCAGCGTTGAGGGATATGTTGAGCGCGAGGCAGCTCTTGCCAACACTCGGCCTCGCCCCAAGAACCGTTAGCTCCCCTGGGTACAGGCCACCGAACTGACGGTCGATTGCCGCGATATGCGAGCGCACAACCCCTCTTGGCTCTTTGCCATTGACCGCGATCTCCACCGTGCGATCGATATTGTCACCGATCATCTGCACGCCATCGCCGCGTTGCTCAAACGCCGAGGCCGCCGAGACGATCTGGTTCTGCGCCTCGATGACGAAGTCCTCGGCATCCCAGGTCTGCGCGAATCCCTGGGCGGCTATCTCCATGGCGGCGTAGATGACACGGCGCGTAGCCGAGAGCTCGGCCACGATCTTCGCGTAGTGCTCAGCGTTCGCAATCGTGGCCACGCTGTCGAGCAGCTTTGAGAGCGCGATCGCGCCACCGATCTTCTCCAGTTGCCCGTCAGACTGAAGACGGTTCCCCACAGTCACCACGTCGATTGCCGCACCGGAGTCACGCACGGCGATCATTGCTTTGAAGATCGCGCGATGCTGACCGGTGTAGAAATCACCTGGTCCAATCCAGTGCTCGATCTGCGCAAGGGCATCCTCGCTCAGTAGCACGGCACCGAGCACAGCGGTCTCGGCTTCCATGTTGTGCGGAGGGATGCGTTCCTCTCGTTGTCTCTGCCCCACTCTATCACCGCCGGTTCAGTAGGTGGGCGCCCATGGTTGCGTTACGTTATTTCCCGCAGCTCGACCCAATGTCGAAGGGCGCCCTCAAGTTGTAGCTGTCACTCCTCCGTGCTGCCGAATTCAGAGACGGCCTTTCCCACGTTGTAGAAAACGCAGGACTCGATCAGGAACGAGCCGCCGATCACGAGGACGCCGAAGATCACGGCGAACAGGGCGCCGAGAAACCAGAGCGCCTGGTCCTTCGGCGACCCGTAGGGAGTGCCCTCCTCCCAGTCGTTGATCCACCGATCGCTCATCTCACCTGCTCCTCTCGTATCCGCTCGCGGTCCTCCTCATAGAGCGCGAGCAGTTCGGGGTCGTCGAGCTCGTCCTGGCAGGGACCGCACACCTTCAAGCGCTTGTCATCACCGCGGCTCCAACCGAACTCGATCCGAATCCAGCGTTCGGTCCTCTCGCCGCATCGAGAGCATGTCTTTCTGCCGCGCCGGCGCCGCCCGCCACGAAATCGCTCAAGCACGTTCCTGCGAACACGCGGATACTCGCCGCGTCCGTGTTGGTGACGAAGCTGCCCCACCTTCGCGATGTGGTGCTTCGCCTGGAAGGTGCAGTTGTTTCCCGCCGCCGTCTCCAGCTTGTTGATGAGCGCCATCGCGCGCTCCCTGTTCTTGGAGTGCTGATCCCTGATCCGAAGGTGGTAGTTCCCGGCGCTCGTCTTGTGCGGATAGAAGATGAGGCACACATCATCGGCCTTATAGGTGAACGCTTGCCAGTCGTGCTCGGACCAAGCAAGCTCACCACCCTCGTCCTTCAGGACGTCCGCAGCGAGGCGGAATTCCTCGCCGTAGATCTTGGAGTAGCGGCCAGCGTTGGGGTCCTTCACTCGCCAACCTCCACCGGCTTGCCATCCACCACGCCTGCGTAGATCTCCTCCGTGGCGAGGGGGATGTCCAACTCCAGTTCCACCCTGTAGCGGATACATCCCTTGCTCAACTCCGGCACGTGCTGCGTGAGCGTCGTTATTGGCCACGCTGAGATCACCGGCTCGTCCTCGCTGTTGTTCAGCGGGTAGACATCGACGAAGAACGGGATCTTCTTCTTCGCGGATCCCTCAGTCTTCCATCCCAGTAGCTTGCTCATCGGAATCTCCTTTCAGCTGACTGTCCGGCTCTAATTGCCGAAGCAACGCCGCCCTCTCTGCATCGAGTTCCCTCACCATGGAAAGATACTTGTCCGTGATCTCGCGCAGTCCGGTTGACATCTTCTTCACCCTGTCGAGAAATCCGTCCCATCCCTTCTCTGATTCCAGCCGCTTGCACAGCGCGACGAACGCCCCGAGCTTCTTACCGTCCGTGTACTGAGAGATGTGGACTCCGCTCGCCTCCTGGAATTCCTGTACGACTTGCTCCAGCTTCTCGTACCGCTCAACATAGCGGCCAGACTCCAACTCGGCGGCACGGTAGCCACGGTCGTACCTCTCCTTGAACTCCGCTTGTAGCTCCGATCTCATGATGGCATCGCGGCGATACAGCTCCAGCTTCTTTTTCATGCGGGTGAGCATCGAGGCGACGAAGGCGCGGGGCAGCGGACGTTCACCCCGGGGCGCGATGGCCTGGACGCTGATATGCAGGCGATACCCGTCGCCATGGCGAGATGCTATGATCAAGCCCCACTCGCTCGGCACCTCCTTTTTCTTCACCACGCCCTTGTTGGCGACGATCCAGAACTTGTCCACGATTCGCGCGAACTCGTCAGCCTTCTGCGGAGAGCGCAGCTCCTTCAACCAGTCCGAGCGCTGCGCCTTGCACTCGAAGGCGTGAACCTCATAGCCGCGGCTAGAGTAGAGCCCGAAGGCCACGGCATCGATCGAGCGAAGCCCATCGAAGCCGGACGCATCCCGCACCTCCTCCAGAAGAATCCAGTGCGATTCCTTGTAGCGGTTGTGGAGCGAGGCCTTGAGCTCGCCATGTGAAAGAGGTTTAGCCACCGGATCCCGCTTCCGTTCTGTCCTTCTTCCCGTGCTCGGAAACGCGCTTGGCCAGGGTGGTGTCCCAGGCGATCACCACGAGGCACCACAGGGCAACCCACCGGAAGAACGACTCTGAGTAGCTGGCCGGGTACGACGCCAGGGCGGCGAGGCTGGCAGTGAATATCCATGGGATCAGCTTCTTGATCATGCCACCCTCCACTCTAAATCATCTTCACCTTGCGGATCACCCCATCCTCCGGGTCCTTGGTGAGCAGTTCCTCATCGAGACAGAGCTGCATGAGAGCAAGTGCTCGGCGCACGACCTCTGCCCTGGAACCATCCTCCATCCTGTCCTTGCACCGGTCAATGCGCTCCACCATTTCATCCGTGAAGTCGAACTGGAGGCGCTGCTTATTTTCCTTCTCAGCCATTGGTCACCCCTTCATCGCAGCCAACGGCCGCAGCTTCACCACCACCTCAACGAGATCGTCCTGGGAGGCGATGACCTGGTCGATGTTCTTGTAGGCCTGTGGCGCCTCAGACAGGTCCACACGCCCCCTCCTGTCCTGGCCCCAGCGCCCGAAGATGATGCCCTCCATCGTCTTGTTGCATTCCTCCATGGTGAGTTCTCGGCACGCCTGCGCCCGGCCCATGACGCGGCCAGCTCCATGGGAACAGGACTCGAACGACTCCCGGTTCCCGAGGCCGGTCACGATGTAGCTCGCCGTCCCCATCGAGCCGGGGATGATCCCGAGCTCGCCCTTGCGTGCGGACGTGGCGCCCTTCCGATGCACCACCACGTTCTTGCCATAGTGGTTCTCCACCGCGGCGTAGTTGTGGTGGATATTGATCTCCTCCTCGAACGTGCAGTCGAGAACGCGGCTTGTGGCGATCATCACCCTGCCGAGCATGAGCTGCCGGTTTGCCTTGGCGTACTCAAGCGCGAAGTCCATCGCCTCTTTGTAGCCGTGACCCTCTATGGAGTGGAGCGGGAAGAAGGTAAGCTCCTTGCAGGGGATGTTTGAGTGCCATGCCTCGCAGAGCTGGACCGCCTTCTTGTGCCAGCTCTCGGCGATCTTGTAGCCAAGGTTCCTCGACCCGGAGTGCAGCATCAACCACACTCCATCATCCTCGTCAGCCTGGATCTCGATGAAGTGGTTGCCGGCGCCCAGGGTGCCAAGCTGCTTGCGCGCGTTCGGGATCAGGTGCTCGACACTCTTCGGGAATCGCTCGAACCCAACCCATGGCTGATCCTCTGTGTGCGCATTGCCAACGCCCATCGGCACAGCCGCCCGGATGTGGCCCATGATCTCACGCAGCCGATCGGGTGTCAGATCGCTGGCCCGGGCCGTGGTCTTCACCGCGGCCATCCCGCAGCCGATGTCAGAGCCAACCGCGAAGGGAATGATGGCGTCGGTGCAGGCCATCACCCCACCGATCGGTACGCCGTATCCCCGATGTCCGTCAGCCATGATTGCCACATGCCGAAACGCGGCCGGGTGGTTGGCCATATCCTTCGCTTGCTCCATCGCGCCGTCTTCGATGTCCTCGCACCATGACTTGATGGGTACCCACTGATCTGTGTTGACCCACTTCACTCCGGTCCCTCCAACGCCTTCTCCACATCCCACTCGCCGATCGCCTTGTCGGTGATGGGAAACTGGTCATTCTCCTGGATAGCTTCCCATGAGAGGAAAGCGCCTGGATTGTGGGGATCCAACGTCACCCCAACTAGCGATCCTCCGGTCATCCTCTCCCACCACTCCATGGCCCTGTCGCAGAGGATGGACATGTTCTTGCCGTGCCGCTCCAGAAACGCGCTGTGCCTCTTGAGCCTGAGAACCTCATTGTCGAGATCCTGTAGCTCCTCGCACTTCTTCGCCACGAACTTCTTGAGCAGCTCGCGCAGCTCGTTGTTGTCACGGCCCTTGCTCGTGTCGAACCCGAGATCGCGCAGCGCATCGAACGCCATGCCGACTTGGTCCTTGTAGCAGACCATCTTGGAGTGGATGTAGCCCACGGAGTTTCCCTTGAACGGAATCATCGCGACAATGTCTTCCTCGCGTGGGCCAAGCCGCACGTCAACGACGCCGTCATCCTCGTCCTCCAGGAAGTCCTCCTCGCGAACGTCCTCAGGATTCACGGCCTTCATCATCGGGCACAGACGGTTCACGATCTCCCGCACCGAATCCACCCGCGCACGGAAATCGCCCATCCTCGCCACATCGGAGAGGATGTCCTGCGCCAGATCGCAGCGATGCCCCCACACCGCGTCCTCGCGCATCTCCACGAAGGCGTCGATGTTGTCCGGGTCGATCGCCGCCAGAGACCACCACCCGTTCTCCGTCTCGTGCGCGATGCCGAACGACTCCAGCCACGTGGCGTACCCACCGCCCCAGTCCCTCGGAGCCTTGGTGAACTGCGCCAGGCGATCATCCAGATGCTTGTTCAAGCTGAACATCGCGTCCAGTGCCTCGCGGAACTGCATCGAGAACCTGTCATCCGGTCCGATCGCATCGTACTCGGCGTGGTTCTCCGGCGTGACCAGAACCGGGCGCACCAACTTCTGAACCTTCTCGCTCTCAGCCATTTGCCTCTCCTTTCATCTCGTTCTCGTCCACGATCTCAGCCTTGATGATGCGGCCACCAGAGTAGCCGTACCTCTGGTAGAAGTCCTCCCACTCGCCGTCCAGCCAGTAGTCCGCGATCTGCGTCAGCGGACGGCGCGGGCTGTTCGCCGTACCGTACTCCGGGTAGCCGACCTTCGTGCTCCACATTCTGCAAGACGTCCAGTCATGCTCACGATCCCAGCCACGCGGATTCTGCTCGCAGATCACGTCCTTGCTCAGGTAGGACACGGTGAACATGCCGTCCTCGAAGATTACTATCGAGGACCAGACCTCTCCACCATTACCACGGAAGCGCAAGCGATCGCCGAAGCAGATCATCTTGCCGAACAAGTCGCGGAGTCCGGTGGCATGACCCCTCTCCATCAACCTCTCAGGCATCGGCCACCTCCTTCCCGCCAGACGAGGCCTCTGCCTCGGCCTGCTTCCTCGCCTCCTCCTCGCGCGCCCTCTTCCGCAGCATCTGTCGGTCTCGCTCTATCTCCTGCATCTCGGGGAGCTCATCGAGGTAGGGGAGATCCGGGTGCCTACTGGGGCCCTTGGGCTTTGGCTTCTCCTTTTCGGAGGCCCTCCCCTCTCTGGCAGCCTCCTTCTCGGCCTCCTCCTTCTCTTTCTTGAACTGCTCGGTCTTGCACCACCTGCGCAAAAACGCCGGGATTCCTCGCCCCGTCTTCTTCTTTTCCGGGTGGTCATCCTCCCAGCTCTTCGCCTCGATGGCGATGTCATGGGCATCGATAAGGTTGTATCGCTCACCGCACAACTCTTGAGCCAAGCGTTGCAAGGTCCTGGTCGTGCACTCGTTCACTCGTTCACCGAACTGGATTTTGACCTCCAAGAGGAAGAGGTACTCCTTGCTCTCGGGGTCGTACTCATCCAGGTTCGGCATCCCCATTTTCTTCGGGTCCTTCGTAGGCTCCATCCCTGGGAAGGCCAACGAAAAGGATGGGGGAGAAGATTGCTCAACATCCTCCCTCTGCTCCCCATCATTTTGATTATTAGAATAGACGGGCGCGCTTGCGCGCGGTTCCCTTCCCCTCTGCGTACTATCGGAGATAGTACCGGAAGGGGAAACGGAAGGGGAAGGGGAAGGGGAAGGGGAGATCGATCCTGGTTGTTCCGGCAATGATTCGCTTAATGGTTCCTGGAATGATTCAAGGAATGTTTCAACGAATGATTCCTTTCTGCTTTCGCAAAACTCCCTAACAATGTGATAACACTTGAATTTAAGATCACACTCAGGAACGGTCAAGTAGTCTTTCGCCAGCGCCTTGATGCCATTTGGATTGATCGGTGGGTTCCGATCGAAGTATTTCGTGATCAATAGCACTCGACGTTGGCTGTTGTATTCGAACAATCCTTTCCGCAATCCTTCCTCGAATCCTTCCTCGAATCGTTCCGGGAATGATTCCATATCCTCAGCCATTGCAGCCTTGCCAGCCTTGAAGCAGCCGAGGCCGTTGCCAAGTGGGGAAGAGAGAACATAGAGGAATACGAGTTTCCCGATCTCTGTCATGGACGTGAATTTATCGTCGTTCCATATTTCTCGATAGAGACAGGTGTACGGAGCTCTCATCGGATATCCTCGTCACACACACGGACACGAAGCGGGGGCCGAGCTGCAAGTCGAGAAAGAGGCTGGTAGGCCACAATCCCACTCGGCTCCCGCTTCCTGCTCGCGTGTGTCATCAACTCCTCTTTCTCAGACTTGCACCCCGACCATACCGTCGCTCGGTGGCCGGAGTCAAGCGGCGCGCGAAAACCCGCTGGGAGCTTCCCACGCGCCGCTCAGCCGGCGCTCCTACTCCTTGGCTGCCTCGGGCCCGGTCTCGGGCGTGGCGCCATCCTCGGGCGTCTGAGAGCCCTTCACGGCCGCGGCCTTGTTCTTGAGGTCATCGAGCTTGCCCTGGGTGCCAGTGCTCTCGACAGCGCCTTGCTCGGTCTGATCGGATTGCTCATCATCCAGGACTTCGAGCTCGGCGAAGATCTGGTCCGCCGAGTGGCCGAGCTCCAGGGCCTCGTCGATGGCGGCCGCCCGCTGGAACTCGGGCGAGAGGGGCAGGTACTTTGCCAGCTTGCGGACGGCGGTCTTCCTGGCCATCTCATCCCAGTGGTCCTTCCAAGGCCCGAAGTCCCCGGCCTTGGACATCTTGCGGATCTTCTCCACATCGGCGACGGACATGACCTCGAATGCCCGGCCGCCATCCTTGAGCACGGCCTTCGCCCAGACGGCCTTGGGGGCACCCCGGTCCTCGTTCCCGAGCTTCGGCTTGTGGGAGAGGGTATCGGACTCCAGGCCGTAGTTGAACTCGAACTCGTCCGCATCGTAGACCACCTGCGCCGAGATGGAGATGACCTGGCCGCTGCGGCGGGCGAGCTCGATGAGCCCCTTGTAGCCGATCAGGAACTGGGCCTCGCGCACGCCACGTTTGTTGTTCCAGAACGGGATGAGGTAGGCGTGACCGAGCACGGGGTCCGGCTCCAGTCCCACCTGTGCCGAGGCCAGCACCGCGCGGAACAGGGAGTCCGGGGTGCAGTCCAGGAGGTTACCGTCGGCCTTGATGGTGGTCATCACCACGCGCATAAAGCGGGCGGGGTCGATCAGCTTGGGCAGCGCCACAGCGAACTGGTTCTTCTTCGCGACCATCATGTCACGGATGGTCGCGAGGGGAGACGGCTTGGCGAGCTGCGTGTTCTGGCCCTGCTCCTGCCCCTGGTTCCCTTGCGCCTGGTTCTGTTTGTCCTGTTCGTCTTTCTTCTTCGGCATCGTATCTCTCTCCTTCTCTCGTTGTTACTCGGCGTCGGCCGAGGTGTTGAATATCCTGAACTGCCGGAACGGCTTGCCCACTTTCTCGAACTTCTTGAGGTCGATGTCCGGGTGGTTGGCCTGGAGCGCCTTCTTGTCCAGCGTCTTCCTCCCGGGGACCTCCTTGTGGAAGACCCGGCACCCGCCGCCCTCGGCGATCTCCGCTTTCCCCATGAGGTCGATGGCCTGCTTCTTGGCCTCGTTCTTGATCTCGGTGACCTCGGCGATCAGATCCTGGGCCTCCTGGTACTGCTTCACGGCAGACGAGAAGTCCGGGGTCTCCAGCCGCACGATCTCCGAGTCGCCGGCGTCCGGCATCTTCTCGCTCTTGGCCGTCACCTTCTCCTTGGAGCCCGGCGCCTCATGCACCGGTGGCTGGCCCCGCTCCACGCAGTCCCAGAACGCGCGATTCGCGTCGATGATCTTGGAGATGAGGGCTTCGTCCCGCTCGATGATCTCCACGTGGAGCTTCCACATCTCCGCCGAGAACACGAGGAAGACGCAGCGCTCGTCCCCGGTCACTGCCATATCGTGCATGACCTGGAGCAGGTAGTGCTCGTGGAGCCCCTCGCGCGAGACCTTCATGAAGCCACGGACGCGCGGGCACTTGATCTCCCCCATGACCTTCGCGCCCCGGATCCGGAAGTCGATGTTCGCGAACATGAATGGGTGCTCGTCACTCCAGTGGAAGAAGCGGTTCCACTGGTCCACCTTGTCCAAGGGCGCGTCCACGTCCACGCCATGCTCCTTGGCATAGATCTTGGCGACGATGGACTCCAACCAGTTGCCTCGCTGGATGTCCGGCTTGTGGCTGATATCTGGGGGCTCGACGATGCGGCGCTTCTCCAGGTACAGGTCCATGATCGTGCGATCGTAGACGGAGCCGTTGTAGATGACGGGTGCCTCGCTGCCGCCGATGCCGTTGAGGCGCGCCTCCAACCAGTCTTCGCGGGAGGTGATCATTCGCTCTCCTTCTTGGTGGATGGCGTAGCGAGGAGGGTATCAATCAGATCGGGGGAGTCTTCCGTCCTGCCGAGACGATCTGGATCACAGGCAACGCCGACACCGTATTCCTCGGCAATGTCCTGAGAGATGTACCATCGCGGATCCAGGTCGCGCATCTTGTGGCGGCGATCCAATATCTCCTCGGCCATCTTTGCGCAGACATCGAGAACCCGATTCAGCTCCTCGCCTGCCATCTCCTTGATGAGCGGCACCTTAGCCGGGGAGGCTTCCGCTTCCTCGGCGCGGTGCTTCCACCCATCTCCGCGACCCTGGTATGCACCTATGCTAGAGGCGTCATTCAATGCCTCTTGTTTCAGCCGCTCAATCTCGGCCTGAGCATCGGACACATTGTCTTCCACTTCGGCAACAACGGCCTGGACGTGCTCATCCATCCAGTCTTCTTCGCGATGGCACGATGCCGGTGCCCCGCTGAGTCCCAGCTTTGCCTTCGATTCCGGGAACAGATTCAGGATCTGATTCAGACCCTTGTTGAGAGCGATCCGCTTCTTGCGCTCATCGGCTAAGGCGGATCGGTAGTAGGCAGGGCACTCGTCCTGGGCTACCGCGCACTGATAATAGCCAATCTCCGGCGGGCAATCGCTGTCACAAATCGGGATACCATCTTCCATTCTCGGCTTGATGTTGTCATTCATGGCGCTATCCCTTCATTCCAACTGTACGTTTCGGGACCGTCCTCCCCATTCTTCGCTTCGCGCACGAGCTCCACATACTCTTCTGACTCTCCCTGGCACTCGTACTCGTACTCTTTGCCCTCAAAATCTTTCGCCGTCTTCTTCACCATCGGACACCCGGTCAGTGCTCGAACCATCTGGTCGATCACCCATGCCTTGTGGTGGTCGCCATCGATCCCGCCAAAGCGCACTGCCAACTCTATCGCCTTGTCGCGCCCTGCTTCGAGTTCGGCGCACCGTTCGTGGTAGTAGGGCACGCATGGATCATCATAGTCTACGTACTGCAAAACCTGTTGATCGGTGTGGCTGCACAAGAATACGGTCGTCCAGTTGGACTTCTCTTCGCATGAAGGGCAGCTGCGATCGCACACCGCCTTGCCATTTATCATCTTCGGCTTGATCTCTGACATGGGTCAGCCTCCGTTCTGCCTTAGCTTGTAGTGTGAGCCGCCAGAAAGCTGATCCACGTCAGGCCGCCCCCACAACATCACCTCGACGACGCGCCCATCAAGTGGGGATTTGGTTCTTGAAAGGCGAGTGAATGCATCGGAGAAACCGGCCGCGTTAAATACGCCATCGTCGCCTCCGAAATCCCTCGCTGCCTGCTTCATGGCGAAAGCTATGAGATCGCTCATCGCACCTCCTTACCACGCACCCTCGCGCCGGTAGTGCTTCTCTAGTTCCTTGGCGTGGTCTTCGAGCGTGGGCATGCGCTCGAACATGCTCCCGGTGCGGCCAGTCCTCTTCGTGATCGTCACCCGGAGAAAACCAGGGGCCCGGCCATCGACAGCAACCCGAAGCATCCGGTGGTGACCAAGAACTACGAGACGCGTGAGTTCGTCTCCATCAAACGTCGCCAGCTCGCGGCCGATTGTCACCCTGATACAGCGGGAATCACCCCACTCTACGCGGGAGAGTGAGCGGTGGTTGAGATGGTAGATCCCGAGGAACACGTCACCGAGAAGGTCAGCTGCCTCGCGCCCAAGCTCGGACAGGCCACCACAATCCGGCTGGCGCTCGATCCAATTTGCTCCAGCGTAGCCCATCTACTCGGACGCCTTCTCTTGCTCGGCCTTCTCCATCCCCTCCAGGATCTGGTTCCTGGGCAGGTCGGCGGGATCACCCTTCTTGCTGAACAGTGAGCGGGACACCTCGATCGAGGGCGCGTCAGTGGCGCACGCCTTGAGGTCGCCGGAAAGGTAGCGCTCCCAGAGCTCCTCCTCCCACTCGTGTCGATACCAGCCGGGCTCCGACCACTCGGATGAGGCGCTCGTGAGAATCCGCTCCAGGATAGCCTGGGCGAACTTGTGCAACTGCTCGGGGTCGTCCTTACCCACGCAGGACGTGGCGAGAGTCCGGATGTCTTCGAGCGCGCCGTTGGCGTGGGACAGACGCTTCTCCAGATCCTGGATGTCGGCCGCCGTGTTGTGGCCGCCTGCCTCGGCACCATCCTCCTTCTCCCCGAGCAGCTTGCTGTTCCGGGCGAGAGCCGTCTCCAGCTGGGTGATCTTCTCGCGGATCTCTTCCTGCACTGAGGAGATGGCTTTCGGGCGATCAAGGAAGAGCTTCTCCGGTGGCCATGAACTCACCACGCCTGTTTCTGCGTGCGCCAAGAGCGCTTCGAAGCCGCTCTTGTTTGGCGAGAGGAAAATAAACTCCTGCGGCCTCAGATTGCACAGGGCCGAGACTTCCTTGATGTCAAGATTCGGAGCCTCGGAAACGGGGGGAAGCTCCATCCCCCACACCCGGTCGCCGGTGTTGTATTCACTGAGCTTGATCATTCTTTCTTTCCCCTTTCCTCGGCCGCCTCTCCAGCCATCTTTTCCATCACGGTGTCTTCGGCGAGCTTCGCCAGCCCGCTCATCTCTATCTGCCTGATCCTCTCCCGCGTCAGGTTCATGACGGCCCCCACATCTTCGAGAGTGAGGCCGCCCTCCTCGGCCAGATCCAAGGCGCAGGAATCCTGCATCTCGTCAGGCTCGACCTCCGGGAAGTTGTACTTGATACCGCCGGTGGCTTCGTTGACATCGAGGTACAGGTTGAAAGGGCAGCCAACGAATACACAAGGGCGCGGGACGAGGCCGCACTCAGCGCGAGACCGCGGGCGCCTGATCTTCTCTGGGTAGGCAAGACGCCCTGGTTCGAGCTTCGCCTTCGTGATCTTCTTGCTCGGCTCCGTGACTCCACGTGAACAGTTCCTCCCGACTATCCTTTGTTCCGGGCCAGCGCGCCTTCCGGCACGCTCGGTGCGGTTCCTCCGCTCCTCGGGTGTAACGAGTACCACGCCCGCTTCCCGCGCCCCTGGGAGTAGACCCGCAGCCACGTGTCCGGCCGCTTCTTTTCCAGGGCGATCGCGTTGACCACGTTCTGGTAGGCGATCCGGTCTTTGAACTCCTGCATCGCGAGGTCGATAATATCGCGCGATGTCAGCCACGCGGCGCCGTGGCGTTCGAGCACCATCTTTATGCGCTCTTTTACGGAGACGCCGGAGGAGGATGTCCGCTGTCGTTTCGCCTTCTTCTCCGGCTTCTTCTTCGCCGCCACCTTCTTCTTCTTGACGGCCACCTTCTTCCGCGCCACCACCCGCCTCTTCTTGGTAGGCGGTGTGCTCTTCCCATTCTTCTTCCCCAGTAGAGACAGGGCCTTCTTGACCAGATCCTCGAAGGGCTCGTCCTCGATGTCCTCCTCCGGGATCTCGCGGATGGCCTTCGCCACCTGGCCCGTCTTGAAGCCCAAGTTCTTGAGCGCTGACGCCAGCTCTTTCAGGCGCTCCGATCCCGCCACCGTCTTCTTCGTTCGAGGCGGCGGTGATGTCGATGGTGATGGGCTCGATGGTTCCGCCGAGTCCTCGGACGGAGGGGGCAGCGCCCTCGCTGGGTGCGATTCCGAGAAGGCCAAGAAAGGGCGCGCGATGGACCCCTCCAGCGTGTCCTCCCCCAGCACCTCGTCAAACGCCTGGACACGGATCGCCTCGCGCTGCGCCTCCTTGAGGATCTCTGCCAGACGCTCGTGGGATTGGCGGCGCATCTCCCGCGCCCGCTCTTCGGCTGTCATGTTCTCGTGGTTCAAAACGCGCCTTCCTTGTCAGCTTGCAGAATGCAAACGATCTTCGAGAGAAATGAGGAGAGGGGCAGGTTCCCTCCGTCAGGGCATCTGACGAACATTTCCGATCCCTGGCCAGCCGTCTCGTATGTGCGCTCTACATGATCTTTGTAGCCACAGTCCTCAACCTCTAGCTCCACATATTTGCTGTCCCTGATCAGATCGATCACGCAAGACACATCCCGCTCGTTTTTCAGCAATCGATCTGCCTCAGCCTCCGCTTTATCTACACGTTTTGTGACAGCGGCTATCTTCAAATTTCTCGCAGCCAAATGGCCACGAGCAGTGGCGAGCTGATTGCTCAATGACGTTATTTCACGCCGCAGATCAAGATGATCGGCCTGCCATGCTTCAATGGATTCCCTGAGTCCATCAACCGGATCGACGTCATCATCTAGTTCTTCGCCGTCCATGAGTCGATTGAGCGCCCTCAGATCATCATATAGGATGTGGCGCTCCTCCTGCACTCCATCGGCGTAGTCTCTATTACACTCGCATTCCTCCCTCAACTCTGCGAGCTTCCCGCGGTACTCCTCGATCTTCTCCACTGCCTCGGCGCGGCGTGCGCTCACCTGGTCAAGCTGGAATTGGAGTTCTGCATTGCGGGCGCACAGCGCGTCGATTGCCTCGTTGCGCACAGCCTCTATTGGATCTCGAAATGTAGACAGCTTCTCTTCGTTCATTTCGTCTCACCATCTGACATCGGGACGAGATGGAGTGGCTTCCCCGTCTTGCGGAACAGCTCCATGGACTTCTCGCAGAGACATGGACTGTCTCCGAAGGTCTCGCGAAATTCAGCGGCCGGATCGTAGTCACCGCGCCGCCAGTAGAACCTCCACCACAACTGGCGATAGGCCCGGAGGTCCAGATCCTTCGAAGTATGGAATCCCAGGCGCCCGATCCTGACCCTCATCTTCGGCGCCGGGAACAGGATGGGCGTCTGCACAGAGCCTTTCTCCGCGTTGCCCACAATCCCGATGTTGCATGTTGGAGCCATCTCCTCGATCGTCACCGGGGGCTGCTTGACCATGCGGATGCGAATGCCTCTCTTCCTCTCCAACGTCCGCTCCAGCTTCTTCACCCGCTTGTCAAAGAGGCGCTTTCCGATCGCCCTCTGCTCCTCGAAGCAGAAGAGGACCCAGCCATCCATCCCGCCGATTGGCGTGAAGTGCATCTCTAAGATCCGCTTCAACGATATCCCCTGGTAGACGCCGATCCCGGAGGCCTCGGCGATGACGCGCCGCTTGCTTGTGATCTTGAAGATGTCCCCGGAGTGCTCCTGTTTCTCTCCTCCACTGAGATAGATAAACCTGACGAGATTCCCGATCGCTGGCTTGCTATCCGGCATGATTCCTCCTCGCGTGTTCCTTGATCTTGAACAGGACCGATCCACAGTACGGACACTGCGGCGGAATTCTCTTCGCCCTTGACGCAGAAAGCTCGTTCTCACGCAGGCGCACGCGGCACACCTTGCAGCACAGGTCAGTGAACTTCGGCGGGCACTGGATGAAGTCGCTCATGGCGCTGCCTTCGCTACGTCAGCTACCTGCCGCGCGAACGCCGGGCGCCAGGGTTGAAGGGCCTCGGGCACCGGGACCTCGGAGAAGTACTCCATCTGCGATGGGTTCTTCTTCGCGCAGATCATCCGGTAGGGGCACGGGCGTCCCGGAGCGTTGCAAGCTCCAGGATTCCGCGGCCACCGGACGTCTCGCTGCGCGTGCTCGATGTCCTTTGCCACCTGGTAGATTTCGTTCCTCCAGCTGGCCATATCCTCGGTGGAGACGCGGCGGGCGTACCTCCAGATGAAGGTCTCGCCGTTGCTCCGCAGGTCTTCGAGCTGCTTGGCGTGATCGGCCTTGAGCTTCTCCTGATTGAGGTGGGGGTACCTATTGGCCGTGGCCCACCACGTCTCCAGATCCGTATCACAAGGAGCCTTCGAGATGCCGCCCACGCCGGACTCGTTGCAGGCATCGCACTCCATCTCATGCCAGCCACCACCGGTGTCCTGCCAGCCCTTCTTGACGGTACCGCTGCCCCCGCATTTGCGGCACTTGACAGTCGCCGGATCCTTTGGTATGGCGCGCCGAATCACCTCGTACATGATACCGGCCACGGGGCGCCCGAGAATAGCGGAGAGCGCCCAGACAAGACCGTTGTCGTTGAAGCGCAGCTCCAGGCCATCGGCGATCTTCCGGCGGTCCGAATCACTTGTCATGCGCCGCACAATGAGCCACGCCTCGCCACGGTTCTCGACGGCCAGATCCAGGGTGGTGGCGAACGCCCAGCGAGACGCGCGTCTCCAGCCGGGCTCGGACATCTTCTGGCAGCTCTCACAGCCCAGGCCGCCGCACTTGAGGCACGGCACAGAGATGGGGGCACTCACCTGGCGGGCAATCACCGGCTGGCCGTCAGAGTCCGATACGATCGCACCGGTGTTGATGGTGAGGAAGTAGCGCTTCGCGATATTGGCCGCGATCTTGAACGCCTCGCGCGCCTCCTCGTCATCGCCGGCCACGCCCTCCAGCCAGTGGTGGAGCGCCTGCTCCATCCGGACCTCGTGGTTGTCCCCATGGAAGACGGCCAGGTGCCCAGCGGTGAGCATGTCTCGGATGGCATCGTCCATGTCGCGGGAACGGCGGAACGGACGAGAGTTCCTTGAGAGCTTGCCTAGTATTTCCATGCGATAGCGCCGGCGGCAAGTCAGAAAACGGCCGGCTGACCGGGTGGTGATGATGCGATTCTCTTTCATTTTTTCCCCGCGAGCCTTAGCTCAATTCATCCACAGTACGCCCACCAAAACCGCTTGGCAAGTTTTTTCCGAGCGGATCAGTGTGGCCCAGTCGTGGCGTGGGTTTCCTCTGTTCGCACACGACGGTAATCACACCTTCCCGAAAAGGCCTAGCGCCTCCTTGTCGTTGCGCAGTTCTCTGTCCAGCGAGACCACCTCGTTGCTGAATTCCTGGTTCGTGCTGCCCTCCGCCCTCACGCCGATGAGGATGGAGAAGACACGCACGCCCTTGTCCTCGCGCCATCGGTTGAAGTCCTGGAGCCAGTCCTCTCCAACCACGCACTCGCCGTCCGTGATCATGATGATGTCGGCCAGCTCGAAGTCCGGCTCCTCATCGATGATCAGACGGCACCGGCTCAGAGGCTCCTCGAAGTCCGTGCCACCCCCAGGCTGCGAGAACGAGAGCAGCTCGATCAGCTTATCGGGATCAACAGGTGAGCTCGCCGGAAAACGCTGTTCGCCGTACAGCTGCCTGTCGAAGAAGAAGACGGCGAACGAGCGGCGCTGCTCTCTGGCCACCTGCAAGTAGGCGATGGCCGTGGCCATGGCCCAGGCATGCCGATCCCCGCCCATGCTCCCCGAACAGTCGATGGCCATGACGATCGGCCCCTTCTTCTTGGGCTCGTCCACCGTCCTCTTCCGTACGAGAAGCGCGCGATCCAGATACCGCGCGTAGAAGAGCGGCCGGTGCATGGCGCGGTTCACGTACTCCTCCGGCATCAAGTCCAGGAGATCGTCTCCCTTCGTGACGTCCACGGGCTCTCCCACGCCGTACCTCGGCTGCTTGCGCTGCTCGTTCGCTGCGTCCCGCTTCATGCGCCCGGCGAGCTCGATGACCTTGCGCAGCTTGCCACGGTTCTGCTTGAGGAGGTTGGCGAGCGTCGCCGCGGTGGATGGATCCGAGAGGATGGAGCGATCTCCTATCCCGGTGCCGAATCCGAAGCAGTCCTCTACCGCATCGATGTCGTCGAGCCTCTCATTCGCCGCCTGGACGGCGCGCCGCATGGCCCCCCTCATGGATACCCCGTCCATGTCTTCCGCCGCCTCATCGGCACTCTGGGCCGTCTCAGCGGCAAGCTGGGCCATGGCCTCGGCCTCCTGCTCCAGCTCCTCCTTCCGCTCCGGATCCTTCGCCCGCTCCACCATGCGCCGGATCATCTCCTCCGCTTCCTGCTCCTTGCGCGCGTCCGGCACCTGCTCTTTCGGGTGCTCCACGTGATCGATGAGCGTGTCGCAGACGGCGATGGTGGCGTGGGTAGACCGGATCCTGTCGCCCATGGTCCTCTGTCGCAGGCGCTCGACGTCCTCTTCCCCCGATGCATGGAGGCGCTGCGCCCAACCGCTTCCTGGGTTGGGCTCCTCCAGCTTCTGCGGGGCATGGGCCCGGAGCCGGTGGAAGACCTCGCGCCCGAAGGAGGAGAACGCCTCGTAGTGCTGGCGGCCGGCGCGCATCGATTCCCGGGCCACGGAATCTCCAACGAGGAGGTCGTTCCACAGCGCGCGATCGAACGAGCCAACCTCGTAGCAGAGGTCGATCCTGTCGTTCTGCACGGCACCCGCGGCAACTGACGAGCCGAGGATGCGGGCCCGGTTGGAGATCTCCTCCGTGACGGTCACCTCTCGCACCTGGCCGCTGTAGTCCACATGCAAGTCTATCGGGACGTCCTTGATCATCACCTGCTCCTGCGCCCGTGCCTCGTCACCTCGGTGGCCACGTTGTCGGCGACATCCCGCAGCTCGTTGAACTTGCTCCAAGCCTCGCCCATCTCGCCCTCGTCCGCGGTCTGTGAAATCTCCTGGAGGATCTTCTCGAACTCGTCCAGCTCCGTCTGCACGGTGAGGACCTGCTCCTGTGCCACGGCCTTCGTGATCGATCCGTTCTTCAACGAGCTGAGGTCCGGGAGCCGGCGCACGCTCTCCGTGGCTCCGTCCATGATCTCGCGCATCCGGGCGCCGTGCGGGTTCACCGCCTGGCCGATCAGGCCGTAGAGCTTGGACCGGTCGTTGTGGTTGTCCCACAGAGACGCGGCGAGGATCAGGTAGTCATCGTCGCCGATGGTGTCCTTACCCCGGAAGATGGCCGACGCGATGACGAGCCGGATCCCCGCCATCCACCGGCGGGGGCTCGCGTGGAAGCCCTCCTCCCGGCACGCCGCGCGGATAACCCGGAGCTTCGCGGCGTTCTCCTTCTTCCAGGTGAAGTCATCCACCGCGCGCTGCAACGCGGCGATCTCCTGCTTGGGAACATTGATACCAATGGTACCGGAGCCCCGCATGTAGGCCAGCTTCTCGAAGGCGTCGTCATCCTCGATATCCGTCACCCGCACCCTGAGCGGGAACCGATCGAAGATGGCGTCCAGGTCCTGGTCCTTCGGGTATTCGTTGCCGGCGATGACCCCGAGCTGAATGGGGCAGTCCACGCGGAACGACCCCTCCGTGTACTTCCGCTCGTTGAACACCTGGAGGCACGAGTTCTGGAGGGTCTTGTTCCCTTTCCAGAACTCGTCCAGGTTCACTACCTCCGCGTCGAGGACTGTGTTCTCCACCTCCCTCGCGATGCGGCCGGTCTCCTCCAGGTGCTTCGTGTTCGGCTGTCCGAAGAGGGTGGCCGGCGTGGTGTCCCCGTTGATCACCATGTCGAAGCACTTGAGCCCGAGGGCCTGGGAGAACTTGTTGATGAGGTCGCTCTTCGCCACGCCAGGCTCCCCCAGGCAGAAGACGTTGACCTTCGCGATCAGCCCCAGGATCAGGGCGTGGACCAGGGCCGCTCTCTCGAAGAAGGCTCCGTTCAGCTCATCGCTGAGCTGGCGCATGGACTTGCGCGCCTTTCCAAGAAGCTGGTTCTCGTGGATCTCATCCATGCTCACGCCGCCCGCCTTCGCCGCCTGCGCCATGTTCGCCGCTGCCTCAGCCATTTTCACTGCGGTGCTCATTTCGTCCCCTTCCTTTCCGGCTTGCGCCTCGCGTTCATGCGCTCCATGAGCGCGTCGTCCGCCTCGTCCAGAAGCTTGTCGATCGAGCCGATCTCCTTGCCGAGTATCCGCTTGACCATGTTCGCCTTCGCCTTGATCCTGGAGTGCACCTCTGCCAGGGACTCCATCGTGCCGATCCTTGTCTTGTCCGTCATCTCCTCGATCTCCTGCCGCATCTCGTCCACCTGCGAGAGGAGGTCATCGGCCGCAGCCTCGGCGATGCCGCTCACCGTGTCGCCAGCATCGAACTGCGGGAGCACCACGGGATGCGCCTTGATCTTCGCCATGAGATAGCGCCAGGCCGCCACCTTGTCCGAGAGGTCCGCGGGAATGAACCAGGCCCCGCCATCGAGCTTGAGGCGGATGCCGCTCCACTTCTTGTCGAACGTCTCGATGAAGGCGCGGGAGATGTCCACAGCCGTGTACCTGTCTCGCAGCCGCCTGAACTCCATCACCATCTTGTCCGCGATGGGATGCCGGACGGTGGGCGGGTCGATGACCAGGAGCTCGCTGGAGAACGCGAGGGGATGGGCCTCGGCCACGGCCCTCTTGAACGTGGCCACGAACTCGGACTGGAACTTGAGGTCCTTGGTCCGGGCCAGCTCACTCTCGCAGTTCTCGGTCCCCTCGATCCTGTCGATGGTCTCCTTGGAGAGCACTGCCACGGCGATCTCATCATCGTCCTCGCCCAGCTTCTCCAGCACGTAGTCCCGCGCCTCCGGGCCTCGGCGCGCACTGATCACAGCCCTGCGAAAGCAGGTGACGGGCGCCGGGCTCTTGAGCTTGATGTCATCGGCAAGGCCGAGGTCGTGGAGCAGCTTGTCCACGTCCGCGCGCATGGCGTGGATAGCGCGGCTGTTCCACATGACAACGTCTCCAATGACCCGACCATCGGCCTGGTTCAGATCCCTGCGGAGCCTGTCTCTGATCGTCTCGCTTGCCTCAGCCATGTGGTCTCCTTTCAGAATCGCGCGAACCGCTAACAACATCACACTGCCATTTGTGGCCGGGCGTGTCAACAAAAAAACACGCGATCTGAAAACAGGCACAGCGAGCACGGCGCCCTAACACGTCGTTTACAATAGACAAATGACCACCTCTCTAGAATAGCGGCGCGTGCAGCCACCCAGGTACACGACATTTCGGCGGTTTCTTCCGGGTCAAAACGCGCGATCACACTTCGTGAAAAACGAGCGATTCACCACCCGATCCTGGGTCCGTGTCCCGATCAGTCGGACATACCCTGTCACGCGTTGACATACTCTTGCCATGGTTTCGCCATAAGTTCACCACTCGTTCATCGGATGCTCCTGAGCGCACGGAGAATGGCCCTCAGTCGTCGCGAGCGTTATCCACCTATTCAGACTATGTTCGCTGACAGGAACCCCTCAGATCGCATTCTCGTCCATCTAAGGCGCACATGACTCTGCGAGCCAGCAACCACGCGGCTCTCAGGGTCTTGTTGCTAGTTGGTGCCGATAAGAAATATCAAAAGATGCATGGCAACAAACGTCGGACGTGAGCGAGGAGAATTGAGATGGTGTCAAGGAAACCCTCGCCATTGTTGGTCGAGAGCCTAGCGACAGATGAACAGCTGGCGAATTTATGGCGAATTTATGGCGAACACTTGATCGGCCTGTACCGCGAAGTGACGGTTCCAGGACGCATTGCCACTTTTGCGAAAGCGTCTGGCAGCGCAACTGTACCTGGCTGCGGTCAGTCTTCCTTTGAGATGCCCTTGCCGGCGATACGGCGGAATGAAGTGCGGCCGTGAGAGGCCAGGGCGCCGGAGATGATACCGAGCACCACGCGATGGTACCAGCCGCCCTCGAATGCTTCTGGCAGCGCAGCGGGGATCATCATGAGGAGAACGCCGAGAATGAGCGAGGCCAGGGGGAAGATGCGGCGAGCTGCGGGGCTGTTCAGCGTGAGACCGAACGCGGACCTGGCCGCGGCCATGACCGCCCACACGGCGAACGCGCAGATGGCCACGCGGGTGTAGAGCTCGGGGGACAACATCGCTTCCATGGTTCCAGTCCTTTCTAAAAGACGCCGAGAGTGGCGAGTAGCCAGCCGCCGGCGGCGATGGCGATTCCGATGATGCAGCCGATCCACAGGACAGCCTTCGGTATCACATAGCCACCGTTCCCATCGCTGCGGATCATGCGCCCTGTTCCAGCATCTATGGGGAAGAGCTGCGAGCTCTCGCGGAACGGGTCACGCTCCGGCATCGGGATCCTGGAGTCCGTGCGCCTGCGGATCTTCTCATCCGCGCGGACGGCTGCGGGGCAGTCAGTCTTGTGCTCGCGGACGATCTCCCGCATCTTGTCCGGGAGCCCATCGACCTTCTCACCCGTGCTCCGCATCTCCTTCCACAGGCCTTTCGTGCTCTCCTCAGATCGAGCCAGGCGTTCACCGATACCGCGCACGTCTCCAGCAAGCCCGCTCACGGTCTCGTTGAACCCCGACATCCTGTCACCGATCTGCTTGAACGCTTCCTCATAGTCTGGAGATCCATCGCCATTCCTCGGTGCCATCCTCAACCTCTCGCCAGTGGTGGTAGACATCTTCGGCAATTATACTATCTGAGGTGAGAGTTCGTAAGCCGTGTTATCTCGTCCTGCCCAGCGAGACGGATGGCCCAGACACTCGAACCATCGAAGGCGAGTGGCCCGGGTTCGTTCGGGTTGGCGATCTCAGCGTAGGGGTAGAAGTAGTAGGCCAGCTTCTCTGGAGGAAGCCCGAGGCCCCATCCCAGCGTGGGGATCGCCGTGGGGTCGAAGCCATGCAGCTTCGTGTTCCTGACCAGGGGCGCGGCCGCCGGGTTGTAGACGTCGTACCAGACGCGGATCCCATCGAAGACCACATCATGCAGCCAGTAGTCCACGCCAAACGCCCACATCGCTGCCTCGAACCCACCGGCAGGTGGCGCGGCCGAGGCGTTCGCCACGCCGTACCGGGACATCGAGCCGTTCGATGACTGGTCGGGGAGGTAGACGTAGAGCCCGTCGCAGGCGATGTGGTTCCAGCTCGCCCCCGGGCCCAGGGTGGGGTTGGCGCCACCGAAGTACCCGGGGTTCGCCCCGGTGATGTCCATCTCGTTGAGCTCGTCCGATCCCGCGTTGTCCGAGACCGCGTAGATGATGGCCGCGCCCGTGACCGGGTGCCTGGCCGAGCAGATGGCGCCCGTGGCCGTCGCGCCCGGCGACGCCGAGCCACTGAACGAGCCGATGACCGCGCCGGTGCCCGCGTTGATCAGGGTGTAGTTGTTCGGCCCGGCGATGCCGTCGTTCGCCGTGCAGAGCGTGGAGGCGTCCGCCATGATGATGCCGGGGGTGAGCCCGACGGCGCCGGCGGGGAGGACGGCCGGGGAGCCGCCCCACGCCAGCGAGACGTTCAAATTCTCGTCCACGTCCCAGGCATAGACGTCATCCGAGTTGTAGACCACGTAGATCCGCGAGCCGCTCGAACAGATGGCCCGCGGGACCTCGCCACCACCCGGGTCGATCGAGCGCACAACCGCGCCACCGATCGAGGGGTTCCGGCAATCGACGAAGTAGACGTCCAGGCCAACGTCATCGATGAAGGCCATGGCCCAGACGTGGTTCGCCGGACGCGCGGGCTTGATGTAGACCATCGCCGAGTCGCGGAAGGACTGCGCGCCACCCCAGTTGAACCAGGTCTTGTTCGGGATGTACATGTGGGTCTCGGACGCACCCGCCTTGAACTGGGGTACGGCCGCCACGTCCGGCATGTCGAGCTCGTAGGCGTTCCCCCCGCCCATGAGGTTCTTCACCATGAGCGCCTTGTCATGGTGCAACCAGTCCTCCTGGATGTCCTCCTTCTGGTCGTAGCCCGTCTTGTCATCGAGCAGGGCCAGGAGCTTGAGGAACGCCGCCCTCGCGTTCGTGTCGCCGACCCCGAAGTACTCGCGGTAGTTGGGGGGGCCCGAGGTGAGGGGCTCGAAGCCGATCCGCTCCGCGCCGTCCGGAGTCGTGCTGTTCTCAGCGAGATCATCGATCAGCTCCTGCATCGCCGCCTGCACGTCCGTGGCCGCGATGTAGGAGTAGGGCGAGAACGTGATCGCGCTGGCGGGGTGCGCGGGGGGTGCTCCGAAGACGTGGGCGTCCACGGCGTCGGCGATCACCTCCAGGACGTACTGCACCGATCGCGCGGTGGCCGTGCCCCACGTGATCGCCGTGTTCGGCGTTTGGTGGCCGTGGGTCCCGATGAAGTTGGAGCCCACGCGCACGGCCGAGCCCGTGTCCAGCGTGGCCAGGGCCAGGTCATAGACGATCGCGTCGAGCGCCTCCTGGATCGAGGTGACCGGCGGCGCGCTGCCATCCACCGTCTCGCCGCCGTACCACGTGTCGGTGAACGAGAAAGGAAAGGCGTTCCACAAGATGTCCACGATTGCCAGGGCCGCCAGCATCACGTCCCGCGCATTCCCGTAGGCGATCGTCCCGAAGTTCGGCGAGACGTAGCGCAGCCAGGTCTCCGCCCGGGTCACGTCGATATCCGTGTTCAGGATCTGCGTCTGCCCGAAGCTCAGAGTCACGTCACCGAGGAGGATGGCGTCAGTCAGCACGGCCGGTGGCGTCGGTGACACTGCCTCTGTCCCCTGGCGCACGAAGAGCTCTGCGTCCTCGTACTGCTTGGTGTAGACCGTCTGCCCGTTACCGTCCGTGCGGGGATCTTCCAGGCGGCGCTTGAATCGGATGAACAGCGACAAGATCTTTGAGTTCCCCGGGTTCACGACGGCCGTGGACACGTTGAACTCGTCCTCGGAACAATCGAGGTTCGCCAGCGTGTCCGACAGGTAGATGCGCTCCCCGTCCTTCCCGCCGGCAACGATCGGGCCCGGGATATCTACCGTCAGATCTCCAACGCCGTGTTGCTGTGGCTCTGACTGGGAGTGCACACCCTCAAACACGTTGTCCAGGGCGATGTTCCAGTCGGCATCCTCGACCCAGGAGAAGGCGAGATCCATAGACCCTTCGGAAACCACTTCTTTGTAAAACCAATCCTTTAGGTTCACGATACTTCTCCCTTGTTCACAGAGCTCACTCCATGAGCTCCGAATCGATTCCGAGTTCCGAGATTCCCAGCTGCCAGCCTTCGATCGGAGTGGGCTGCGTGGGCCCTCTTACGGATCGAAGATGTTCATGTGAGCAACGCATGTAGTTGGCGATCCTCCGGATGATCTCCTCTTCCGTAGATGATAGGGGATCCTCGCTCACCACGTCAAAGCTGTAGAGCGTGTACGAGTCCGAAGGCCCGAGGATGGCTCCTCCCGCGCCGCCAGTTGAATCCTGCGAGTAGTCCAGGACGTTGTTCGCGGTGCCACCCAGGATCTCGATCTCCGATCCGATGCCAACGGTGTCCGAGGTGATCGCCACACGGGCTGCATCCGTGCCCCACTGGATCGTCGTGGACAGGCCGAACGTGGCCTCGATACCGCCGGCGTTCACCTTCACCGACTGCGTAGAGCCGTAGACCAGGGTGCGGATGCCCACCTCGTTGCCCGGGCCCACGAAGCCCTCGGCGCCGTGAGACAGTAGCTGATCGGAGATCTCCGCCGCTACGTCCGCGGAACTCGTCTCCGTACCATCGAACGTCACGGTATGCAGCGCCGTGTTGACCTCGACGAACAGCTGGTCCCCGGGGTTGATGACGAACGGCTGCGGAATCGTTCCCAGGACGGTTGCCCGCGTCCCGATGGACGGGTGGTAGGCGCCGCCATCGATGAGCTGGGCCTCGATAGCATCCGCCACCTCCTCGGCCGTGGCGTTTGCTGGATCGGAGAAGTCAACGCCCGCAGTGGACGAGAACAGGACGCGCTGCACGATACGGCCGTCCACCGTGGCATCGGGGATCGCCGTGGTCACGGGAATCCGCGTCAGGCCACCGCCCTCGATGGCGCCAGGCGCCGCGACGGTGTAGGTCCCATCGTTCCCCGTGGATCCCACCACCTGGAAGACGTAGCCCGCAACGAACCGCGAGGCGAGCTCCCCGTAGATCTCAAATTCGTCATCACCGGTGTCCACGTCAGAGATGAGCTTCGCCCCATCGATGGCCACCCACAGGTCTCGGTCCACGCCAGAGAAGTCGTAGGTCTCTGCCTCGCCGCTGATCACCTCCGCCTGGCTGCCCTCACCGAGCTCGTCCTCGCCCAGGATCCAGCCATCTGAGATGTAGTCCACCACCTCCACCTCCTTGCCAAGGAGGAAGCGGACGACGGACTCGATGCCTACGGCGGTGCCCTTGAGTTTGTAGATGGCCACAAGGATCCTGCTCAGCTTCCTCCGCTGGAGAGCTGTCAGATCAAGGTCGTCCCACGTGGCGAACGGGTTGCCCTGATCGTAGAGGATCAGTGGGATGAGCGAGTCAGATGCGCGATCTGGATCATATTGATCTGCGAACGTGTCCAGATCGTAGAGCAGGAGATTCAGCACCTCTTGCAGCATGTTGATGAACTTGCGCAGGTCCCCGGTCCCCGCGTTGTCCTGCTCCCTGTTGATGAGCGGGATGAAGCGCCACAGATCAAAGCGGCGGTTCGCTGGTACGGGGGGCTGGAATCCAACGAAGGAGACAGATGACCAGGCGGGGTCAATCGCGTTTCCGCTCACGTCCTCCACATCTCCATCCACCGTCAGGAGGTAGGGCGCGTTCGGCGTCATCTCCCAGTTGAACGTGAGATCGAACGTGTCGCCATCTGTGCCAAACGCTGCAACGCTCTCCACCGCGAGGTTGACGGCCACATCCGGGGCGATGTTCTGGCGCTCGACGGTGAAGTTCTCTGGGGCTAGCACGGACTTGGACTCGCCGATCTCCACCGTGGTGGGAAAGCCGAGGATCACATTCGCGGTGCCTCCGGTGACCTGGATGCTTGAGGCATCTCCCTCCGTCAGACTGGCGATCGCCACGTACTGCGATCCACCGTCGTCGTAGACAGCCGCCTGGGCTCCGATGAGCCCGGCGTTGATGGCGCTGGCCACCTCCTCGGCACTGACGTTGGCGAGATCGAGGAAATTTGTGGCGAGGAATGTGACCACCTGAGCAGAGGCGCCATCGATACGGACGTCCAGTGTCTCCCCGCCGGAGAAGACGTAGGCCTCGGAGTTCGCGCTGATCACCGTGGCGTTCTCTCCAGCCGGGTCTTCTTCCATCGCCTCGTTGAACCGGATGCGAAGCGTTGCCTGATCGATCGGCTCTGCCGAGACTAGCCGCGGGGCCGTGAGGTCCTGGGCAGTGAACTGGTAGGTCTCGGCCAGCGTATCCGAAGACGGCGGCGGCGAACCAGCGAACGCCACCTGCACGCGTACAGCGACAACCTGCTCCGAGGAGAAGACCTCTGGTGACTGGTCACAGTCGATCTCCTGGAAGACGTATGGAGAGCTGCCCCCACTGGAAGTGACCGCGCTGCCAGGACCGTTCCACGGTGCCTGGAAAGACGAGCCATCGTACGCTACCTGGAAGCCGAGCCCCTTCCCGAGGTCGATCTCCACGGTGATGTCCATCGGAAGAGGCGATGACGGGTCGCCGTCTAGATCCACGATCCTGAGTGACACGAGGGAATCGATGGCGATCCCGGTCTCGTCCGGCTGCGGGTCGCGGAAGATAAGTGCCAGGCGCCCGCTGACAGCAATGCCCTGCGCCTGGTCAATCCCAAGAGCAGCGAGTAGCTGATCCAGCGAGGAAGCCGCACCAACGGACGGATACGCATGCCCGAAAGGTCCGTGTCCGAATGGCCCGCTACCGAATCCCATGCGCTGCTCCTACACTCCCGGTACCGACTGCGCTATCGGAAGCATCCAGTGGAGGATGGAACCCGAGCGCCTCCAGATGGGAATCTGACCAGCCTGGTACGATTGAGTTGTCGAGTACCCGGTTATGTCAACGTCACCATCGATCTTCTCCTGCGGAAGCGACCCGACGAACGAGTAGCCGTCCGAGATGGCCTGGGAGTTCGCCGTCACACGGAGACGCCCCTGTCCCCACGCCGGGGAGATGATGTAGAAGTTATCGAAGGTGACAGACGACCCGTTCCAGACGATCGAGGGCGCCCCGGTGTCCAGATCCACGATCAGCTGGCCGAGCGTAAGTGCCCTGTTGATCCACTTGTCCAGGTCGGCCATCTGCGCGTTGATGTACTTGTCCCACCAAGGATCGAGGTTTTCCTTGGGGCTTCTGAGCCCGAGTATCGCGGTGGTTACGATGTCTGGATCGGCCATGTCATGCCTCTCTTATCTGGAGCCTGAAAGTTACTCGATGGATGCCTGACACCCTGCGAACAGGTGCCAAGAACTCTGTCCATCTGCGGCGCTCGCTCTCGCCGATGATCCTACGTGCAAACGTCTGGTCATCGACCAATATCTCCATGATCCACTCGTAGTCCTTCGTGGCTGCCGCCGCCAGAGTCGTGTTGTAGTCAGTAGAAATCTGACCTGACAGGTGTGCCGAGCTCGAAAGGCGCACGGAGTCAATCTCCCCCCACAGGTCCGGATCCGCAACTTGGATTGGAGTACCAGCGGAAGGCTGTCCCGGGGCGATCGTGAAGATTGCCGTGGTGGGCGCCACGAACGCCCCATTGATGTAACCGTCAGCCACGCCACCCGCAGCCGGGAAGACGATGGTGACGAATGTCCACGGTATCGATACGGTCAGCGGTATGGGGAACAGGCGTGTCTCTGACGCGCCTCCGTTGTAGTGGGTGATGGCGATGAACCAGGAATGTGCCGGAGATGGAGTTGCCCCCGACAGCCACACTCTCAGCCCGTCGTTTCCGTCAGAGAGATCGAAGATGATGGGATCGATTCCAGCCGAGTCCGGATGAGCATTTGCATCGAACGTGAGCCAGAAATCGAGCGTGTAGGAACCAAGCCCAGTTGGAGGAAGGATCTGCGGAGCGTTGCTGCCAATGAGCTTGGCCGTCGTCGAGTTGACGGGGATCACCCGGCAGAGGCCGTCTCCGGCGCCGTATGAAGAGTCGCCAAACGTCAGGTCCCCCTGGGCCTGGAGATGGTGCTCGCCAAGCGCATCGTCCAGGGCCCCGGACCGCGGCTGGTTCATCGGGTAGTTGAGGAGCGTGTCTGCCACAGTTGGGAGCTGAGCCGCTACAAGCTTCGAATCGAGCACCCTGCCGATGGTGTCCATGGTAGCGCCTACCAAGTCGATCCCATCGAGGTCCACCACCTGGGAGATCTCCGTGTAGTCTCCCGCAGAGAGGATGGCGCGCTCCCTGTCGTTCTCGCTGCCGAGCAGGAAGACCTTCGACCCGTCCGGTGCCGTGACAAGAGACGGGGAGATCCTCCCCTGCCAGGTTCCGCGATAGTGATCGAAGTCGGTGGCCCTCACGTTCATCTCCTAGCTCGCGGCGAACAGCTCGATGAAGTCCACGGCCGCGCGCCTGTTGATGGCCTCCTGCGTGACGAACGCGTAGCCCGTCCTGCCGGCGAGGAGCGGAGCGCTCCCCGAGGCGATGGCCAGCGAATCATCCACGAAGTCACTCATGCCGGTAATCGCCTCCCAGTTCGGTGCTGTGACTGGGTTGACGTCCAGATCGTTTCTGAACACCTTGAGCAGGACGTCTCCGTTCGGCTGCACCAAGACGTCGAGCCGGAGATGGAACCAGTTGTCCTCGGCGATCGTGAACTGGCCGGATGACCGTCTCAGGTACGTAGATCCCTCCTCGTCCGTCGGCGGGATCCCGCTCACGATGGATCCCTTCCTCAGGACGATCCGGAACGGGTCAGCGTTCTCCAACCCCAGGATGTATGCCTCATCGTTCACAGATGGCGGTCCGCCCTGAGCACCGAAGAACAAGAGGGGTGAGAAGCCTGTGTTCCCGACGGACGACAAGCGCTTGATCGCCGCGCGTATCGAGCCGCCAGCCGCCGTTGGATCGAAGTCCGGCAGGATGCAGTACTTTCCGGTGCAGCCTGCGGCGTCCGTCAGCGAGTTCCACCCGTAGACAAACGAGCCGCCTCCGTTCGGGGGCGTCACCACTGCGCCGTTGATCACTCCACGGCGCACGTCCGCCGAGGTCAGTTCGTTCCCAAGGTTGGCCCAGTCTGCGATTCCCATCTTTCTTCCCTTTCCTAGTAGAGCTCCTCGGCCCACTTGTCGTCATAGAAGTCCTCATGCAAACGATAGCCCGGGCCGGGCGGAGCCGGCGGATCGTTCGGTGGCACCTCATCGAACTCCGCCTGGGTAGTCAGGTAGAGCCCGAGGTTGTCCTTCCACTCGGCCGCAGCGTCATCTGTCCATCCCTTGAGGAAGAACCCGTCGTACTTGAACCCGCTTCCAACCGATGTATCGAAGAGGGCGTTGTCCCATCCCCACGGCACTACGTGGAGCAGGACATCCGTGAACTCCTCGACCTGGACAGTGAACCAGGACCACGCATCGAAGAGGTAGTACGGCTGGTCCTGGTCCCAGGGGCCGATGGTCTGCTCGTCTTCTGCATACGCCTTCGGCACCTTGAGGTCCTGGTCCAGTTCACCCGGGCCAAGACCGCGAAACGCGAGATCCTGTCTCACGTCCTCGAAAGAAACGTCAGAGCGCTGGCTGGAGAGGCGCACAGTCTCGCGCTTCCCGTTGCCCGTGGCCTGGTCCCAGCCCAAATAGAGCTGGATCACGCCGTCGATCTCCGTGTAGCCCCACTCCAGGAACGTTGTCTCCCCGGCAAGCGCCGTCGTCCAGGCGCTCTGGAGCTCGGTCACGAGGTCCGCCGGCGTATCGTACTGGCCCGGGGTGAGTGCCATGTCCATGAACTTGCGGACGATGGGCGCGCCGCCAGAACGCACCCAGTAGATCGAGAACTTGGATCGCGTGGCCGGCACGACGACGGGGAAGGTCAGGGGCCGCGAGCGAAGGAAGCCATCCAAGGCATTCCCCGGAACATATTGGAGGTCGCCGCCGCCACCCTGGTAGAAGGGGTCCACCTTCCACGCCTCATCGAACCCGTCCGCAGAGAGCTTCCAGTCCTGAGCCCAACCCTCGTTGTAGTCGATCGCGCTCGTCCACTCGGCCGAGACGTAGGTGAAAGCGTCCTTCCAAGGCTGCCCGTTCCAGATCTCGAACGATTCCTCTAGGTCCTCACCACTGTTAAAGATGGCGGCCACAACATCGGCGTATTCCGTGAGGAGTGCGTACCAGCCGACATCGTTGACACCTTGCGAGCTGGCGGTATCCGCGGTGAATCCGAGCTCGATTGCCGCCGTAGATGCGATGTTGATCTGAACCAGGGACGCCTCGCCGTCGCGATCTGAGACAATCGAGACATGCGTCCCGAGCCACGCCACCGCGCTGCCACCCGTGAGCAGCTCGGTGATGGCCGCCGCCGCTTCCTCTGCCGTGGCGTTCGCCGGGTCCTGAAAGGTGAAGGCACCCGGGTCGATCACAACATTCTGGATCACACCGTCATCGATGGATAGGGTCAGGGTCTTGCTCACGGAGAAGTCGTATGGCTCGGATCCGGGAGAAATCACCCGTGCATGCGAGCCCAGGTGCTCGAATGACTCCCAGGGCGCGCTGAGACGCCCTACAAACGCCGTGAACTCTGCCCAGGCTGCCACCTTCTGCTCAGACACCCAATCCCAGTACGCGGCGTTTCCAGGCCCTTCTCCGGCGTCCTCGAAGGAGGGGTTCGAGAACGGCGCGCCGATCTCATCCGGGGAGAATGCCGAAGCGATATCCTCGGCTGTCATCGCCTCCTCGTACATGACCAGCCCAGAGAACAGGCCCCTGAACCCTTGGCGCCCTGGGAATGTAGGTTGATGCCTACAAAATCCTACAGACAAGACAGCCGTGGACTGTGCCCCAACGTAGCCATCGGAGATCACGGTCTGCGCCATCTGCGTGCCGTTCACGTAGATGGAGAGCGAGTAGTCCGGCTCCCCGGCGTCCGTCCCATCTGCCCCAGTCCACGAGACGGCGAGCTCAGTGCGTTGGTCGTTGAACTCGCCGATGGAGAACGGGGCCCGGACCTCCACCCAGTCACCGGCCGTCGGCGAGTACATGGTGGCCACGAGCTCCTCGGTATCGGCATCGAACCAGAAGCCGATTCCCTCGTCTACTCCAGATCCGCCACCTGGGTCACCGGGAACGTACTGAGTGCCGAGAGCCCAGATCATGCAGTAGCGATCGGCCGGGGCGAGGCCCTGGAAGTAGAGCAGATCGCGCATCTTCACACGGATGGCCACTGTCAGCGGGGAATCGGAGCCATCCCAGTCGCCGTCGATACGGAGACGAGCTCGCGAGTTGCTCAGCGAGTCCTCCCACTCGAACTGCTCCCAGGCCGAGGAGGCAGAGAGCAGAGAGTTCTCGTCCAGCTCAACGGACGCACCCCAGAACAGGTCATTCTCCCGCAGGTTGACCGGCGACCCGAAGTTCGCGTTCTGCGGCACGTGAGCCAAGTCCCAGGGGTTGATCCAGATGTTTCCAGCCGCAGATCCAGACACCGCTCCTGCCGGTACGGGGATGACGTTCCGAGAGGCCATCCTGTCGATCACCCATGGCTCGAACTGGGAGAGCTCCACCTCATTCACCCAGTGCGTGTAGATGTCTCCAGATCCGAAGATCTCCGTACCTCCGGCGAACGCGCGGCCCAGCATCCCGGCGTTCAGGACGCCGCCATCCAGCGGAGGTGGCAGCGCCAGGAAGTGGAGGGACGCATCGAAGTTCGGTGTGATGACAAGGTTCTGAAATGAGAACCCGTCCCAGTACTGTAGGATGGCGAGCACGGATCCAGGCCACGTTCCACTCAACACGGCCCACACCTGCCCGGCCTGAACTCCGTTCCAGTTCGTCTGCGCCTTCGTGACAACCGCAGGTCCGCCGATGTCCTGCACGTTCTCGATGGCTACGGCGGAGTAGATCCAGTTCGGGTCCGTGGAAGCTTTCCCATGAAGTGTGGAGAACGAGCGAGCTGCGTTCCCGGAGAATACGTCGACCAGGGCCATCGCCACGCCGTCCCATCCACCTCTCGCATCGCTTGCCGCTCTCACTATCTCATCTGCCCAGGCAACGCGCATTCCTGGGAAGAACCCAAGGGCCGGGCCACCGATCCACCCCCTTGTGGTCAGGCCGTAGGCGAACGAGTTATAGAACCGGTTCTGCGCGTCGGATCTGTAGTCAGGACTCTCCGGCTGACCGCTTGGACCTGCTCCGGTGTAGGCGTAACCCTGGATCATATTCTCCGGGACTTCCAGCCTCGCCCCTTGCTGCACACCTCCTCGGTTCTCGAACGTGAGGCGCCTGCACATCTGAACAGATGGGTCCAAGGCCGGGTCGAACGCCCCGTAGGCAAAAAGAGCCTGCCTGAACTTCTCCAGATCTGACGAGTCAAGGACGATATTCGGATCGGAGGCCGCCACGAAGAGGTCCGCGTTGTCAGCTGGCATCCACCAATGCGAAGGGTAGGGCACTCTCTCTCCTAAATCTGGTTCCCGGTCTCGCCGTCCTTGATCACCACGTCTCCGAGCTGAGGAAATTGATGGACGGCTATGGGCACATCGTCACTCACGTTGTTGAGCAAGAAGTCGTCTGGACCAGCACCGATCTTCCGGACGCCGGCGATGTCACGCACCTCGTTGAAGATGTCGGACCAGGCGATCTCCCCAGCTGGGTTTCCGTCCTCGTCCTTGTAGTTGTATCCGAAGTCCACGTTCGGGTTCGGCATGCCAGCGGCGAGCTTGAGAGTGGCGCCGTTCACCACGACCTCCCTGCCGATCAGCGGGGAGCCATCGGTGATGATCGGCTCGAAGTAGTAGACCAGAGCCGTCTGGATGTCGGCCTTCACCTGGGCAGCCGTGTAGCCTTCCCGGATCCAGATGGATGCCGTGACGTCGATGTCCAGGTATGCCGGGTCCAAGACCTCTACCTGGAAGGTGATGGTCTTCGGATAGGTGTCCGTCACCATCGTGAGGACAGCGGACTTGAGCGCCGAGCTCGGCACGCTTCCGGACGAGGGAATGATGTAGAGGCGCCCCCTGTTCTCCTCGATACCGGTGTCCTCGTTGCTCGACAGCATGAGCGCCCGGCCCACGCCACCGACGCGCAGGGCGTTGATCTCGAAGTCCTCGCGCGCCACCGTCCTGTTCAGCACCCGGAGGGACGCCGGCGCCTGGAGCCGGGCCGCAGCCACCGTCTCGCGTGGCTCGCCTCCGCTCGCCCGGAACTCGTTCGAGGCCACGAGGTATGCCGGGTTCCCAAGCGTGTCCTGGAAGGTGCCGATGATGCGCTTGAGCGTCCCGGCCTCCACGTTCCCCTCAGTTCCACCTCCGGTCTTGTGGTCCCCGGTCACCGTGTCTCCGTTCGGCGGGATCTTCCCGTTCACGTTGTCACCGAACGTGACCGTGGCGTGGTCGTTCTGGTCCACTTCCACCGTGAAGTGGAGATCGTTCGGGCCGCTCTCCAGGAAGTTGTCCACCTCCTCCCAGCCCGTGGGGAAGCTCGTGGTGGAGATTTCCAGCGAGCCATCGAGGTACGGCGAGAACGGGAGGAAGAACTCCTGGTCCGCAAGACCGTTCGAGGAGAAGATGGACTGCCTCTTGATCGAGTGCTCCCACGTCACATCGCTTGAGCTGAGGTTTCCCGCTGGGATGGTGGCGGCCTCCTGGATCTGCCCCCTGATCGGGTCCGTCACCTCCTCGGTACGAATCTCAGAGAAGATGGGGATGTTCACGTCCCCTGGCAGCGGACCGTTGACCAGGCTGATCACCGTGTCTGCCGTAGCTGCCG